ATTTAACTTGAGAACGGATTTTTTTTTATTTAACTGCAACATTTAAAATTATACTGCAACATCTATCCTTTATTTTGTATAAAATTTAATTTTTTGGATATAATGGTAGATATAGAAAAAGATTTCTTTTTTTTCACAAACCCTTATATTTTTTTACCTCTTTATTTTTATTTCTTTATTTTTTTAGAATCTCGTTAATAATAGCGAGATTCTTTTTTATTTATTGAACAAATCTGCACATAAAATAAATTACTCTCTTAAATTTTTATCTATTATAAAATTAAACCTTGTTGGAGCAAAAAAAATTCCATTTTTAACGGTTTAATTAAAAATATTGAGGTTTGGGAATTTCATTTTTAACGGTTTAAATTATTTTATTGGGCCTACCTTCAAAAATTCCATTTTTAACGGTTTAATTAAAAATATTGGGCACTATAAAAAGTAGGAACATAAAATTCCTACTTTATTGTTTCTTCACACCCGACATAAATATAATCTATCAATTTATCTAATATAGATGTTTTTAAATATGCAAAATATTGTTGTGTGAATAATAATTGCTGTGCAACATCCTTATTTCGCATTTGTTTAAAATATAATAATTCAACAATTTCTAATTCTCTTGGAGTTAATATACTTAATGCGTTATCCACTTTTTCTACTTCTATTTCTAATGTTCTAATTCTCCTCTTTAAGACTTCTTCTTTTTCTTCTTTTGCTACTACTTCATCTTCTACAGTAGATGTTATCTTATAAGTATTTCCAACTCTCTCTTCAATTACAAATCCTCCACAACCTCTGTAACTATTGGTAACTCTCTCTAATTCTAATTTTAAATTTCTAATTTTAATCCTATTCTTAGGTACACTATATAATAATTTTTCTATCTTTCTATATTTTACGTTCTCCTCACATTTTCTTCTGCCCATTTCAAATACCCTCCAAAACTTATCAAATACTTACGATATAATTAATATCTTCTACTAATATTATATACTAATATTATATGCTTGTCTACATATTTTTACATTTTTTACAACAAAAAGTGAGGTTGTTACACCCCACCTTCTTTATAATAATCTTCAATTAATTGTCTCTTTTTTAATTCTAACTCTTTAATGTATTTTTTATCGGTACTGATTCGTTGAAGTGATGTAAGTATAAAATTATCAGGTCTCCTTGGTATTGTTTTAGTTACTGCAAAATCAATTAGATTTCTAGCACGAATAAAAGATTTTCCTATGTGAGTATGGTTTACTTGTCCATATTTCATTTTCGTATTTACTACTATAAAATCTTCCCCTTCCTTGACTACTATATATTCTTTCTTACTATACACTACTCTACCTGCCAAAGAAAATCGCCTCTTTTTCTTTTATTATACCACATATAAACAAAAATAGGTAGAGTTTCCACCCTACCTCATTCTACTTCTTATACTTATTAAATTCTAATACTTTACCACTATTATTTGAAGGTATTTCTTCACTATTATCCTCAGTCTCCTCAACATCATCTTCTAAAGGTATCTCCACCTCTAAAATATACTCATTCTTATCGAAATACTCCATGAACTTTTGACTTTCTGGTAGTCCCAAATCTTTTAACATCTGATTAGCCTCATTTGCAGAGTCTATTGCTAATAATAAAGTTCTAAATACATTTAATACTGGTTCTGGAATACTGTTAAAAGTTTCTCTATCTAACTTCGTAGCCTTTTTTATATCGTCGGCTACTATATCAGCTAAATCATATATACAACTTACTTTACCACTTACGTTTATATATTCTAATAACCCATCTACACTTAAACTTTCGCTGAAATATTTCTTTAACTTCATTATTAATTATCCTCCTCAGATTTTAATTTATTATACTCTTCTTATTATACCCTTCTTCAAGTTTCCTATAGTTTTCGTTTATAGTATACATACATTTTTTAATGTCCTCGGTATTATCTGTGCCCTCAGTATGTGTTTCTGCCAGTAATTCAACCACTTCAAATTCATCCATAGAATAATCAACAAAATCATTAAAAGTTTCTACATAGTCATTAAAATTGTATTCTACCTCTTTACTAAAATCTGTAATATTGTTTGAAAGATTTTCTATAACACCTGACTGAATATCAACAATATCAACTATACTAGCTATACTTTCCTCAACTTTTACTAAATCTTTTGCTACTATAAAATTATAAACCACTAATATCACATTTAAAATAAATAAACACATCATTGCAGTTGCCATATATAACTCCCCCTCATTATTAAACTAATACTGGTTTAAAATAATTAAATAAATCTTTTATTTGAATCAACACTCTTGATACATGAGGTTGACTTAATCCTATTAACCTACTAATTTCTTTTTGAGATAAATTCTCTAAGTAGTACATAGTAAATATTTTTCTATCTCTAATAGTTAAAAAGCTTAGAACTTTATCTATTACTTCTCTATCTAATATACTATCATAGCTATCAGACTCAGTTATTAATGTATTTTGGTCAAAAGATAATTCATCAATCCCTATTGTATTGTTATCCCCCAAACTATCCCTATATTTCTTTACTTTTTCTTCATAGTAAGAAAATGGTTTTGGAGGACGAGAAGATTGTTTACTTCTCTCTTCTCTACTACCAATAATTCCAGATTTATCTCTAATCCCTAACTTTATCTCTCCCCAAATCTTTTTGTAAGCATAAGTTGAAAACTTATTTTCTTTGTTAGGGTCATAATCATAGGCAGCCTTTGTTAATCCTAATACTCCATACCCAAATAAATCATCATCATCAAATGGCATATTATATTTAAAATGTTTTTTTATTACATCTCCTACAAGCCCCTGATTTTCTACTATTAAATCATCTCTTAATTCTTTTGTTAATACTAATTTCCCCTTCTCGTCAGTTTCCTCTAATATTAACTTACCCTTTTCTACTCTCATTTTTAATACCCCTCCTTATTACCTAAATTATCCTCCATTAAATAACTAGCCTGCATATCTGCAAGATGTAAACATACTGCTAAACTATTTGATTCAAACAGTTTATTTAAATCAAATGAATTAAACATTGTACTTAAATCTGTTGAACCCATATGTCCATGTATAGCTTCTATTTCCTCCATAGTTAAACCTATAAATCTTTGAACTATATATAAACTTTTACTAGCATGTCCTAAATGATATTCATCGTTCTTAACATATATCTCCTCAGTTTCCCATTTACCTGTCCCACTTCTCTCAGGAGGTATTCTCCTAGAACTCTTCTCATAAGTATTTGTCTTACATATATCATGTAGTAAACTTACCAATATCACACTTGTATCAGAATAATCTAAATTCCAATCTGTTATTAATTTTTTTAAACAATTATAAACATTTAACGAGTGTTGACATAATCCCCCTTCAACATGAAGATGATATTTAGTAGAAGCAGGTGCTGTAAAAAAGTCCCCCTTTTCTAACCAGTCTTTAAACATATCAAACTCTAGTGGGTCTAATACTTGTTGAAGTAAACTTAAATATTTTGTTTTATTTCCTTCTAAATCTACCATATAATTAATCCTCCAAATCTTCTTCACTTAAACTATTTATAAAATTTACTAATTCTTGTTTTATCTGACTCACTATTTTATCATCACTATGTTCCTCGCATTCTTTTTTTACTTCTTCAAAAGAAAGAGATATTGAATCCTCTGGAACATCGACCTCTATATTATCAAAATTAATAACAGGTATCTTATTACTTATTGTATACTTACGTTCCTCCTCAAATAATCTAAGACCAACTTCTGCTATACAATATTGTACATCTGAAACACTTTTACAATCACTTATTGTCTCTACTAAACTGTCTAATACATGTATCCCTCCTTGGAATCTAGCTTGAGCAATTAAATCTCCTAATTTAAACTTCATATTTCCTTCCACTCCTTATTTTTTTTTCTTTATACTTATAATATAGAAATTCTTTATCTTTTGTTCACTACTTTTTTTATATTTTAAACTTTCTTTAATACAATCTTAAGTCCTATAGAATCTAAGTATTCTAAAAACTTAACCATCGTTGGTATATGTTTACATCTTTCCATTTTACTTATATCTTGTTGATAGAGATTAAGTGAATCTGCAACCTCTAATTGTGTAATCTCCTGTTGTTTTCTATAATTAGCACAAGTTCTCATAATATCTACAAATTGTATTTCTGCCTTACTAGCCATTTAAAATCACCTTCTTAAACTTTTTATACTTATAATATATAACTTGTCTTAGTTTTGTTCACTCAATATCCTCTAAGTTTTTTATAACCAATTTCCATCATGTTCATTTTTAAATCCTCCTCTTTAATTAATATTATATGGTAATATTAATTAGTTGTCCACAAAAATCAATCGACTAATGTAGACAACTTTCTACTACTTCAATGACAATATAGTTAAAATACATCTATTAACAGACTGTATCTCTGAATATCGTCCTTGTTTTATCCCACTTTCAGTATCCTGAATTAATCTCATAGCTTTCAAACAAGATATTGGCTCATATTTACAATTAGCCCATATATCTTTAGCTATAAAATATTTTACCCCAGTTCGTTTTTCAATATCCTTCTCCCAAGGTAATCCTATTACTTTAGAAATATCACAAAATTTATTATATAATAAGGTCAATAATCCCATTCTATTTATGCCACTTTTTGGGTCTTCTACGAGGTTTAAATTTTCAACGACTAATTTATAGTCTTTTTTCACTATCCCATTTATGAGGTCAAATACGTTAAACTGAGTGGTGCTGTAAACTAAGGAGTCTAGTTCTTCGTAAATATTACAATCCTCGTTTAAATCTAGTTGTAATATTTTATCAATCTCATTATCTACTCTTCCAAGGTCGCAGTCACATAGAGTTGCTAAATAACTTGCGACCTCTCTGTCTATCACTTCCACATCTTTAAGTTTATTCATTATATAATTTGTTAGTTGAGGTAAAGTTAAATGATTAAACTCTACTATAATGTCTGATAATGTCTTATACATTTTAGTTGTCTTTTGTAAATCAGTGTATATAAGAATTAGGATACCATTTTTTACACTATCAAACTTACTCCAGAGTTTCTCATTTTTCTTTACATCACTATCATCCCTAACTACATAAATATTTTTCTCCGAAGTTGCAAATAAACTCCTCTGAGTTAATCCTGCCCACACTTCTAGTAAAGTATCAGGTCTTATTAACTTTCCCCCATAAACTTTGTGTATTTTATTTATATAATTATTCATTAGACTTAAATCGTTTCCTATAAAGATGTAAACAGAATTAAAGTTTCCATCTTTAAAGTGCTTTTGAATATCCAAAATATTCATCTCTATACCCAGCTCCTATCAATCGTGGTTTTATTTTATCTCTTACTATATAACTAACCATAGTCTGACTTATACCTATTTCATTTGCGATTAGTCTATACGAATACCCCTCACTTAACATTTTTGCGACAATTTTATCTCGTCCACTAAATAGTGAAAATACATCTTCCCCTATAACTTCTTCCTCTACATTTTCACTTCCCTCAAATTGAGATTGAGTGTTAAAGAAATTATCTTTTTCTTCTAAATCTATAACATCCTTTCCAACTTCTGTGTAAGTAAATAAAGAAGGAAGTATAGCTTTACCATTTGCTCTATCTTTAGCACTTCCTATTTTTCCTGTATAATCTCTGAATGCAGATTTTATTTTACCTTCAATACATACAGAAGCATAATCTTTAAACTTACCGTTCCCTTCTTTGAAATTGTTAGCAGCGTGAACTAACCCTAACATACCATATTGTACAATATCTTCAAATTCAAAAAATACAGGTTTATACTTCTTACTAATAGTGTAAACCAATCTCATGTTATTCAATATTAAATTATCCCTTTCATTTCCTACCATAACTATCTAATTTTTCACCCCTATCTAAAAATATTCCTTAAATCCAATAAATATATATCCATTCTCGAATCCTTTCTTATACTTTTTTGTTTTAAATCTGTTTTAAAATTCATTGTAGTTACTATTGCTTTACCTAATTTATAAGGGTCATCCCCTTCCCTTACTTTAGATACACAATAGTCTATGAACTTATCACAAAAATCCTCGGGAGATATTCCCTCCTCCCCCTCCTTGAACTTAAAGTTATTTCTTAGCTTTAAGGTATTTCCTACACTAGCTTTTCCTATGTGTTCATAAACTTTCTCAATCAATTCTTCCATATAACAACCACCTCTAACAGAATTGTAATAACTTTCCTAACATGAAATTCTTAGAATTATCTACAATTTTAATTGAATTAACACAGTCAATTAAGTTTTCTAGTACTTCAAATAGAAAATTACTTTCATAAGGAATGTAGTTTTCTAGGTAATAATGAGGAATACTACATAGATTGTAATCTTGAGTATAATTAAATTTTGTAAGTTCTATTATAAAGTTTACAAAATCATTCATTATCAATTTAAAATCTGCTCCCTTACTATTTAGCTTCTCTATAGTAGTAATTAACGATTTAACATCTCTGTTATAAATATCCTCTGTTATACTGAACATAGTTTTATAAGATGATGTCCCAAGTATTTCTGCAATATCTTCTAATGTAGGGTTAGTATCACAATTAATTACCTTTTCGTACATAGAAATAGCTAATCTCATTCCTCCGTTAGCTAACTTAGATATATAATCTAATCCACCGTCGGTTACTTGAAAACTATACTCACCGACTTCTTTATTTTCAGAATCTTGGATAAATTTTAATCTCTTCTTAATATCTTCGCTATTAATTCTATTGAACTCAAATACTTGACATCTTGATACTATAGTTGCAGGTACTTTATGTCTTTCAGTTGTACAGAATATAAAAATTACGTCTTTTACTCCATCTTCTATTGTCTTTAAGAATGCTTGAAAGGCCGCTGATGATAATGAGTGACATTCATCGATTATATAAATTTTCTTCTTATACCCAATTGGTTTAAATTTACTCAATTCTGTTAATTCTCTTACACTATCAACTCCACTATTACTAGCTGCGTCTATCTCCACTAATCCTACTAAACTCCCATTGATACTTCTAGCCATACATCTAGCACTTGTAGTTTTTCCACATCCTGCAGCACCTACAAATAAATATGCACTTCTTAAATTGTCTTCCTCTATTTGTTTTTTTAATATTTGTTTTACATTTTCCTGACCTACTAAATCTTCAAATAGTTGTGGTCTATACTTAGTACTTAAACTTCTATCCACTCTCAATACCTCCAATTCTTTTTATATTTATAATATAAAAATAGGAGTGATATTGTTCACTCCTATTTTTTACTTATTTATTATCATTATCATCCTTTACATCTACACTAAATAGTTTACCTTCTAGTGTAAAATCATATTTCTCCAATACCTTCTTTAAATCCTCAGATTTTTCTTTTACACCTCTAGTTTTCTTATATACTATATCGGTTATTACTGTTAATGCTGCCATCATTTCTTCGGGAGTCTTCTTACTCTCTAAAAATTCGTTTAACACTTGAAACACTGGAACTCCGACCATCATTAATCCTGCGTAATACCCACTTTCATACAATGAGTTTGAATACTCTTCTAAACTAAATACTTTCTTTGCCATAATTTAATTGTCCTCCTTCATATACTCTTCTTTTAACATATCTGATAATTCATCAGTTAAATCTTTAGTTTCATTTAATGCGTCCAATAATTTTGGTAAACCTTGAAATTTTAACGGTTTATCATCATCTCCAATTAATACTTCTCCACTGCTTGGATTTATTATAGAAAACCATGAACCACTTTGAATTATATATTTATATTCTAAAGCTAGTTGTACTAAGTCATATAATTTATTAATTCCATAGTAGTAATTTAACGTACAACTTCCACCCTTTCTATCTGGTTTACACGTCTTTGTTTTCTCTATAGAAACTTCTATAATATTACCTTGAGGGTTATTTGATTTCTTAGGTACTATATTACACTTAGCGTCTAAAAAATCTCCCTTCTTGACCATAATTCTCATAGAACATAGATGACGCCAACTACGTCCCCCTGGTGTTTGAAGACCTGCTCCATACCCACTTAAATTCTCTCTAACTTGGTTTAACCCTATTAACGTACAGTCATTAACAGTTAATTTAGGAGTTACTCTAGTGGAAAAATCTGCTAATAATTTAGCAATTCCCCCCATACTTTTCTTTTCTAAAGTTTCATCATAAATTTGTTGAGGTACTAACATAGGTAAAGAATCTAATACTAATAACCCCACTCCTCCACTATCTATTAAATCTAACGCAAGTTGTAATACCTGTTCCCCTGTTTGTGTTTCAGGTCTGATTAATAATAGCTTTTCTGTATCCACTCCTAAAGTTTCAGCCCAATCTACTTGAAGTGTATTTTCTAAATCGAAATACGCTACTACTTTAGGCCCATTCTCTTTAAACTCCTCTATTTCTGGAAGTAGTTTAGCAGCTGCTTTTTCTTTAGCCTTACCTCCAGCTAATAATGTTTCATATTCTACTTGATATTGTTTTAACTGTTCCTCGTATTCCTTTTCAAATATCTTCTGAGCATTTCCACATAAGTCTAAGGTAAGAGTAGTTTTTCCTCCACCTTCCATTCCACATATTTCCAATACCTTTCCCCTAGCAATTCCACCATAAGTCATATAATTCATTCGAGGACTTGTAAAAGGTATCTTAACGTATTGTGTTCTAGCAATACCTTTTTTTATAATCTCTTCTCCAAGACCCTTATTAAGTTTATTTATCACTTCGTCTAGTCTTCCCATTTTTTTTTCTACCTCCTAATTTTCTCATAGTTATAATATAGAAAAAGGAGTGATTTTGTTCACTCCTTAGTTTTAAATCTCTATATTTTGTAACTTGTGTTTTATTTCAAACATCTCACATTCTTTTCTATCTATTTCTTGATTAAATACTTTAATTCTCCTAGGGTCAGATTCTTTTGCTCTCCTATCCAATAAAGTATCAATGTCATTCATTACCTCTAAAAATTTTCTTGTTAAATCATATGCAGTTATCATTATATACTTTCCTCCTCTTTACTAAATGCAACTTCTGATACTTGCATTTCATTTATTATATTAATTGCTTTTACTAATACAGACGTTACCTTTAACGCTAAATCCCACACAAATCCCATTCTAATTGGACGGTGTACAAAATCTATTTCCAAATCTTTATTATCTACTATCCCTACTAGTGACATCTGTCCTATAGACTCAAGAGTTTTCCCTACTCCCTTACCAGGTCTTATCGGAACATCTCGCAAATTTATATTTCCTATTTCATCCCCCGCACCTAAACACGCATCTACTGCAATTATGAATGAATTTTTGTGTTGTTGTTTTATCTCAGGCAATCTAATTGGTATATTTATAGCATGTATAGGATACTCCAAAGTTCCATATACATTATCCATACCGTACTGTTCTAATAATGTACCCACCATAGGCCCTAAACAGTCTCCGATACACTTATCAGTACCAATACCTACTATAGCTAATGATTCCTTACCACTTTTAAAGAATTCAGATACTATCATATCTACCATATTATTGACCTTTTCTTGCTTTACCTCTTTTATATTAAATTCACTTACCCTCATACTCCTTACTCTCCCATCATTTCCCTTTTATATAATTCATACAATGTTTTAAAATCTTCCATAGTTAATATCACATACTGTTCTTTAGTTACCCCAAAATCTATTACTACCCCACTAAGAGATTTATTTTTCTGATACTGTTCTTTCTTTATAGTTGTTAACCAATCTTTTTTCACGGACATACTCGACTGTGGTTTTGTACAAGTTTTACATTCAAGCAATAAATAATCATCTTTAACATCTCCTTTATCAAAAGAAGTAGCACCACTATTCAAAGTACATTTCATGTTTAAATCTTTAGCTACTTTAGTTTCCTGTTTCTTTGAAAAATATCTAGTAGGCTTATCTGTCATTTAAACACCCCGCAATTCTCTGTAATTCATGGTCAATACTCATTGTATTAATTATGGCATAGCCATTACTCGAATAACAATAACTTAACTCATTTGCAATGTCTTTGGTAACACTATTATCCTTACTATCTAATATATATATAAAATAGTCATCCCCTAAAGTCATCTTGAACAGTCTTTCAGGTTCTTTTTTAAATATGAATATTCTATAGTTTTTAAATAGGTATTCTTTTGTAGTAGTATTAGTTAATAAACTCTCAATAACCATATAATCATCTCCTCAATACCGACCTAATCTTTCTAACGATTTTAGAAATATAAGTACGATGTACTCCAAAAATATTGCCTATCTCTTGATGTGTGTAACCTTGTGCCAAATATCTAACTATTTGTTTATCTCTATCGTTCATTTTAGCGACTCTTATTTCAACATCAATTAAATCCGTAATCATATTCCAGTCAGTTCTATTTGAGGGAAGTAAATCACCTAAAGACTCTCTAGCTTCACCTTCTTCATCAGTCATGTTACGGTCAAGAGAATAAGAAGAACACACCCCTTCACGTTTAACACTTTTAGGTTTACCATACACTTTACAAAATTCATTAGTTACCCCGTTTAATACACATGTGTATAAATAGCTAGAAGCACCCCCCTTAGGGTTTTTAACATAATTACGAATCCCCTTCCATAATTCTATATTTCCCCCAGACATAAGGTCTTCTTGTAGTGAAATACTACTAGTACCATAAAATTTGTTGATAACACCAGATACAAACCCTTGATACTTACTATAGAGTTCCATAGTAGTAAGTGTTTCATCTACATGACTACTACTCTCCATTCAATATCACCTACTTTAATAAGTTAAACTCTACTACATAATCATCGCAATTAGCAATCTTATCAAACTCTCTTTCTAGTATTTCTAACCCCTCTGCCATTGTTTCTATATTCTCATTGTTATATATAACATTACCCTGTCCATCTTTTATCTTAATGTAATACATCTCCAATACCTCACTTTCTTATTTGTTATACTTATAATATAGAAACTAAATTAATTTTGTTCACTCTGAAATAAAAAAAAATGTGGGAAAAACTTCCCACATTTTAATTACTTAATCCCGCTAGTACCATAACCTCCACGAGAAATATCATCTAAATTTTCTACCTCAGTATAAACAAATTTATGAGTATATACTGGAACAGGCTCAAATTGGAATATTCTATCTCCATAATCTATTATTCCATCTCTAGTACAATAAACCATTCCACACCACTCGTCCGTGTCTCCACAATAGGTGTTATCGATAATGCCAACACTATTTGTTAGTATAAATCCGAAGTTCTTAAATGTAGAACTTCGAGGATACACATTAGCTTTATATCCAATAGGTAACTTCATTCCCACACCAAGTTTAAAAAATAAAGTGTCCCCTTTCTTGTAACTATATGGAAATGAAACTTCTTCTCCAACCTTAGACGGTTCATTTGGAGGAGTATCAACCTTAAATACTTTACTTACCCTCAGGTCTATACAATCGCCCTTTTCATCCACCATTAATTTTGGTAAATTCGTATCGAAATACTTTATAGATATGGATTTACTGTGTTCCTTTACTTCCACATCATCACAGTTAACACGCTCAACCTGTTCCCAATACATGAATTGGGAATCCCCAACATCATCTATTATACAACAACCGTCTTCGGCTATTTCGTCTACCTCATATATTTCACCCTCCGTAACATCTCTATCCCTTGTATAAACTTCAGTAACCCTAACATATCTACTAAACTCAATACTCATTTTTATTATTCCTCCTTATTTCCTTTAAACTTAATACAATTTGTTCTATAATCTAATACCTTTTTAACACTGTTAGCTACTAATATAGCATTTTCTATCTTCATTTTTAATTTCTTATAAGCCCTATCATAAGCTACTTCAATAAAAGTTTCTTGTAAAGCTACATTAAATGCCTCACTTGACTTATCTTTCACAGTACCTGTAGCTTTCATATATGCGTCTGCATAAACTTCTTTTTTAGCAGCTTCTGCAGTATCTTTTTCAACCCCAAGTTGTTCCAATCCAGCCCCACAAAAATATATATTAGTTGGGATAAGAGTAGTATAATGTAGTAACTGTTCATCTGTTAAATTATCACTGTTTTTTAATAAATTCTGCATAGTATCTATAACACTGTCTAAATCTTTACTATACTTGTTTACTATAGTATCAACAATTTTATTTAAAGTCCTACTATCGTATTCCACTTTTCTTTTTATCCCTCTAGCTTGACTTTCATCTACACTATTTAATTTCTTTATCTCCTCTTCATTAAATCTCTCGCTCATATAACCTCCTAAATTTCTTCAAAGTCTATATAAGGATGTTCAAAATCTCGTAAATCATCTATAAGTTTTAATATATTCACTCTAAACCTAACCCTCTTTTTCATACTATCTACTCTATAACAATACTTTTCACACATACCCATATTAATACTTTTCTTTCCATGTGCTTTAAATAAATTTATAACATCAATAGGTACAAAATATACTGCCCCATAAATATAAAAGTTTACTAAGACCCCTGCTATAACCCCTTTGTTTTCTGACCATTTACTTAATCCTTCTACTTGATTAGGTCTAATTTTTGCAAAATCTAATCTTCTATCTTGAACTGCTTTAAGTTCAAAACAAAATAAACTAGGATAGTTATACACTAAAAAATCAAAGGGATTATTACACCCTGAAAAACCATTTGTTACATCATGTAATCTCATTAAACCTTTTTCTAATTTAGTTCCTTTAAAACTTTCTCTAAAATCAATTTCGAAATTTTTACCACTATAATTACTCATTATTAGAGTCCTCCTCATAATCACTTAAATACATCCACCTGTACCCTTTATGGTAGTTACGTTGACCTTTACAACAATTACAAATATGACTTATACTATAACCATTTCTTCCAGCTTCCATTATACTAGGAAAAATACGAATCAACCTACCTAAATCATCTAGTTGTACTATAGGCTTAGAGCAACTTCCATTAGTCATAGTAATGGATTGACGTGCATTTCGTGTTCCGTAGTTATGATTGTATTCATTGGTACACCACTCTAAATTAGAGACATCATTGTTATCTTTATTTTCATCTTTATGATTCACTTGAGGCAAATTATAGGGATTCGGAATAAACGCAGCTGCTACTAACCTATGCACTACTATTGTACGTTTTGTACCATTTTTATATAATTTTACTATACAATACCCCCTAGAATTATGTCCTATTTTTAAAAATCGTTCCTTACTATTATTACTACAACCATTACCTAAACTTTTAACTCTACCTAAACTACTAACCATATATAGTCCTTCATACCCAACAATATCCCGCCATATTTCAACCATTACTTACTCCTCCCCCAACGGATTATACTCTTTTCTACATTGCTCCTTATAGCAACAATATTTACATTTATCCTTTTCTTTTGGTGGCAACTCTCTTCTATTTATATATTCTTCTACATCTGCAATTTTATTGGCTATTTCTAATTTATCTTCTTCAGTTACATGATATAAAAATCCTTTATGACTTAATATCTCACGATTCTCATATAAGAATATTACATCATTTATCCCCAAACCCATACTATAACAAGTAGCTTGTTGTTTGTGCTTGTCTACCACATCAGTAAGTTTATTGAAAATAAAACTTGCACATGTCTTTATCTCTAATATATAAATTTTATCTCTAAATTTAATAATCCCATCACACATAAAACTAAGCTGATACTTAGAATTAAATAATTTAACCTCATTTCCAACTCGTTGTTTTATACTTGTTCCATACTTAGCAGTTATATTATTATCTTTTATATATTGTTCAGGGTCAATCCATTTAATTTCCCCATCTTTCTTAGACATTTCAATAAGATAGTTTTGTAGGGTCTCATGTCTCCAAGAACCATTCAAACAAATGGAGATACTTTGTTGATTAATATCTTCTCTACCGACAACACCACTTCTCAAATAGTATAAATCTCTTTTACAACTATACATACCACTAGGCTTATAATAGTTAGACCCATGTTTTATATTATCTGTGCTACTTACTATAAAATCATCTAACTGTTTAACAAACTGCTCTCCTACTCCCCCAACACCAGTCATGAATAGTTTTCCTAATTTACTTATAATAAATCACTCCCTATATATAGGGGAGAATAATATTCTCCCCAACTAATTAATCTTCTACTGTTGCTAAAGCTATTTTAATATGAGGTACTTCTAATGTTACAAATATATCATCTACAAAACCTAATTTTACCTGTTCCACAGGAATACCATTTAATAATTCTTTTAAATTCACAGAATTAATTCCTACCTCAACTATTTCTTTTTGAGTCTCAGGTACATTTATTACTTCATAGGAATCCTCAAAAGTTTGAAATTGTAGTATATTATCTTCTGATATAAGAACTAACTCCCCCTTATCGTAAGGAGATACAAATATCGCAATTCTCTCTAATGCTTTTGTAACTACACTTTTATTTATAGTACAAACATTTACTTTATTTTTAAATCTGCTAATTACAGAACTTACATCTGGGAACATTTCTTTTCCTTCTAACTCTACTCCAAATATCACTGTCCCCTCACTTTCAATAAGAACTTGTCCTTCTATATACTTTATAACTACATCAACATCAGTTATAGAATTAATTAAATTCACTATTTCTCTTGATAATAATATTTTCTCCTCACTCTTTACTCTATCATTAAAACATATTCTTCTCTCGTCTGTAGTAACTACCCCATTTTCTGACAATAAATATCCATTTAATGCTCCTGCGTTTGGGGAGTTAGATACTGCAGATTTATTGACTGTACCTATAGATTTAATATCATCAATACCTACTTTAATTCCTTCTATATTATCAAATTTTGAGTAATCTGGTTGAGGATATTCTTCTCCTGTATAAATTTGTATTTTATAAGTTCCATTACCTACAAGTTGTAGACAGTCTTCCTCTAATTCTAATTCGATAACTTCTTTACTTGTCTTATCTACAATCTTTGCAAATGTATCAGCTTGTACTATTACATCTATATCGTCTACTTCTTCTTTTACTTTAGCTTTTATATAATTTACTCCATCAGTAGCTAACACACTTAATTGTCCATCTTTACCTTGAATATAATAATATTCAGTAATTCCGATATTTTTATTTACTCCACATTTACTAACCTTTCTCACTAAATTTTGTAATACACTAGTTTTAATTCTCATTAATTTATACCCTCCACATTTTAAAATAGTTTATTTTGCTTTCTTGTATGTTGTAATAATTTATTTGCATAATCAATTTGTTGTTGAGATAATTCCATTCCTATATAACTATGTCCTAATTTCTTACAAGCTATTGCAGTAGTACCAGTCCCCATAAAAGGGTCTAATATTAAGGATTTAGGTCTTGCATATATTTTCAAAAGTTTTGTACATAGTTCAGTAGAATACGTTGCCTTATTATATGGGTTTGAACCATCATTATTAGCTGCTTCTATAAAATTGAATATATTCTCATAACGACGTTGTTCACCTTGTCCATCATTCACACATTTTTTATTAGTATGAAATGACTGTAATTCATGCTTACGACAAAATACAAAAACATGTTCACAAATTCTAGTAAGCTTATTACAACTCACATTATTAGGTAAAGCACTCTTTTTCTTCCATATAATATCCTCTACGGTCATCCACTCTGTATAATCCATCACAGTTGTTAATGTTCTCCATAATAGTGTAGGATTCTCAGAAGAGTATGACATATTATATAAAATACAACCACCGGACTTTATTACTCTATCTAATTTATCAAATAAACGTACTGAAAAATCTAAATATTCATCATTAGATGTGAAGTCCTCAAATACATCATAACGTCTCTCATGATTTTTCAGCGACCTTTCCAAATCGCCTGAATTTCTTGCAGTACCATAAGGAGGAGAAGTTAAAACTAAATCTATTGAATTATCATCTATATTATCCAATAAGTTAATACAATCCCCTTGATAAATATGATTAATTTGCATTAATTATCCTCCTCGTCATTCATACTTTTTAAACTTTGTTCTTCTTGATACCTATTAACTGCCTCACACCAACAATCATAACACCTATGAACACAATGACAATCCGATTGAAAATTAGCTAATTCTCCATATACTTCTTCAGGACATTTAAAATAAATTAAATCTAAAACATCTTCAAGTTGGTCTAAATTAGGTTTAAACATCTTTTACCTCCCATATTTTTCTTATTATATAATCTTCACAATTCCAAGTATCATATAAATGATTATCTTTAACACACGTTAGATGTCTATCTATTAATACTAGATAAGTTCCCCTACTAAACTTTTCATGATTGTGTAAATCTAATACTCTGGCTTTTCTTCTTCCTACCTTAAATGGTGTACATTCCTCACACCCCTTATCTATGAGATAATTAGCAAAAGACTGTGGGTAACTACATAACCAACCAGGACTCTCTATTAAAGTGTAACTTACTAATTCTTGATACTGTAGTCTCCAGTCTTTATCAAATGCTAAAGACATTGCTCTGATAACACAATCTTGAATATTTAATTTTTTAGGGTTACAATTATATTCTATAAAGAAACCACTCATTTTTTTTACCTCCCTTACTTCTTATAGTAATAATATAGAAAAAGTAAGGGAGTTGTTCACTCTATTTTAATATAAATTTTTTATTGTATCTAACTTTCCTTTTTCATACAACTCTATAATTTCATTCTCCGTATAATCCTTACCATACCAACGTAGATTACAAGTAACATCGACTGGAAATGGGATATTACAATCTGGTATTGCATTACTCATTATATCTGCTAATAACTCACTACATCTCTTTATATTAGGTATTGGACATATACATATAATTTCCGAAATAGTAACCTCATAAACACATCATTATTCTTTAAATTTCCACATATAACCCTTATAATATTTTCTTTTGTTATGAAGACATTGACTTACATTTTGAACAGAACCCCCAACATAATTAGCTGCTTCGGTTATAGATTCAAAGTCTTGTAAATATACTCCTTCTTTACTATACATTGATACACATTTCTTAGTCTTCCCTTTAAGTGAACTACTTTGATTAACCTTTGTTGTATTATTATTACTATTCTCCTTAGCAGTAGTCCACCTTAAATTATCTACTCTATTATTTTTAGGATTTCCATCTATATGGTCAACTTGTGGTTTATTATCGGGATTTGGTATAAAATATTGTGCTACTAATCTATGGACTTTGCACTTCTTACCATCAAACTCCCCGCCCCTAATGGTTATATATAAATAACCTCCGAAGGTTTCATATTGTTTTAATAACCTTCCATTGTGTCTAATGTTATTTGTAACTCTAGGTAAACTCCTAACCTTACCTAAATTACTCACCTCATAATAGTCAGAAATACCTGTGAGTACTCTCCACTCCTCTACCATTTTACCCCCTTCTTTATGAGGTTACTATTTTTGTGTTATTACCCGATAGCTTTTTATCTATCGCTCTGGAGGTTTCCCTCATTTGCATCGGTCGGTCTATTCCAACCCAGTCTAGCATATATTTTCACCCTTGTAGGGGTCGGACACTCTTGGGAGTATTATATTCTTTCACAAGGTTCAACTCCTATGCGTTACGGTACATAAACCTTTTAAAGTTTCTAAACTGTTACCTCGGTATTAGCATTTTAAAGCCTTCACCGATTTTGCCCGATTTACTAAATAGATGTTACCACCTATTCACGACAAAATTTATCGTGGATTTGAAGTATTATCCTCCCACCTAATTCTCTAAATTCTTTGTTATTGTATATTTTAGCCATAGCTATTTTAGCCTGTGAAGCTGCACTTCCTTGTATTCTAGCATTTACACATTGTCTTTCTGCATCAGCTACTTTCCTAGAGTTATCTATAATTTTGTATCCCATACTCTCTGCTTCTTGACACACTTTCTTCTTTTGACTATACCATTTGCAGCCATTAAATTTATCTATAAAGTAATACCAAGTTTCATCGTCTACGTACTCTAAGTTCTCTAGTTCCGTTTCATCTGCAAGTGGGTTATATTGAGGTAATTTTGTTATATCTTCTACAACAACATCTAGCTTCGGTAATTGCATATCTGGAAGTCTTCTCTTTCTACCCCACCTATCTTCTACGTAGCCAGTTTTTCTAGCCATTTCTTGACTCTCTTCTATAAATCGGGATATACCTGGGAATGACTTAAATACCTTATCTTGTATCTCTTGTGCTTCCTCTTTAGTCTTATTGATTTGTTCTGCTATACTATCAATACCTCTGCCGTAATTTATCCTTAATACCCTCGGTTTCCCGATATTTTTTAGGGGAGTAGACTATACCATTAACTCATTGAGTTACCGATTGGTAGTCGTTGGGGGCTTACCTAAACGGTCTATCCCTGCTGATTGCCCATTGTCACATACTTTAGATTTTCACACTTTGGTACTAAAGTCTTTAGGGGATTCCAGCATATTCTCGGTTTTCTATAAACATCACTATTTATAGGGGCCTAAATTAACCCAATACTATTGATTTTGCTTGACTTCTTCTCTCTTTATATTCAGATGGGTTCTTACTACCGTCTGGTGCGAACTCACAACATTCTTCATATGGTTTATCAAATGCTAAACTTGCTATTGTAGAGTATAAGTCTTTACCTTCTATATATGATTTAATCATATTTTCGTCTCCACACATATCTGCCATTAATCGAACTTCTTGACCACTGAAATCTCCTCCGAACATACAATAACCTTCGGGAACACTAAACATTTGTCTTATATCTTTACCTGCATCTACTACTGTACCGTCAGTTAACTTCTTTGGATGTGATGGTATATTTTGTAAATTTGGGTCAGATGAACTAAATCTACCAGTCTTAGCACCTAATTGATTATATGACCCATGTAGTTTATTATCTACTGGACTAATACAGTTAGGCAGTTTATCTATATAAGTTCCCAACAGTTTACCCATCTCTCTATATTCAGTTATATACTTTAATATGTCTGCTTTATCTTGTAGTTTCTCTATTATAGCTGAGCCAGTTCCTCTCGGACTCTTCTTATCCGGAGATTCCAGTTTCAATACATCATATATTAATATAGCTAACTGAGTAGTGCTTCCGAAGTTTATAGGGTCTTCTAGTTTGTCGCCCAAAGATTTATTCTTACTCTTAAACTCTACAATCATAGGTTTAAGTTTCTCATATTCCCTATTTATATCTCCTTCTATTCTCTTCAAATATCCGTGATACCTCTCAGATAATTGTTGTCCTAGATTTACATCTAATACAACCCCCGTCTCTTCCATATCAGTTACAACCTCTAATACTGGCATTTCTATGTCGGTAAATACTTTATATACTCTCGCTAGACTCTTACGTTCAAATACCTTCTTTTGAAATTTATACAATTCAAATGTCTTTACTGGGTCTTCTGCTGCATATAACGGTGCTATATCTAATGGCACCTGCACAAACGATACATTTTCAAATAATGTACTAAACGTTGCGATTGGTTGACTTTCTTCTTCCTCGGTAACTGATTTACAATATTTATTCCACAGATATTTTAACCCATGAGGTTCATTCTCATTTAATAAACAAGCTGCTATTTGTGTGTCCCAGTATGCTTTTATATCAAATCCAAAATTGTGGATTATTACATGTTTATCGAACTTCGCATTATGAAAGATAAACTTAGCGTTACTATCTACTAATCTTTTTAATTCTCTTCCTACGACTTCTTGAGATATTTGATTTTTTAATCTTTGTCCGGTCATATATGATACGTGATTAATTGGTATATAACAACCTTTTTGTGATTCCGAATATAAACACAGACCTGCTATGTGTCCCCCTAACCAATCTAAAGAATCTGTCTCGGTATCTATACCGACTTCTACATCTTTAATACAAGTATCTATATATCTAACTAACTCCTCCTCCTCGGTAATACATATAAGTTCCTCTCTTAAATGTCCCAATAATCTCTCTACTGTACTTCTAGCTAATTCTATTTTTCCCGATATAGTATTTGTCTCACCCTTTATCTTCAACTCAGTTTTATCATTTTTACGTTTTTCCTTTAGTCTACTTCTTCTACTTGCTCTATTAGAAGAACCTCCAAACAATGACCTTGTTGCCATTCTATCACCTCTTTCATATAATATTATATAAAAAAGGGAGTGATTGTTCACTCCCCAAATTTTAACTAACCTTAAATTGTTCCCACACTTCATTTACTAAAAAGTTAGAAAATAAACTTAAAGTAATTCTTTCCTCCTCAAGTTTATTATACATATAATGAAATGCAAAATAATTACCTCTTACAAAAAATTTACAGTCTAAATAGCCACGACATCCGTCTATAGACTGAAAATTAGCATGTCGTACAACTCCCCCAAATTGTTCCAAGACGGTACATAAATCCATTAACATTTTAGTCTCCATATTTAGTTTCTCCCTTTATCATTACTACTATTCAGATTTACTATCAACTCTTTCTCTATATACATTTACAACATCTTGTAAATCTATATGCAATATCTCAACTCCTGCAGGATTCAGAAAACTCCCACCTAACTCTTTAACTTCAACAATTAATTTATAAGGATTTTTAATATTATCATATATAGTTAGAACCTTTCCAAACCTAGTATCTTCTGAGGTTGAGTCACTATATTGTATAACATCCCCTACTCTTATTTCAACTTTATTCTCACTTTGGGTAATATCTGTTTCATAATAGTTAAAACATACACACCTATTACAAGGATACGAACCTATTTCATTTTTAATATATTTACAACCCTTACAACCTGACATAATTATTCTCCTTCTTATTACTAAGGGGGATATTGCTATCCCCCTATCTTTTCTAATATATATCGTCTTCGGTGTTTCTTCTATTTCTTGAAGGTCTTGAAGGTCTTTCACTTCTATCCCCTCTATCTCTTCTAGTTACTTCATTATTATTTTCATGTGCTACCTTATAAGTTCCATTTATAATAGCTTCCATATCTTCATAAGTAGCGTCAATTATAAATTTTTCTAATAAGTCGACTTTTTCTGGGAAATCCTCCAAAGTTTTTTCATCTACATCCAAAGGATAAAATTGGTAAGTAGTTGATTGACTACCCTTCTTACCGTTTCTTTCAATTTCAATAGATTGGGCAACTAAGTGTTTCTTTCTATTAATTAAAGATTGAATCTTAGGTACAAAAGTTTTACCTCTTTCCCATAATTGAACTTCATCAGTTTCTTCATTATATAATTGTAAGAATAATTTTTCTTGTCTCATATTACCTTCTTGACATAAAGGACATTTATGAGTATCTAAACTACCATCTTCTTGTACTGCAAGACAGTTCACGTATCTCTTTTTACCATTTAATTCTACTTGGTGTACTAGATAATAATCTAAATCGCTGCCATCTTCTTGGTCATATAAAAATCTTACTTTTGCTACATCTCCGTCATCTGGTAGACTAAAGAATGTAGTTCCTCCGTTATTTGTATACTTTCCTGAGTTATTAATGTTGATTCTTGCCATTTTAAAATCACCTTTCCTTTTTAATTTTTTTGAAGTTTTTCTTGTTTTATACTTATAATATAGAATTTGTAAGTTATTTGTTCACTCCAAATTTTAATAATTTAATCTATTTCTTTCATGTAATCTTAACTCACACTTTAAATTCTCTATTTCAGATTCACATGTCTCTAATTCATCATTTAATAAGTCTATCCTAGAAAGTAAATCACCAATTTCATTCTCAAGTTCAGCAATCATTTCATCTCTATCACGTAACAAAGCTATATAATGTTCGTCACTATACATTTATAATCACTCCCCTAGACATAATTCTTTAAACAAAGGTAATTCCTTTTTAATGTATTCACAAAACTCTCTCCACTCTGGTAATCTATGGTCTTTTCTTTGATAGTACATAGTTTTTAATTGACTATAATCGGTTGTAACTCTGGCAGTTAATTCTATGCCGCTTGGGACATTATATAATATCTCTAAGTATAATTTCTTAGCGTTCTCAGAAGACTTGTCTTCTAATTGATTATACTCATTACACTTCTTCTCTAATTTCTCTATGGTATCATCCCAAACGTATTCATTAAATTGAGACTTCAAATCAAATTTGGTTATTCTGTGCATAGTACTTTGAGAACTAACTATATCTTGAAAGTGATACCTTTCCCACTCTACCCAAGCTTTATTTGTCATAGTTAAATCAAAAGACACCCTAATCCCATTTAAATAGTTGCCATGTCCACTACCTACTTTACAGTTACCTAAATTTATTGCCCTTCTTACATGATTACATACAAGTTGTTTCCACTTAGTATATCCATCTCTAACTGATTTAGGTTCTTTTGCACTTCTTGCTACACTGCACTTACCGTACCAATCTATATATTGTCTAACCAAGGATACTTCATTTTCTATAGTTTCAGAAGTAACATCATCTGTTCTCATTGCATAACCACTTGCTACAATGCTTTCATATAAATCATATACTTTTAAATTAGTTATCTTCACTTTCTGTAACCTCCATAAACCACTTATTTTTCCCACCATTGTTTTTTATCATCTTCTGTATAAGGTAAAAGTTTCCCATATCTAATACAGTAACTATCTTGGGAATAAACAATTGTCTTATCTTGATAGAATTGTTCATACTGTTCTCTAGTTAATCGTATATATCTATCACGTAGAGAACCATATAGTACTTGTATATCAATTACTGCGCTAGCATTTACATATACAATACCATCTATAGGACTTTTACTTTCACTCTCTTTCCATGCAACAATTCCAATATTATCGTCAAATACAAAATATTGTTGTAATTGTATATCCTCCCAACAAGGATTATCTATAACTCCCTTCATTTAAACCCTCCTATTTTTTATATTTAATTGTTAATAGCAACGCAATACCTGCTATAATTGCAACTATTTTTATTGTAATATCTATCATTATCCTAAATAGATGAGCGTCCAATTAGAATCACCTCCTATTTAATTCTTTCTACTATTGAAATACATTGTATTCCTGTAGTAATTATATATTCCTTATTTGTTTCTTTATCTTTAACTATATAAATAGAAACAGTATTATCTAGTTCTTCATAAGACACTAATTCAAAACTACTGTCAAAATAATCCCCTTCTAACATTCTCACGTCATCTGTAACAGCACGTGAGGAGTCCCCCCCTCGTAGTGTTGTTCTTTTGATAGGATACACCATCACCACAACTTACCATAAATATTGTACTTATACACAATAAACTTGTTATCAATAACTTTCTCATAATTATCTTTTAAACCCTCCCTATTCAATCTCTATAAATCTAATTCAATCCACTAATCAGTTCTCAGTATTAAAACTGATTTTTCTAAGTGTAAAGATTATTATTAATGCAAGTATCAGCCCCATATTACCTCCTTATGAATCAAAACTAACTACAACTCTATTAGCTTTACTGTACAATTGAATCTGATTGTCTTTTTCTAATTCACTTACAGATGTAAAACCGTCAACAACATCACCGGTTGTTAAATCAACTAACCTAATTGGAAATTTTTCGTTGAATATATCATATACCACCCAACATAACCTAGTACCGTAATGTACAACATCTCCTATTTTGATACGTGAATCATTTTCATTAACAACTACTCTCATTTTCTAAACCTCCTTAATACTTCCTATACTCATAATATAAAAAAGGGAGTAATATTGTTCACTCCCTTTTTTAAAATTTAATGTTTTATATTTTTCCAAGAATTATCATAAGGTCTTTGGTAGAATAAGGTATTAGCATTTGGATGTTCACTTAATAATCTATAATAGTTTGCTACTACGGTATTACTATCTAAATGATTACTCCAACCTTCTCTAAAAGAGTCATGAGATTCTACCCATAATACACACTTACTGTCATCTGTTCCTTGAGGATTTTCTGTACCCACTATCATTATTTCTTGATATTTCTTCAATAGGTCATGTGGGGTAAATATTACTTCTCCGTACTGAAACAACTCAGGAAATCTTTGCATTGTATTAGTAAAGAAACTACATCCCTCACAAGGCAATTCTATGTGTTTACATGCGTCCCACCTCAATCCTGTAACTCCACAATCTAGTAACTCATGTATAAAGGTATTAACTTTAGATTGCAATTTACTTCCCCACATATCCAATGTAGGAAGACCTCCTACTCTATAATGAGTACTCTCATACCTACTCTCATAATTTTGAACTAATCTACTTTCATCATAAAGAAGTCTAATTAAATTGCTTCTACCCAAGTCCGTAGTAGTATGATGTGTCACTATATCCACTATTAATCCTAGACCGACTAATTTACACCTATTTGCAAGATTTCTCAAACTATTAATATTTGCAATTTTATTACCTACAGTTATATCCGTAGGTTGATATAAATTCCACCAATCTGGTATCTCTTCTCTAATAGGCTGTACTGGAGATATTTGAATATCAGTAAATCCACATTGTAATGCTCTATATAATAAATCATAATTTATTGTGTCAACATTCATATCAGCTAAATGTAAAATTCTATGTTTCATGTTAAAACCACTCCCACCAAATCTTTTATATTAAAGTATAATAAAGATAAGGGTAAAATATACCCTTATCACACTAAAATTATACGATTTTTCTTTAGACTTTCTTCTACATTTATTTCACGTTGATTTCTACTACCTTTATGAGCCAGAGTTAAATCCTTTTCTTCTTGTACAAACTGTCCATCAATTAATATTTTACATTCACGTACCACATTTAATCTTTTTGAGTCTTTAAGGATAGTTTCCCAAGTATATCCAGTCCACATTAAAACGTCTTTTCCCGATTCTTTTTTTACTCTTATAATAAAATCTCTTAAAACAGTTAAATCTTGTTGTAGTGGTTCTCCTCCAAGAATACATAGATGTTTAACATAAGGATATTTTACATACTCAATTACCTGGTCTTCCACTTCTTTAGTCCAAGGATAACCACAATTAAAATCCCAAAAATCTTTGTTCTGACAGTTTAAACAATGGAATTTACATCCGGAAAAGTATACACTAACATTAATACCAAATCCATTTCCTACATCTAAGTTTTTAATATCTACATAATTCATATAAATACCTCTTATAAATGTTTTACTCTGTTTAATATGTCTAATAATCTTCCAGGTGTCCACTTAGTTTCAGCTAAATATCCACACGTTCTTCTTACTACACTTAATGTATCCTGATTTCTGTTACCACAGTTAGGACATACCCACTCTAAAGTCTTAGGGTCATTATCCATTACACCACTATAACCGCATTCTCCACATACATCACTTTCAAAATTAATTTCTGCATACATTATTGTTTCATACATATATTGAACTACTTGCAATAAAGCTTCTTGATTTTTTGACATATTATAGGTCTCTACATAGCTTACTGCTCCACCTGTTGAATACTTTTGTAATTCCCCTTCTATTGCCAATTTATCAAAAGCATTTATTTCTTCTTGTATATCTACGTGATATGAATTAGTTACCCATAACTTACCTTTACCACAGATACCTTCAATTTCCCCAAAATCTCTAATTAAAGCTTTAGAGAAAGTTTCTGTTGTAGATTCTTGAGGTGTACCATATAATGCAAATCTTAACCAAGGTTTTTCAGTTTTCCATTCAGTACATTTATCCCTTAAATGAATCATTATCTTTTCAGCTAAATCAAATCCATCATCAGTAGTATGAGATTTATCTGTTAATACCTTTACGGTTTCATATATTCCACTATATCCCAATGTTACTGTAAATCCTCTTTCATCTATTGCTTTTATTACATCATCTTCTGGATTTAATCTTGAAATCGCCCCATGTTGCCATAGAATAGGTGCTTCTTTTGCTTTAACTCCCTTCATTTTATTATATCTCCATTCACCAACCCACCTACAAGCTTCTAATCTTTCATCTAATATTTCCCAAAATTTATTTATATCGCCTTTAGCAGATAATGCTACGTGAGGTAAATTTATAGTACATACTCCCAGATTTCCCCTTCCGTAGAATATCCAATTTCCATCTTTATCTTGAAAAGGACTTAAAAATGCTCTACAGCCCATACATGAGAAAACATGTCCTACGTTTTCTTTCATCTTCTTAGCTGAAATATAATCAGGGTTCATCCTTAAACTTGTAGATTTTACTGCTAATTGAGTTAACCAAAAATACTCACTACCTTCATAAGTATTATTTTCATCTAAGAAATATAATAGCTTAGGGAACGTTTGTGTGGCTTTAACACCATTCTCATTCTCTATACCTTCAATTCTTTGATTAAAAAACTCCTCTGCCAACATTGCTACTTCACGTTCATACCCAGGTCTCTCGGATAAATATATAGCTAAACTTATAAAAGGTGCTTGACCATTTGTACTTTGGATTGTAGATATTTGATAATTAAATAATTGAACACTATCCTTAATTTCCTTCCTTAATCTTCTTTCTACTATTTTATCTTTACGTTCTTTAGATAGTTCTGAATAGTCTGACTCTATCTCTTGTCTTATCACAGCTTCTGACCTTCTTACATATGGTGCTAAATGTGATAATGTCATTGTTTGTCCACCGTATTGATAACTAGCTACTTGGGCAGATATTTGCGTAGCAATAGTCATTGCAGTTCTCAATGTATGAGGACTATGAATCATCTTTTTATTTATTACTGTCCCATTATCTAACATATCTTGTAAATTAACTAATTCACAGTTGAACATATCATTAGCACCATAGTCCATATCATGTATATGAATTATTCCTCTATCATGTAACTCTAATATATCTTTAGGTATCATCTTTCTGACAATAAATTTAGATACTTCTCCAGCCATTAAATCACGTGTAGTAGATATTAATTGTGCTTGTTTATTGGAATTTTCTAACATTACTTCATCATTACTGAAATTTAATAATCCTTCTACACTTTTAATTAATTTAGAATTTTCTTCCCTAATCTCGGTTCTCTTTAAACGGTACTCTTCGTATTTTTTTGCAACTTCGGGATGTGATTCTTGCAAAACTTCGACAACTATATCTTGAATAGCTTCCACATCACAAATTTCAGAATCTAATTTTGACAATTTAATGACTACTGAACCTGCAACATTTATATATTCGTAACTACTAGTGTACCCCAGTTCTTCAAAAGCCTTTCGTAAAGCTTCTATTATTCTTCGTGAATCAAAGTCCTTAATTCTGCCATCTCTTTTTCTTACTTTACTAATCATGTTAATTCCTCCTACCTTCTCATGTAAACGTATTTAGGGACAACCTCACCATAATCATTTATTACTATAGGGAACTGTGCATGTCCTGCTTTTCTAGCTAATTCAAAATAGTAATCTTTTTCTACCTTACTTAAATCGTCATAGTTTTCATATCTGTATTTTATATGTTTCTTATCCAAATAGTTCAAAGCTTGTTGACATTTACTACATCCGTCTAAACCTATAACTAACATCATGTATAAATCCTCCCTTTTACATCTTACTTATAATATATGAAATTTCATAATTTTGTTCACTTATACTTAATAAAAAAGGTACACTATATGTAGTGTACCTTTTAGTTTTATATACTCTATATAGCAAGTCCAAAACTTACTATCTTTTCTCTTATTCTCTTATTATACATAGCAATAGCACTTCTACCTACCCCTAATATCTTAGCAATGTCTACACTCTTTAGAGATGGATGTGATACGATTAAAGATAAGTACTCTTTTTGTTTATCAGTTAAGTTTAGTGATTCTATTAAAGATACTAACTCATATTCATAAGTATCTGTTGTAGAACAAGCAATCGCAATCTCTGAATCTACTTCATCTAAAGACATTGAATTATCCTTCTTGTCCACTTCTTGTTCAAACCTCTCAGACTTTATTAAATATTCATAATCTCCCTTTTTTACCCTTTGAGCCTCTGTTCTAACAGAATTGTATACGCAATTAGTGATATATGGTATTAACTTAGTACCCCTTGAAATATCAAAATTTTGTAACCCATTTACAATACCTTCTAAAATTGATGAATCCCTGTCATCTTCACTGATAAGAAAATCGAACTTACTAACCTTACTTGTAAAAAGTTTATAGTTGTTACAGAAAATGTAAGCAATAATGTTAGTTTGTTCTTTAATGTTTTTAAAGTTTTTAACCAATGAGATGTCATCGTGTCCTCCTGTATACTCTCTTGATAAAGTTTTAAAGTTTTCAAAAGTGTTCATACTGATAAAATCCCCCTCATAAATCTATATTTAATTGTGTCCCTCAATACCTTGTCTATATTTAATATTATATTATAATATTTTACCCTTGTCCACACATTTTTAGAAAATATTTGTAAAAATATGCACCCTTACCATTTTTGCAATAGTAAGGGTATTCTCCTATATTTTTTCGTATATTACTTCCTTAACCAACCAGTATATACTGTACCCCATTTTATTTACTTCAGCAATTAAGGAATTAGGAATAAAATAGCCATACGCATTAGTATTGGTTATTATTAGATTTGATTGTATATACTCTTCCAGTTTTTTATTCTCAGGTGTTCGGTGTCTAGGTATAATATTTACCAATTCAATTCAACCCCTTATTTTATTTTACAAACCTTTAATTTACTAGCACTTAATTGACTTCTTAGTTCTAAGAAACCTTTTACAAACTGAGAAGTATTTTTAAATCCCTTTGGATTGAACTTCCCACTATTTAATTCAATCATAGTAATAGTTCTCTTATAATCTAAAGCTAGTTTTAATTGTGCTAATTTCATCTGAGTTCCTGTTCCTCTTATTTCTACAGTTTTATCTCCCAATAAATATTTTATTTGATACTCTTTAAATTTCCACCCTATAGCATTTTCTATTTTTGGTATTAATGTTTTATCTACCATATTAAAATCTCCTTATTAATTTATTCTTTTTTATACTCATAATATAGAAATAACTTCCAATTTGTTCACTCTATCACATCAATAATTATTTCTGTTTTAGGAATTTTTAAAAGATTGTGTAGGTTTGTACCCACACAATTTCTACCAGTTAGTTTTATATCTTTTGTATCGAGTTCGTAGGTCTTTCTCAACCCCAATCTAGTTTGCGTTATTATTTTCATTTTCCCTCACCTTATCTAATATATTTTTACATACATGATTCACCACTTCTTCCATTACTGCAGGACATAATGCCCTTCCTAATCTTTCGTAATTCTTGCTAGGAGTGTCATCCAATACAAAATCATCTGGAAACCCCATTAATCTTCTAGCTTCTCTCACACTAATCCACCTATTTAACATCGGGTGCATTAAAGCGTGTTGTGCACTTACAGTATATGAAGGTACATCCCATTTATCTCTTCTGAAAGCTGATTCAAATATGCTAGGATAATACTTTTCTTGTATCTCCTTTATCTCCTTAGGCCCAGCTAAAGGAGGTAGATAATTATCTACCATTTCTCGTAACCTCGTACCTTTACTATAAAAGGTTATATCCCCTTCTAAATCATCCATGTATTCCTCTATAGCTTCTCTACAAGTCATATATTTACCGTTACCTAAAGGGAATGTAGGACTTATTCCTAAGTCTTTCCTTACACCAATAAATATTAATCTTTCTCTTTTTTGAGGTACTCCGAATTTACTTGCGTCTAAAACTTTACAGTCTATTTTATACCCTATTTTTCTAAACTCTTTTCTAATCTTTACTAGAACTTTAGCAGACTCTCCTTGGGTCAACCCTTTTACATTCTCTGCAATTACGACCTTAGGTCTTATTTCATTTACTACTCTTATAAATTCAAAGAATAAATCATCTACTCGTTGAGTTGTATCAGAATAATTCTTTTCCTTCCCCCAAGCTTTTTCTTTCAATCCATTTGCAGAGAAACTTGCACATGGAGGACTTCCATATACAATATCACATGAAGCTATTCCCCCCAGTTCCATCATTTGTTTTCCAGTTATATTTCTTATATCCCCCTCTAATACTTTTACTCCTTTATGATTCTTTTTATAACAGTTAATGGCTGCTGGAATAAATTCGTTAACTGCTTTTACTTCAACTCCTGCCGCTCTTACACCAAGACAACTACCTCCTGCTCCTACAAAGAATCCTAAAGCATTATACCCATTAAACGGTATTTGTTCTATTTCCGTTAAATCCTTATAAGACTTCATTTATTTTATACCTCCCTACTACTTATTTCTTTTATACTCATAATATAAAAATAGGGAGTGAATTGTTCACTCCCTATTTTTTGTTAATCTATATTCTCTAAAAATGGTGCTAACTCAGAAATAGTTAAATGTTTAGTACTTCTAGCGAATCTATATTCTGCCATGCAACCATCACTATGCAGCCAATCGCCACACATTATTATACCATCACATCTATCAAGTAATTCTAAACAAGCTTGTATATCATCTTCGTACTTCCTACTTCCATATAATCTACCAAATTCTAGTACAGGACAGATAAATACATATTTACCTACATACGTAGTATTTAGTGTATCTACAATTTCTTGTATTCTCTTATAATTTGAATATTTATTCTGAAAAGGATGACTTACATACATAACTCTCATTACCTAAACTTACCTCCATCACGTTCACATTCTCTCCAAATATCATTTAATATACCTACACATGTCTTATGTTTATTTACATTTATTTTAGGATTATTAGTTAATAATTCTTCAAATAGTTCTCTTGTCCCAGAATTCACTTGAAATGAACTAGGTTTCCTTAGTAAGTCCCAAGTATCAAACTCCTGCCTGAATGCCATATAAATTGGATACTTAGGTTTAGGAGACGTACATTGTTTGTAGGATAATCCATAAAAATACTCTCTAACTTGGTCATCTCTGTAAATATCTATAAATCTAATATGATACTTAGCAAACATGTCCACAAAAAACTTATAACTACCTCTATAATCATTATGAGTATCGATATATCTAGTAGTATTTAATTTCTTTATACCACTAAGAGTTTTATTAGCACTCATTTTTCCATATAGTCTTGTATTAAAACATAAATCATCAGCATTTAATCCACTTAATATTATACCTTCTTTTACATATTGAGGTACAAAACTCATTAATGCTTGACATTGTACGCAAGTTTTTATATGATTTTTAAAGTAGACACTTTCGATATTATCATATATAATTTCCTTGGATAGTTTGTACATTGACTCTGATGTAAAAGATATAGGAATTTCTACTAATTGTACATCAAAAATATTACATATTTTTCGACAAGACTGTAAGTCTTCGCTTATAACCCCCTTTAGATGAAACGTGTAGCAAGTAGGTTTTATCCCTATATCTAAACAAGCTAGGAGAACAGACAAACTATCCATTCCCCCACTTAATAACAAACCTACCTTACCATTGTATCCAATAGTTGCATTTAAGGTTGCAGTATCTAAAATGTCTCGTAAATCACTCATTAAAGTTCCTCCTATTTTCTTAAAATCCATCCTTTGAAGCAACCTAATTGAAAAAATGGAGTAACCTTGAACCCACATTTTTTAAACATTTCTTCATTTTCCTCACTTGTTAATGGAGTCATAATTCCTACTAAAGATTGAGTTTTATCATATAATTGTTGTGGATTTAATCCGTTAAAATACTTATTTGACTGATAAATAGTATCAAACATAGCTTGGTCATTACCTGTTTCTTGTAATATTTTCTCTACAACTATCATAGCACCATTATTTGTTAAATGGTTAAAACAGTCTTCTAGTGCAATACGTCTATTATCTAATGGAATAAATTGTAGTACTAGAGAAGCTACAATAAAGTCAAAGTCTTCACTAATAGGTATTCCGTAAGATATATCAGTTTTACAACAATCAAAATAATAATTATCATTAAACCTTTCTTGAAGTTTACAAAACATATCATTTGAATTATCAATAACCCCAAAAAATGAAATACGAGTTTTATTGCAGTTATAAATAGCTTCGGCTAACTCTCCAGTACTTGCCCCTAAATCTAATACCTTGCCATTATATGGTATAAAGAAACGTGATAAACTAACTATATAATCTTCAAACATAGAATACCCAGGTACTGACTGTCTTACATGTTCTTCAAAGTTATCTGCAATACCATTATCAAAAGTCCAATCTTCTACTGTAGCCATTATTTATTCCCCCTTTAATATTTGTTGTAATTGAAATAATTTTTTCATATCTCTATAAAAAGTGTCTAAATCTTCTTCGTTATCAAAAAACAATTTAGCTGATTCTTTCCTATTTCCCTGCTCGTCTTTCCCTTGAGGTACATATTGAACAACTCTATAAGGAGTTAACTCAAACCTTCCTATAAAATTACTTCCACTCATAAACCCTACATTTACTGTAGTTCTATCTAATCTTTCTTCGGGAGTTAATTTATTTTCAGATACCTCCCTACTAGTGTTTTCATCATTAATAGTCTCATTACATTCAACTTTAACTTCATCTTCGTCTTCAACAGTTTCGTCTACCTCTGGTACTACATACCCACTTTTAATAAATGCTTCCTGTAAAGATGTCATAACCCCATCACTCAAACTTAAATCCTCCCCCTCGTTAACATATATATTTTTATAATACTCCTGAACATATTTTGAAGAAGTATTATAAGGTACACCTAAATCACGAACTACTTTTTTAGCAATTTGATTTTTGGAAAGATTCTTAAATAACCTCTCATTGTCTTTACAATACATATAAACTTGGTCTTTAACTGTAGCCATTAAATTAACACTCCTTTTTGCTTAATAATAATTTTAATTTATTTTCTTCTTCACGTGTTAATCTATTATTATACTTTCGATTTTTTAATAAATTTAAAATTTCTACATCATTTTCTCTCATTCTTAATAACCTCGATTATTATTGGAAACCAACTCCCATAATCCTCCCATACTTCTAATAAAAACTTTTCCAATTGATATATATTAGAAAAATGATATTCAAAACAATGTATATTAGCCACAAACACCAAAATACTATCTTCCCACCTTTCTAACCCCTATATACCAATCATATGTTAATTCTAATATTTCAGTATCAGTTAAATCGTTTATATCCTTTCCTTCTTCTTTTACCCAATCCGGATATTGTATCTGTCTAATGTTTACACCTTTCAAGTAAGAACTATTTAGTATCTTTGAAGTACCAGTGTATCCAGCTTTATCACAATCCAATGAAGTAACAAAATAAGTTACAGGTATTCTCGATAATAATCTATATTGATTTCCCCCTCCTGTTCCCATAAGTGCTACGGCTAGTTTCCCTACTTGCCAATATCTTATAGCATTTAATACGGATTCGCATATATACACTTCTTCTCTACCATTTTTTAAAATCTCTTGTATACATTCATACGCTCCCCAAATAAAATCTGTTTTAATCTCTCCTGTTTCTTGCATATGAAATCTACTATTAACACTTCTACGTGAAATATATCCCACATTACCTTGTAAATCTTTTACGGGAAAGGTTAGGGTTTGTGTGTTAGGGTCATACCCTATATCAAAATAATCAATATAGTAGTCATCCAAATGTCGTTCATACATATAGGGATGAATATTTCTATAACTATCTAATTCATTTTCTGTAATTACAGAATGTTTTTTATTTAATCTAGTTCTTCTATTTAATTTACTTGGAATATTAACAGATGAACCCAAAGCTTCTTCTACAGTATAATGTTTTCTAACCCAAGCTATACCTGCAAATCCCCCATCATGTTTACCTAAACATTGAGATATAAACTCAAATAAATTTCCCGATGAACCACATCCAAAGCAATGAAAATATCCAATAGGTACTACTCTATCCCTCTTTTGAATAGTATGTGTAGTTATTGATGATGAAGGATTTTTTTCATTATGATAAGGACAACACACCATAATATAGTCATTCTTATCGGAGGTTTTACTACTTAATAGACCCTCAGATATTAATTGATTTACTACATCTGCTACTTCTACATGTATTGATAATCCACTAACTTTTATCATTATATACTCTCCACCAAACGATATATTATATTGTCAATTTTTACTGTATAATGGTCTAACAGACCACGATTATAGCAATATTCATAAAAGGTTAACCATATCCAAATTTCTTCGGTTTGTGTTACATATTTCTTTGGTAAAATTGCAAAATGTTTTCGCCACTCTTTGCCATTTCGTTTTCTAAAACGTATCATAATAATTACCTCCATATTTTATAGTTATATTATACATAAATAGTTAAATTTGTTCACTCTAAAATAGTTTACCATTCTTAGAGAATTGTTGAATTAATATTTCAGCACCCTTACTAGTAAACTCAATTGCGTTTCTACGTGTAGCCGTAACTAAAGTAATATCATGTATTATTACTTCATTATTCTTTTTACTATACCAACCCATACTAAAACAGTAATCCTCTATCAATCTTCTAGGAGTATCTGTACAACAAGATATATCAGTTAGAGTAGTACCTTTTACTGTACGTTTTTCTAAATTATTTACATCTATTGATAACTTAACTACTTTATCAGTTAATTCTTTTACTTGGGATTCAGCCTTTAGTCTACCTTCCCTTTCTTCCTTTATTTTATTTGCAGCTTTTATCATTAAATCTGGGTCATTTAATAAATCGTCTGTTGCATACATTCCGTACTTCCTTATAGAAGGAAGTACCTCTGAGGTAACCCATCTTTTAAATTTCTTTGCTTCTGGTAACTTACTTCTAAGAACTAAACTATAAAGTCCACTTTCATTTATTATCCAACTATCTTGTTTTCTTCCTAAGTTATCTATGATAGGATGTTTCGTCCTATCATCTTCATCAACATGTCTAGCTATTGCTTTATTAGGTTCGTTATACTCTAAAACTTCTGCAACATCTTTACCAACTAACCAAGGTTCTCCATTAATCTCTACTACACGTACCTTCATATCTAATTCTTCATTTGTAAATAGTTGAATTTTACTTTGATTATCCATATAAATAATCATCCTCCCTACTATTTATTTCTTTTTATAATCATAATATAAAAAGAAGGAGTGAATTGTTCACTCCTAAAATACATCTTCTGAATTAGTTGATTGAGGTCTTTGAGGTCTCTTTGGTTTAAGGTTGTCCGCCTTTCCACTAGTAAGTTCTTCAAATTCCCCTATATTTACATTCCATGAATATCTTGCAGAAGTGTTCTTTCCCATAAACCTAGCTTTCTTAACTTCTAATTTTAGTTCTCCTTGTTTGGGTTGACAAATTGATATTGCAGTAGTACAGACCCTAGCAATGTCATCACTATCTGCAATATCTTTAAGTTCAGGACACTCATTCTCATTTTCCTCAGTTCCTGTATCTCCCGCATACCTATTTGCTTGACACATTAATACGATTGGAGTTCTAAATTCGGAAGATAAATGAGCCAATTGGTCAGTTATCTTCTTATATTTTAACTTAGTATTTTGACTAAGTTTCCCGTCTTCCTCCATTTCAGATAATTGGTCAATTATTACATAATCATATTGTCCTCGTTGTAAAATTCCTCTTAGTTCCCCTACGGTTAATTTTTTATTACTAAGATGGTCTTCTGGAGTAACTATCTCTATTTCCCCATTATACTTGTTTTTATTAGCTAATCTTAGAGATTTATAATCTTCCAAGTTAGTTTCATTCAAATCATATACCATTAACTTATTATTAGGATACCCAAATAATAAGGTATCTAATCTATAATTAACATGCTCTACAGGAGATTCCCCAGAATAGTATAATACTCTATTTCCTCGTTTTAATGCTTCTACTGCCATCTTACAAGCCACCCAAGATTTACCTTGATTAAGTCTGGCAAATACTATACATAATTCTTTAAGTGTTCGTAAGCCACCAATTCCTTTATCAATAGAGTCAAAACCGGTCGGTATTATAACATCTCTTCGTGTTACCATATCTTCTAATACTTCAATTTGCTCTTCTGCCTGTTCTTGATATTTGTAACTTTTAACCTTTCCATAAATTATCTCAGTATGACTTCTACAAAACTCTGCCATTTTTTGCATTGCTTCTTCGGGTTCAAGTTGGGCATTAGATATAGTTTTATTTAACATGTTATTGAATTCATGAGTATAAAAATAATCTACCTGTAACTGTCTGGCTAAAAGTTGAGGGTCTTGAACTTCCTCACAAATATAAAAATCTTCATCCCAATCTATTACAGTATCTACTACAGGCATTTCTTTATATTCTTCTTCAAATTGCAATATTCTTCCCATTAAACTTGCAAAATCCCCAAACATTTCGGGAGTTAGATTATATTTTTTATATTCGTCTAAATTTCCATCACTTAATAGAAGGTTAATCATTTGTATATGTGCGTTTGCTATCGTAAGTTGAGCCATTATTTATCCCCCCTTCTATCCCTGCCAGTCAATAATATATGATGTTCAGGTCTACAACTTCCCCAAGTCCTTGAGTACAGTAAATCATTACCTAATTTTTTATATAAATTGGTAGTTTCTACATTTTCATCATCACTTAAAGACCCTGATACGTTAGAAGTATAGATAGTGGATAGCTGATTTTCTAATCGATATTGTACAATATTATACAATATCATTGTAAAATCTTGAGATAAATTTATATAACCCACATCATCCAATAATAATAAGAAACACTCAGACATATTTCTAAGTAACTCAGTAAATTCTATAGAATATCGGTTAATGGAAAATAACTGAATTAGTTTAGGCATTCCTACATACATTACTGTAGGATGTCCATAGTCATCTGGGTGAATATAATAATAAGTTTTAATATATTCCTTTAATAATTTGATTCCAAAAGAAGTTTTACCGGTTCCTGTCTTCCCACATATAAATACATTTAATCCTTTATCTGTAAACTCCGCAATATTATTCTGTATTTTTCTTAACTCTCGGTACGCTTCTAACTCCCCTTTAGTTTCAGGTTTAAGGGTTATTGGAGCATATATAAGATTATCGGGTATACCACTTTGTTCAAATTGATGATAAATAGTAGTATACCACTTACTTCCATACTTTTCTAAAACTTCTGGGAAGGGACAATTATCCCTTTTAATACTCCATGTATACATTAAAATTCCTCCACTTCATCATCTGCTAGCTTAGTATCGTCATTTAATTTATCAAACTTATCTTTATCTACTTCACCTGCTTTTACTTCTTCTTTCTTAGTATACTTAATTTTCTCATTTTTAATTCCATTTACTAAACTTACCATTAACCAATCTACATGTAGATGTCCTGCCCCAAATTTTTTACCCTCAGAATAACCTAAGTCATCGTATTTCTTAAATAAATCATCTAAAACATTATGTTCATACCAGTCTCTATCCTCTTGACTATATATATTAAGATTAAATATTTCAAAAGATTGTCTTAACTCGTAGTCCAATTTCTCATTCTTAATCTTGCAAGTTTCCCCATAATATCCTTCATATTTCACTTTAAATAGTTCAACTAATGCATTAGTTACTCTTGGTAATGGTTTCTTCTTTTCAAAATATTTTGCCATATGGACTCCCCCTTTTTCACAATAAAATATGGCTCTTTTTAAAGTCTTCCCACTATAAGTATATCTAACATTTAAGTGGAGATTTAATTTTAAATTTATCTCGTCTATATTATTTTTAATAGTTCTAGTTCTGTTACCAGTTCTACCTGTAAGTCCTAATATCCTACATAAATCACTAAATAAAACCCCAGTATACTCAATTCCATCTTTAATCTTCTGAGTTTCAATAGCTTTATCATTTAAACAAATAAAACTATATAAAGCTAAAGCTTTTGGAGATAATGCGTAAGATGATAGAGATTCCATATATCCATATGTTTTACTATAACTGTTTAAATCTCTCATATATGTTATAAATCTCTTATTAACATCTATTTCCATACTTCCATCTCGTAGATTATATACAACTGTAGATGTAAATTTCGCTAAAACAAATTGGTCTCCGATAATGTTTTGAAATTTAACCTCCCCTAACCCACTCATAAACTCTTCTACACGTTGCATATCTTCTTTTGTACGGTTTTTACCTGTTATTAACTGTTCCATATGCGCTACACCATTCTTCCAATCAGCGTTTAATATTTTACGTAAATCGGTGGAAGGAATAGTCATTCTAAAAACTGACTCATTAATTTCATCTATTAGTACCTCAGTTACAGGTATACTAGTATCTCCTCCATAAAACCTATCAGTAGCAATGAATGTGTACATCACTAAATTTTTAACTGAATTAGGGACTGTTGAAGCTACAATCCCTAACCAATTTGTCATTGGTTGTGTTACCATAAAATAATCATCCTTTGAACTTCCTAAATATCTTTGATTCATAAATAATTCCTTTCGCCCCCTATAAAAACTATACCATAATACAGACTCCCCTTTGTGAGTCCATAGACTCCCTTTTGGGAGTCCATAGACTCCCTTTTGGGAGTCCATAGAATTTATCTTTAATTCTAATTTAAGAGTTTAAAACCTCTCTAATCTAGTCATAGACTCATTTTCTCCCTAATTTCAACTATGTGGTATTTAATATCACTTACATTCCCCTTTGTGAGTCCATAGACTCCCTTTTGGGAGTCCATAGACTTTATTTTCATTCCCCTTTGTGAGTCCATAGAGATTTTTTGACTCCCCTTTGTGAGTCCATAGAAAAATTTCCGGTACCGTTACCTCCCTCTAAAATCAGGGTCTGAGAGGCTATCCGCACCATTTTACACATTAATATATATATTATACATTAATAATTTATATACAATAATAAACAAAAGACTCACCTTATTTTTCATTTTTATATTTTTCTAATTTTATAATAAATATTATAGGAGAATAATGGGAATTGTTCACTAAGTTAAAATTTAAATTTACCTCTAGTAGAATTAATTGGATACATGAACTTACAAACTTCATCTAGCAATTTTAAATTTTCCATAGTTTGTGGAATATCTTCCAATCTTGTAATACATTTACCTGTATTAGACCTAATTTTAGCTTTATATGCTTCAATTATTGCGTTATACTCATATTTAGATTCCTTTATAGTTCTAATATTTAAATAGTTTTTAACAGATTTGGACACCCACTTCTTATTAACATCTTGATAAGTAACCAATTTCCCAAGTTCTTCTATTTTAGTCATTGTTGGAAGTACCATAGTGTCCGTTATCTTACTCATTAAAATAGAATTATTTTGGTCTATTTCGGAATGAACAGTATCTTTAACAATATCTGTAACCATCGTTATAAGATTCTCTTTAAAATTAATAAACTCTTCTCTAGTGATAACTTCGGGATAATTATTATCTTTCATTCTCTTATTTAACCTCCACATCAATTATTTCAACAGTATTATCTAAATTACTTTCGGGCAAATATTGTTTAATATCTACTAACCAATCTTCTGTTTTCTCAATTATATCTCTTAAAGATTTAACTACCGAATTATCACATTTATAATATTTGAGACATCTTTCATATTTAACTGGTGCAAGTTTTTCATTAAAGAAATATCTCATAGAACCTACCAATGAGGCTAATTCTGTAGTATCTTCTAAGTATTGGTCTCTTATCTCCATTCCTATGCCAAGTTCATTTAATTTTCTATTAAGTTGCTCATATTGTTTTAGTTGTTCATCTTTTTCTATATTTGAATTTTTAATTTTTTCCAATTCCTCGAATAATGACTCTTTAGTATACTCTAACGCTTTATTACTACACTCTAATTCATGTAATCTATCTTTGATAAAACTATAATCAGAAGGTTCGACCACTACTTCATTAGTGATATATTCTGTTTTCTTAGTCTTCTTTTCTCTTTCTAATTGTTCTTGTAGTTGTTGATTGTTCTTTATTAATACATCTTTAGCTAGTTTTTCTTGTTTTAACTGTTCCTCATATTCTTTAATCTTCTTTTCTGCTTCTTCTTTATCTTTTGAATTAGCTACATCTTCTTTTACTTCTTCTGGTGCTGACGCTAGAGTGTATAGTTTGTTGAGACTAAGGTCGTCAAATATTCGGGACTCGGTGAGTCCCAACTCTTCGTAAATCTTAATATACTTATTCGCTTGATGTCTCTTAAAATTAACCCTTCTATCATCTAGCCATTGTTCAAAATCATGATAATTATTTGCCCCATCTCTCGTCTCTTTTAATATTTTACCTAGTTCTATAACTCCTCTAGCTACTTCTACTTTCTTTTGATAAAACTTTTCAGCTTGAACTTCAAAGAATGTGTTGTCTGTAATTTCATTAGCCATTTTTTTATTTACCTCCTTTTCTTATACCTTTATTTCCTCACTATCTTCAATTCTAAGACGTTTTTATATCGAAGATGATAAATTATATGTCTAAATTTAAAACGTCTTAAAATCGCTTGTAGTGAGTTTTATTCAGTATCTTTATTTATTGTATAGTAATATTATAAGGTAATATTAAATTTTGTTCACTCATGTATAAAAATAAATTTTGTGGATAAAATATTAAGTGTAAGAATAAATATGACGTATCTCTGGAAGATGTATTTATTAAAGTAAAGTTAGTTAGCAATTTTATCCCTTATTATAACTATTTATTTTTTTACATGTTTATTTCGATTTCCGTAGCACATTATTTGTGTGTTGTCAGAAATCAAAAATATCTCCCACAGTTTATTGTGAGCGATAACTAAAAGAAGTATCCCCTCCAGTTTAGTGAAGGTGATACTTCTTTTTTACTTTTTAAACTTCTTAACTACAAATCTTTTAGTCTCTTTAGTTTCCGTAAAGTCTTTTCCAACATCTTCTGAAATATATCCATTGTAAATTAAACTTTCTAATTTCTCGCTATTAAGAGTCAATTTAACATCTAGTGAGTCTAAAATCTTCTCTCTTAATATAGGGTCGGGCGTAGAATTAGCGATTTCTAATAATCTCTCTATTAAACCCTCCTCATTGACTGTATAAGAGTAACTTGATTTATAAGTAACTAAATACTCGTCTTCAATTAATTCGTCTTGTAGACCCATTTGGTCGATTATACGACCCCTTAGATTTTTTAACTCCTTTTCAATATATTTCTTTTCATTATTCTTCTCATAAAACTCTTTTATATCTGACATACCTATATTTCCCCTCTCTTTTCAATTCTCAGACGTTTTTATATTGAAGACGATAAACTTATCGTTTAAAAATAAAACCTCGTATATCGTCTTCTGACCCCCATTTAAATTAATTATCGCTTCTATGAATTTCAACATGGTCTAAAAAACCATTTACATCTGCAATATAAAATTCCCCTTCATGATGTTTAAATAAATATGCAATTTCTTCCTCGGTAATATCTTCCTCTTTTAACATTACTGTGAAAGCTATATCTTTGATAAATAATACATAACACTTTTCGATTTCTATTAATTGAATATCGTCTACTGAAACTGTAGTATCGTTACCGCAGTCTTCAATATAGGTTCTCGTACAATCTTCATAGTACTCAAAATCTTCCTCTGTATTTAAGTTATATAGTTCTTCTGCAATGTCTCCCAATTCGTAGTTTAATTCATATATCAATTCTCCCAGTTCCTCTATTTGAGAAATTAAGATTATTCTATTTTCATTAAGATTATCCACAGAATTTAATAGTATCTCTACCTCGGTTTTACCTTGTTTGGCTGCTTCTTTACGCAATTCTGAGAATGTCGAAGCTTTATACATATTTAATTGTTTCATAATATTTAAAATATTGTCCCTTCTAACTTCATCAAATGCTTGTAAATTTAAATACCTTATTTTTAATAAATCTATTAAATGCTCTACCATATATAACCTCCAGTTTGCAAGTAATGTAAATTTAACTTGCAATTTATATATTTTGCAAGAATTGGAAATTTAACTTGCAATTAATCTTCATGTGAAATTTCTGACTCAATTACTTCTCCCTTTGTGTTAGAACTTACAGTAAAACGATTTTCTATATTACAGTCTACATAATAGTATTGTATCTTATCGCAGGTATAACACTTCGCATATAGTTTTATTACAGTCCCTATTCCATCTAATTTTGCTACATCACAGTCAATAGTTGGGGATAGAGGTCGTCCACAATACTTACAAACAGGAATTTTAGTGCCATTCCCACTATCTATTAAATCACATTCACAATAAGTAACTTTAGCCATTTTCAACACTCCTCTGTATCTATATTAGTTTCATACCAACCCAATAACTCTTCTCTGCGTTCTTCTTCAACTTGTCCAATTACTTTAAACCCATGTAATTGTTTTAATTGATAATCTATGAACATAGTTCCGGTATTATAGTATCTTTTTCTACTACATGCTCCTTTAATATAACTCTCAGGTGTCCCTTTAAACTCTATTATATCCCCATACATCGGATGTAATGCTGCTAATTCAGGTACTACATCAATCCACATGTGGTCAGACACTATACAATCATCAGTATCTCTTAATTGTCTTATTAACATTGTACTTAATATCCTACCCGTTTTTCTACTTTTTCTTGTCCCAATTCTCACTACAATTGCTTGAAAAGTAGTATCTTTATTTAAATACCTCCTTAAATCTGTTCTCATAAATTATCCACCCCTTTTATTAATTTATTTATATAATATATTATATAGTAATATTACTATAAAATCAAGGGAAATGTAATAATTTCCCTGTTATATATTTTCTCCACGTTTCCCCCATTTTTTACGAGAAACTATAGCTAAACTACCATATTCAATATTTCCTTGAAATTCTTGAAATTTAGAAATTGCGTCATAAGTATAATATCTAGTTCCCTTTTTATCTAAATCTCTTCTTGGTTGTGGTAGTATTTCATAACCTACTTCTTTTTCATAGTCTTCCCAATTTCTAATAGTAGAAATTGATACTCCTAATTTCTTTGCTACTTCTGTAATTGTGTAAAAATCTGTTCCTTCTATAACTTTCATTTTTATCAGTTCCTTTCTATTTTAGTAAATTTCTAAATAATTTTATTTATACTTCCAACGAAGTTTTGTTCCATCTGGAAGTTTCCCATGATAATTTCGCTTCCCCTTACAACAACTACTTATAAGAGAAGTGGATAAATTGTATTTATTAGCTGCTATACAAATAGACTCAAATACCTCTCCTGTAGATATACATACAACAGCTTTAGAACGTTTATGCTTACTACCACATTTACCGTACATTGGATTTTTAGACCCAGTAACGTTATCTCTTCTATGTTGTAGTGATAGTGGGTTTTGTTTATTTTCTAATGAGGTAACCCATCTTAAATTATTTACGTTATTGTTTGACGGGTTAGTGTCTATATGGTCAACCTCAGGTTTATTGTATGGGTTTGGTATAAACGCTATTGCCACTAATCTATGGATTCGTATTGATTTCCTTACCCCATTTTTGTGTAACATAACCTCTTGATAGCCATCCTTTGTAGTTCTTGGGGAAATCTGATGGGTTTTACCTGTATGCATATAATTAAGACTCCTAACTTTACCTGTATTAGATATTTGGTATAAACCTTCATATCCCCTTACATCTCTCCACTCTTCCATTTTAAATACCCCCTATTTTTTTAGCAAATTCCTAAATAATTTCTTTAAATCTAAACCTTCTACAGTTTTATCTACAATTGCGTCAGATAAATCCCTTTTTAACATTATTGTCTCATGTACACCTTCGTCAATTGTATCATTTGTAATCAGTGTGATAATATTTACTGTGTTGGTAGTTCCTATACGGTAAACGCGGTCACATGCCTGTTCTTTACTAGCATATGTCCAAGGTTCACTAAGGAAGATTACACTATTAGCTTTAGTTAATGTAAGTCCTGTACCCATTGCTCCAACAGTTCCGAGCAACACCTTACAGTTATCAGTAGTTTGAAAATCATCTACTATTCGTTGTCGGTCTTCTACTCCTACTTCTCCCGTAATTAATTTAGGGTTATATTCAGGATTAATTAAAGTTATTGCGTGTTGTACTACTTTAGCCCAGTTACTAAATACTACTACTTTTTCACCACTTCCCACTATTTCATCTACTAATTCAACCATACGGTCTATTTTAGCACTCTTTGTAACCTCCTCGTTAATTAGTTGGGGACATTCAGTTACTTGTCTCAACCCTGTTAATAAAGCTAGTGGATTTGGATTAACTTCTAGTATCTCGTCCATAGTCGCAACTAACCCCTTTTTAACTTCTCTATATAATTTAGTTTGTTCAGAATACATATCAACATACTCATATTTATAAATTTTGGGCGGAAGGTCTAAGATTTCATCCTTCATTCTTCTCAACATACAAGAGTCAAGAGTTTCCTGTAATTCATCTAAATGTTTGTATCCTATAATTTGATAACCTCCAAAACCCCCTTTTCTAGCATAATAATTTTCAAATTGATAGTAAGTATGCTTTTCCACATTTAACCACTTCAATAGATTATATAAATCCATGGGCGAGTTCATAAGTGGAGTACCAGTCAACACCATTTTATACTTACATCTAATTTTATGAATTGCTTTACCTTGAGCAGATGAATGACTTTTAGCACCCAAATGAAATTCATCTATAATACACATTCCTATTTTACCTTTTCTACATAAATCTCCTATTAAGTTTACTACATCCGAGTTTCTAAAAGATTCTATGTTTGTAATAAGAAAATATTCGTCTCCTAAGTTTTGTAAGTCCTCTACCTTCTCTTTGTTACCTTTTATAGTAAGTTTTTTAGTTTTCTTACCAATTCTACTCCCCAGTATTTTAGCTTTTTCATATGTTGCATTTTCAATTTCGTTTTTCCAACTATATTGCATACCATTGACACAACATATTACTAAGCAATGTCTAGCTTCTTCTTTTTTAGTAAGTCCTACACAAATAGCTTCAAGTGTATTATGAGTTACTATAAAATTATCGGTTATATAAAGTCTATTAAGACTATCTACAGATATACATTGACATTCTTTATTTCCCACAAACTCGATATTGTCTATTAATCTACGTGGTCTATACTTTGTATTTGGTTTATATCTGATTAGTTTATAATGCGTAGTACAAGGAGTTATATATTCTGGCAAATTAATTGATAGGGTATATGCTGTTTTACACATTATTTCCTTCCCATCCTTCTTATACTTCCCAACCTTACTACGTAGTCTACATGTACCTCCTAAGCTTTGAATTATTTCAATACAATCATAAGCTAGTTGCTCTGATGTAGTGTCATAGAATAGATTACCTTCTTTACTTACATAACCGTCAGTGTCTATGAGTCCTTGTAAAAGTTTTATCCTACACTCTTGCGAGTTGTAGATATATTCTTTTGGGATAAATTTCTCGTGTGAGTGTTTTCCGTCAAGTTTATAATACTGCAAACCTTCTACTATACTTCTCGAGATTATTCTATTGTTGGTTTGGTCATTTCTATCTCTTTTAACACAATACCCCATATTTCTTATTGTCTGTGCTATATCTTCCTCAGTTGAGCAGTAATGAATAGTTTGACCGTATTTATAATATACGCTAGATAGACACCCATCCCCCAACAACACACCTAATACATAAGGTTCTATTAATACTTTTTGTTGTTCAAATTCTATATTACTTACTATAGGAATATGGTATTTCCTGAATACTCTCTTACCACAACTTGTATTAGATGTAGATTTATAATCTACAATGAGTTCCTTTAAACTTTTTACAGTATAGGGTTTACCTTCATATTTCCTTCCTGGAGTATTTACATACCATAGATGGTCTTCACAACACTCTACGGAACTTCCATCAGTAAAGGTCACCTTATATATAGGTTTTACTCCTTGATAATATACACCTGTAACGTTACATTTATTTCCACATTCATCTAGCAGAACATCTCCAGGTTTCACATCTTTCATTAGAATATATCCATTAGGAGTGTATAATCTACTTTCCATAGATAACGCTTTACCAAGCCCCATTTGGTCTCCTAATATAAATTTATTATGAGTTTTACTGTATTCCAAACATTCTTTTTGATGTGGAAATAGTTTATATTTTATATCGACCATACCTCAACCCCCTCTTACTTAATATTATATGGTAATATTAATACAAAGTCAATAAACAATTTATTCTTTTTATAGTTATAATATAAAAAGAGAGTGATTATTGTTCACTCTCTTTTTAAATCCAAGGAATGTTTGATATTCCCTTTACCCCTACTAAAATAAGAAGGGCTGCAATTAATACCATAATAAGTTTATAAATTTTATCAAAATGTTTCTCATTACTTGTAATCATAAGTTTATTTTGTTCTAATATTAATTTATTTCCTTCATCAATTTTTTTTGTCAGGGTAGTTTTAATTTCCTCTATTTCTTTGCAAACATTATTAAGTTGTTGCTGAACTTCGAGAATGATATTGTGGTCATGGTATTGTTCTTGAGACAACTTATTGAACTTCTCTTGAAGTTCTTCTTGTTCTTTTTCTAATTTATTTATTTTTTCCATAAGAGCAATAATATTTGTATCGTCCACAACAACCCCACCTAACATTTAAAGTTTATTCAGTTTTTTCATCAGAAGAACCATTAATTAACTCTTTAAATGTAGAGTGTAGTCCTGTTGCAACAAGTCCTGTAAATGCTCCCCCTATAAATACTATCAAGTCAAATTTTCCAGTATTTAAAATGTTTGCAACCACTCCAATTACTACTAATATTAATGGAATATATTTATTAGTAATAAATGGTAGAGAAGTTTTAATTATATAACCTATAATTAAACAAACAGCGGCAACCACCGGAACAAAATATTGTGTAAATTCAATTGATTCAAACATAAATCTTCCTCCAAATAATTTATTATTGTTGTTCTATTATACCGAGTATATTCTTTAATTCTTCTACAAGTTGATTAGCAGTGTCTAAATTTACATTAGCTTCTTCTACTAATTCTTTTACGTGATTTTCTAGTTCCACTATTTGTCCTTGTAGATTTTCTATTTGTGCTTGTAATTCTGCTATTTTTTCAGTTTGTTCTGTATTTCCTTGACCTCGTTTTAATTCTTCTATCTTAGCATTTAATTCTTCTATCTTAGCGTTTAATTCTTTTATTTGAGTATCTCTTGCTTCTATTTCTTCCATTAATTGTCCAACTTCAAGCATAAGATTATCATGTTCAGTTATCTTATCCTTTAAAGTAGTTTTTGTATCTTCTAATTCTTTGTTTATTTGGTCTTTTTGTTGTTGTAATTCAATGTTTTGACTCTTTAGATTTTCATTTTCTACCTTTAGCTTGGCTACTTCCTCGGCAAGCTTTTTACACACATCGATATATTCCTTTAATTCCTTTAAAGCATGTGCTAAATCTTTTGCCATTTTACAAACATCTCCTTAATTTATTTATATGGTGTGTTGAACTTATAACTACTGTATTATAAACCTTTATAATCCTTCTCTTTTATTCTTCGTAAAATATAATTCCCTGAAGTTCCCCACCAATACAAACTCGTGGGCGACCTCCATTGTCTAGTAATTGTAGTCTTTCTTTACTACATTTTTCAATTGTATAATCTTCATCTCTACTTATTGAGACTAAAGCTGATTCTACAAATTTAGAATCATTGGCAGATAATGTTTCTAGTATACATAAAATCATTTAATATTACCTCCTCTATAACCCTAATAATTTTCTCCAAGTATTTTTACCCACTATTCCATCTGATGATAACCCCTTATTTCTTTGGAAATTACAAACTGCCTTGGTAGTACCACCACCAAAAATACCATCCACTCCGTTTGTATTGTATCCAAGTGAAACGAGTTTTTCTTGTAGTAATTTGGTGATATTTCCCCTTGCACCTTCTCTCAAAGTAGGGCATCCATTAAGTGTGTTAGTACCAGGTATTCCATCTACTGATTGATTAGAGAATCCTTGGCTATTACACTCTTCTTGTAATCTTTTTACCCAACTATTTCCACTATAGACATTCTTATTCTTTTGAGATAAAACGGAGTCTAATTTAGCAAATGTTTTCTCACCTGCTAACCCATCTGCTACTAACCCATGTTCTTTTTGAAATTGAATTAAACTGTTATAAGTACCTTGTCCAAAAGAACCATCTGCTCCATATCCTCCACAGTCATATCCACAAGCAATTAATTTTTGTTGTAGTTCCTTACATCTACTACCTACAAAATTACGTCCCTTTACAATAGGACTAGTACTTGAAGACGTATTAGTTGAAGATACATTAGATGGTACTGATGTATCTCCTAATCTTCTCTTGAAATCGTACCATCTAGCCCAGTTATTGTTAGAAAAAGTCATCGGGCAGCATTTTCTACTTGCGTCATAGTGTCTAACGACTCTTGTTACAGGAATACTATATTTAGCCATTAAATATCTAGTTAATTCTAAAGTATTTTGTATTGTAGTATCTGTAGTATTTCCATTAGTTAGACACATTTCTATACCTATAGAATTATAATTAGATATTCCAAATTTACCGTGTCCATCACCTACATGCCACGCACCATGATAATCTTCTACTACTTGGTATATAGAAGTGTTGTCTACAAAATAATGGGCAGAAGCACCTCTATTTCCTCCATTAAAATAAATTGCATTGTTTCTGGCGGAAGAAGTTTCTCCTACATCATGAATTACAATATAAGTAATATTATTACTAGAACTATGATTATATCTACTAATCATTCTTGTTATAGGTAACATTTTATCATCTCCTTAATCATAAAATCCTATAAATGTGTTTTCTTTGTACAAAAATAGGGAGTATTCATAATACTCCCTATTAATTATTCTTCTACAGCGTCCAATAAAGCTTTAACTTGGTCTCTGTATCTTGCAGGAACTTGTTCAATTGTTTTTAATCCTCTTTGAACCATTACAGCATATAATTGTACCATTATATGTCCCTCCTTAATATTTATATTTGATAAAGTTTTGGGGGCAGATAGAGAGTATGTGGATACTTCACACATTGAATCCATACTCAATGTAGTAGTATCTTCCTCTAAAGGTTCTAACATTTGATACATTTCATCAATTGCTAATAATATTACATCAGTAAGATTTTCATGTTTTTCATCACTATCCGTAACTGCCTCCATGACTATATTAACAGTTTCATCTGTCATAAGTTGCGATTCATTTAAGGTGTCAGAAGTTTCTTGTAAAGTTTTTACGTCATCCTGCACATCTTTTACCCTTTTCTGTAATTCTACTACATCAGGGTTTTCTTCTTCTATAAAGTGCTTCCATATTTCTCTTCCTACTTCTTCATATTCTTCTGCGTTACCGTTCTTAGCAACACATATAAAGTCTGAAAAAAATGTCCTTTTCTTATCAGTTATTTTCTTTCCTTCATCTGCTAGTATTTTAGTAAATCCTTTTGAAGTATCTATAATCATATTTTCGTACCTCCCAATATTAAGTTACTGTCCACCCTTTATTTGAAGCTATCAATAACTGGTCGTCAGTAAACTTTGATATATAACCTTTAGTATCTAATGTTTTAGTAATACCCTCAGAAGAATAATCATATAAAGCATTTACTATATTATCTATAGTATTAGAACTGAACTTACTAAATAATTTAGGTACGTATGTGTTGTTTGTAAAACCGTCCCATGCAGTTATTTTATCTGCAAAAGAAATATTTATATTGTCTTTTATATCGGTCATATTTCCGTAAGCATAATATACATACTCAGGTTGTTCTTCGGCTAATGTATTATCCTTGAAGTTGATTAAAGGTAGATTTTCTATATCCGTAAGATTTTTAGTACCCGCTAATGAACCTATAACAGACCTTAAAGCTATACAATTTTGATTTTTAGGAAAGATAACCCTAGTTAAATTAGAGCAATCTCTAAAAGCATAACCCATGTATTGTAGTTTAGAGAAGTTAGAGTTACTTAGTATATTAAAATCTATAGTAGTAAGCTGAGTACATCCTTGAAATATCCTATCTATGCTAGTTACGTTTGAAAAATCACAATTAGCTAAACATGAAATATCGGTGAGACTTTTACAATCTTTAAATAGTGACGTAACATCATTTACAGAACTATCAAGTATTTTTTCTAAACCAATAACTTGTTTTAATTTACTACAACCACTAAACATTGAACGTAGGTTTAGAGTATGATTTTTACCATCATATGAATTTTTAGCCGATACCCAACCACTTAAATCAATAGATTCGATAGAAGTCCCAGCAAACATAGAATTTAATGCAGTCCAGGTAGAAGTATTCCATTTCGAAACGTCAAAATAGGTCATACTTGAACAACCATTAAATATTCCGGCACAACTCCAACCAGCCAGGTTTCTCATATTCATCTCCCAATCTGATACATCGATATTTCCAAGTTTACTACAACCACTAAACATCCAAGTTGCATGTAAACAATGTTTCATTATCATACTATCTATATTAACTATATTAGTTAAATTACCACAACCATCAAACATATTAGCTGTATATTCCAAATCTGCATTTTTAGGCAACACTATAGTTTGAACAGACGTACAGTTTGAAAACATCATTGCAGTTCTCCAAACCTTAGATACATCTAAATTTGATATATCTACATAGGTTAAGTCTCTCATACCTCTTAAAGCGTATGAAAAATCATAATAAGGTGAACCTTGAGACCACTTAGAAACCTGTAGTACCCTAGTAAGTTTAATTGAATTCTGTGAATCGCATCGTAAAAAAGGAGCATAACTCTTACCAAAACATATATGAGCTTTAACGATATAAGCACCGGCTTTAGCATATGTGTGTGAAGGTGCAGAATTAACAGTACCATCAGGTAACACTAATTCTACAGTACTTCCATCGCCCCAGTTTATTTTTGCTTGGGTATATGGTAAAGACAGTAAGTCTTTAAGTCGTGAAATATATATGCCACTAACATTATCTTTAGTTGTAACTAATTCCATAATAGTGGTACAATCTTTAGTAAAGCCATTTCCACCCCAGTCCAAAGGAACATAATCCAGTCCGTTATCACCATCATAAGATATAATATTTCCATCATCAATATGAGTTATCTCTGTACAACCACTATAACAATCAGTAGGAGTAATTCCATTAGTGTAAGTGTTGTTCCAGTTGCTATGAATGTGAGTTAGTTTAGTACATCCATAAAATGCTTTTTCCACATTAGTAGCAGCTGCAGGGAATATAATATCCTCTGTTATTTCAATCCAATTTGCTTGAGTCAATCCAGTTGCATTAAACATATTACTAAAATCAGTTATATGAGAGATTTTAGCACCAGTAAAATCAACTCCATTTATATGAGTTGCATCAGTAGCAAACATTCTAGCAAATGTAGTCCAATATCTAAAATCAGCATTGTTGAATTTAAAGTAGTGTTTAGTATTACCAGAACCCCAACCAAATCTATTGAAATTTATAATTGGCATAATAGCATTTGTAAAATCAAATGTTATACTACCCTGTGTAGTACATTTGTTTGTTAACCATATCCAGCTTATATTTTTATTCCCAAATATACAATCAGTAAAGTTTACAGTATTTACATTTGTATTAGCTATAAATCCTAGGTTTTCACCAACACCGCCCATAATATCTAAGGACGTTAAATTAAATCCGGAGAAATCCAATACTTCAATTAACTTATTGCCACACATAAAACTTTTTATGGATTTTACATTTGATAAGTTTGATGATTTATTGAATGAAAAATTAGATAGGGAAGTGCATCCATATATAAACTTTTCTAGTGTGGTAACATTATTTGAAATAGTTAAGTTTCTACAGTTTAACAGTGTGCTACAGTTTCCAAATTTAACTACATTATTCTTAATGGTTACATTATCGGTAGTAGTTAACTTCGGAGGAATCCAATTAGTAGCACTAGTAATACCACTTCCAAATGTCATTCCACTTATATCAGTAATACCTGTACATCCACTAAACATCTCGTCTATATTAGTTACAGAGTCTTTAATTACAGTAATAGGTGATTGAGTAATTAAATTACAATTTTTAAACGCACGTGCTAAAGACCTATTTGCAGTAACAGAACAGTTTTTAAGATTTCCTAGCTTTGTACATCCATTAAATAAATCACTCAAGTCGTTGCCTGTAATATTAGTATCTTGTACAGTAACAAGTGATATTACGTTAGTGAATTTAGCCTTATCTGTATTAATAGTACAGTTTTCTACAGTAGTTAAATTAGGAGGACACCAGGTATCTCCCTTTGTTATAGTACTACCTAAATTCAATCCGGTTAGTCTTGTTAACTTATAGCAACCTTTAAATAAATTACTCACATTAGTACATGTAGTAGGTAAATTAAATCCTGTAAGTGTTTCTAAATTAATACATCCCTCAAATGTAGACTCAACATCGGTAACATTAGGAATTAATAATGTGGTGATAGATGTTAGCTTTTCACATCCTTTAAATAATCCTTTAATACTACCTTGTACATTAACAATCATACTATTGATAGAAGTTAATGGACATTTATAAAACATCCCTTCAACTGCAACAACATTCTTAGGAATAGTTATATTATTTAAAGTAGTAATATTAGGACATTCTGCGAAAGTATAATTCATAGTAGAATTAGTACCCATCTTAATACTACTAATAACGGAAGTATTATTAATAGTAGTCTTGTAGAAACAATAATCTAAATTAACAATATTAGCAACTTTATTCAATAAAGTAGTAATTGATTGTAATTTACTAAATGTAGCATTATAGAAACAATAACTTAAATCTGTTTGTGGCATAGAACCTTTGCAGATTATTTGCAGTTTATCTAAATCTATTCCGTCGAAGAATCTAGCAAGGGATTCAGTATAATTAGTTAAATCGATAGAACCTTCGGGTTGAAGATACGGATATGTTTCTCCATCTCTATTCAAATTAAAATGTGGGTTAACAGTAGTAGGTGCAATATTAAAATTAATGGCATTTGGTATATTAACTAATGCGCCTAAATCTATATTCTTTAAGTTCATTCCATTAAAGTCAATACCACTATAATTAATATCTCCTACATAAGTAACTTTTGCAGTAGAACCAGATGTATTAACATCACATACACTAGATACCCATATATTCTTAATTGATGAATACCCTTCTCCATAGTCATTAGTAAAGAACATTGACTCCAGTTTTGTTGGGATAACAATAGTCTCTATCCCCTTTAATACACAGTTAGATGTTATTGATTTAAGTCCAAACAAACCACCCAAGTTTAAAACAGCTTTGTCTGCGAAAGTAATCTCATAATCATTACTAGTACAGTTTAATTCGAGGGTTTCAAGTTTTGGACAGTTTGACATACCGATATATTGAATTGTGGAAGTTTCTCCTCTAGGTAATAAATCATTAAATCCAATAGATGTTAAATTATACATATTTTCAATAACAACATTCTTTAATCTGTGGAAACCATCAAAATTTAATTCCTCTAAATCTAATGAGTTTCTAATAGTTAAATTATTACAATAAGACATACTAACGAAAGAAGAATTAATTGCAGTATTAGTAGAAGTATTTAATTTAGTTATATTTGGACATTCTTGAATAGTAACTGTGTATAGAGATGTAGGAATTTCATCTCCATTATTACCGTATGGAAGTCCTATTGTATGCAATAATCTTTGTTTTATTAACTGTATAGTTTGTACTGATTTAGGGTAGAAAATATCTAATAGACTACCACCCTCACTACCCAATTGTACTTCTGTTAGATTAGTATTATAAATATCACAATGTTGCAAATATTTACACTTACTTAAATCTAATGAAGAACCTGTAGCTGTTACTGTACCTAATGCGGTACAATTTCTAAGATTAATATTTCTAAGATATTTATTGTTAGTAACATTAACATTATAAAGTAGCGGAGAATGTATTTCTACATTCGTAAGTTTTAAAGCATTAGCAAGAATACATGAAGAAGGATTTAAATTACTTAAATTATTTAAATCTTTAATATACTGAGCGTGATATATAATAACTTCTTGGTCAGTCGAAGTCGTACTATTATATGAGAACTCTTTAGTTTCTCCACGTTTTATTTTAATTGTTTGAGTTCCTCCTGTTGCATTACTCCATTTAACACTAAAATAAAGTGGAATATAAGTAGTTACTGAGAAACTTACTGGGCCACTCTTGTTCATACGTATAGTAACTTGGTCATCTTGAGATGTAAAATAACCTAACATGGAATCTACATAAGCTATTCTCTCCCTTAACCATCTTCTTATTTGATGTTCTTTATTTCCATGACAACAATAAGTATATAATGAACCGAATTCAAGATATTTTACTTGAGCGTCATCATTATACATTTTGGCAGGTATTTGAGCAATTTGTTGATTATAGATATACTCCATTAAGTTATCTAATGTAAATCTATCTTGTCTCATTTTCGCCCATTCTTCTTTAAGTTCAGTGTTAAAATAGTTCCAAACTTTACTCCATAAGTTAGAGTTTGAAGTATTGTATGAACCAGATTCTATCTCGACATCAGGTTGAATTGTTAAATCATTCTGTTACTTTTATGACCTACATTAAGTAGGCGGGAAAGGTTCTTCTTTAAAGTGTCTTGACACTTGACCTCTCCTCTACATCTTGGTTGATAGGAAAATTATAGATGTAGTTCAGACTGTTACATCTCTTTCGAGTTTACTCGTTCAGTCGTTGTTGGTGAAAGTAAACATTACTTTCTTCCAAGGCGTTGACCTTTTTCCCTAGGTTTTTCGCCATATATTAGAGTAAATTTAAAGTGGACTATTTACTCTCAATCCACTATTATCAATACCTAATACTGTCCTTCTGTTACTTTCCCCTTTAGGTGTAGGGTACTGACCTACTTATGTAGGCGAAAGGGGTTCTTCCAAAAGTGTCTTTACACTTGACCCCTTCTCTCACATTTCGTTGTTAGATTATATTGTGAGTGCAGACTATTGTATACTTATATCTATATAGATATAAGCCTATTTCGCTTAGTCGTTGTTGGTGTAAAATATTTTACTTCCAAGGCGTTGTCCATCTCTGGAGTTTCGCCGTATATTAGAAATAGTTTTACTTGGACTACAGACAAATTTTAAAATCCAAATCATAGAACTGTGGATACCAGACTTTACCATCTACAGTAAAAATTTTTAAGTTTTTACCTAAACTATCGACCGCTCCGATAAATAATACGTTAAGGAAATACCTAAATAAAAATTCTTTGTTAAAATGTTCTGAAATAGTTTCTCTAAACAAATCGTATTCTGCTACAGATACCCATTCAACTAAAGATTTAATTTCACTATAAGTATCACTATCGGTAGTTCTATTACCATATATTAATTTAAAATCTCTTTTATAGTATTCTATTTCACTTACATTCGCAGATGATTCAGCATTAGCACCATATCTGTAGAACGCACCTGCCGATGTATTTGAGTTAGAATTAATTTCATATACAAGCATATTAGGGTATTTAACATAATCATAACCATAAGATTGGTATGAATATCTATCATGATTGAAGTTGTATATACCGAGATATTCCCCATTCATGTAAAGTTCAATAGGGAATCCGTTGATTGTTGTTCTACAGTTTTCATTTTCAAGTTGCATAGGAGTCTTAGTATCGTATAAGCAGTCATTAATAAATTTTGCTACTCCTGTATTATTAGCATGTGAAGATTCAACATACACTCTGTTACTTTTATGACCTATATTATATAGGCGGGAAAGGTACTTCTTTAAAGTGTCTTTACACTTGACCCCTCCTCTACGACTTGGTTATTGAAGGAATTATAAATCGTAGGTCAGACTGTTACATCACTCAATGAGTGTCTTTTCGTTCAGTCGTTGTTGGCGAATTTAAAATTCTTCCAAGGCGTTGTCCGTTCCTACTCGGAGTTTCGCCGTATATTAGAAAAGATTTATAGCGGACTATATTTTAAGTGTCAATCCGCTTTTAGACAGAAGACGTAATCAGCTACGCTTCCATTTCCGTATGGATTATAATACATGTCACTACCGTATTCATCTTTAAGATAAATAGTATAGTTGTGTCTTACATATTGTCATTCTGTTACTTTTATGACCTACCTTTTGGTAGGCGGGGGAGGTTCTTCCAAGAGTGTCTTTACACTCGACCTTCCCTCTCCACCTTCATAATTAATTTGCAATATAAGTGGAGTTCAGACTGTTGCATCACCTCAATAGGTGTTCTCTCGCTCAGTCGTTGCACCTGATTAAATTAGTCTTGGTGGGCGTTGTCCTTGCAAATAGGAGTTTCGCCGTATATCAGAGAGAATTTTACTTCGCCATAATATTTAGCGAAGATGTACCTTGTATTAATACTGGGTTATTTTGAATACCTGTATTAAATGAAGCCCCATATTTCTCTTCATCAGGTGATTGATATTCAATTTTCATGGGAACAGATTGGGTTGGAGTCATATTAGTAATATCTCCAGTTAAATACATCTTAGGTAGTGTTGTATTACGATAGTTAAAATCGTACAGTTCCTTCTGTTTTACTAAGTCTTTTATATTAGCTAGGTGATTTTGCAATACTTCGTCCGAAGTTAGAGCATGGTCATAAACCCTAAATCTCTTAATAGTGTTAGTGCCACAGTTCTTTCCCTTTGTACTATTTAAGAATATATGTGAATCTAATGAGAAATCTTCATAGAACTTATTTACCCCTTGTCCACTATCAGTAAGGAACATTATACGACATAGAACTCCATCTATATAGGTTTTAAAGAATTTATTAGTTCTGTCTAACACCCAAGTTAAATGGATTTCCCCACTTAAATCGTCTAAGTTTACTTTACCACTACTTGTACCACTACTTGCAGATGATGGAATAGATTGTAATATGTCAGCAAAAACCCCCTTGAAAGGTTTTATTTCATCTGTACTTAGGTTATCTGTTATTTGAGTATAGTCCAGTACTCTACAATCCTCAATACCACTATTTATAGGGTTATAGATTATATCTATAGTAGAACCTGTAAGTGCATTTGTATCCCAGGGAGACCACTCAATTTCAACATATGCGTCGTTATCACATACTAAAGTATCATTAATAAATCCGTTAGTACCATAGTTAAAATTGACTAATTTTCCATTATGACCGTTACCACTAGAATCTACCCATAAATTTTTACTTATTACATTATCATCATCGTTGTTTTTACCAGCCGCATTCAAATCACAAAGTAGTCCCAATTTATAGTCTTCTACAGGGGTGTATTCACCCTCAACAATTGTTAAGGATAGTGTGAGAGTTTTAGTTTCAGAGTAATCCATACTTATTGCAGTTATTGTTATCTCATGAGAACCTACAAGTCCGTTTGTATAAGTCCAATAATAACTACCTACTCCAATTTTTTGAGTTTTAACGGTGTTTCCATCTACTGCAATAGTGACATTGAACTCCTCTGTAGATTGTTTAGATAAACGATAGTTAATTGAAATTGGCACACCATAAGTAAATTCAGAACCATTTACGAAAGTAGATGATAGATATAATTCAGTAGTTGATATAATTACAATATTAAACACTAAAGCTTGTGATTTATATTTATCTACTACAGCAGACATAGTAACAGAGTGTGTACCTAGTCCTAGTTCAGAACCTGCGATGTCTACAAAATTATCTCCATTAGTAGCTTCATATTCCTTACTTACACCGTCAATAGTCATTGTCATTACTATTTTATTATTAATTCCTGTTTCTATCTTATATGGAATTCTTATGGTATCTGTAATTCCGTAGTCTACGGTGTAATCAAAAGTAGAAGTTAAATCTATTCCTCCTACAATAATATTCCAAGATAATTGGTTTGACACTAATCCAGCTCTATCTTTAGCATATACACTTACTACATTATCAGTAGCGGTTAAATACCTACTTGCTAACTTTACGTTGTTATTACCTTGTTTAATTCCTGTAGTATCTACTTGTATATTATTTACTAAGAAATACAATGTAGCATTACCCATATTAGGAGATGAAAAGAATATAGGAATAGTTAAATCTGTACCTTTATCAATAGCACAATCTTTAAAATCCGACTTTAATGTAGGTAGATTAGAACCTCCACCCCCACCTCCGTTAGCCTTTAACCATTCAATATCTTCTTTTGCTTGATTTAAGTCTGATTGTATATTTCCTATTGTATTCGTTGTGTTATTAGCTTTTTGTTGCAAATCAGCTATTTTACTACTATTAGCTTTTGCCATAGCTTCGATATTTCCAATACCTGCGTTATTAGCTACTTTGTCAGCTAATTCTCTTAGGGCTCCTTCGACATTATCTGATTCAAAGTTACCAGATTGGTCTACGATACTAGTTTCAACTGCTTTATTGCCTGTGACCCAATTGCCGTTTTCATCTTTATATCTTATAGACAAAGTTTTCACCGTCCTCGTATAAAAAATTAAAGGAGTGCTAACCAACACTCCTTCTAATAATAATTTATTCTGTTTTCAATTATATAGTTATTCTAAAATTAATTCCTTTCAGACTTTTTTATAGTTAAGGAATCTATTTTAGTTCTAGTCATGTTTAAGTCCTTAGTCTCTGGAGCATAAGGATAACTAGTTCCATTATATACGTGTTGCATTTTTGCATTTTGAATTTGATAGAAATCTAATGTAATTTCAGTTTCAGAAATTTTAATAGTTAAATATCCTGGTACTTTTACGGTATTAGATACTTCGTTCCACCAAACTCTACCATCACTATGTCCATTTGCATTATAGTCATAACCTTCTTCACAATCACTACTAAACTCAGTAATATGTGTCTCCTTACCACTATTCTTCCACCCACTTGATGGACACATTACATAGTAAGTACCATTAGCTTTGTCAGCTGTATGGTTAATACCTGTAGACCCACTTGCGTTTGTTGTTGTTTTTTCATCTACGTGTTTTGTAGTAGTCTTTTTAGAAAAATTATAATAATCATTATAAGCTGGTATTTCTCCTGCTACAGTTGTTTCAGGATAGCCAGAGTATACTGGTATACTTCTAGTGTAAAGATGGTTGTGTCCACATAGTACCAAAGGTATTTTATGCTTCTCAAAGACTGGAGTAAATACTTGACATCGCTTAGTTCTAACACATGTAAATGGAGATAAGTGCATAAATACTATTGTCCAAGTAGGATTAGTTTGTCTTGTAGTTAAATAGTTATCTAACCATTGTGCTTGAGCCAATAAAAAAGCGTCAGTAGATTGATAGTCTCCTAAACTACCAAATCCAGTTACATAATCATAATCTGTGTTGCTATTAAGACAAATAAATTCAGTTTTACCTACCATGAAGTGATAAACACTATTAGCCCATTGATTTTCATTTGTGAAGAAGTTTGCAAAGCATTGACCGTACATTTTGTTTAATAAATCATTATTACCCATACAAGCCATAATTGGTCTAGTCTTATTAAAACCTTCTAGTGCGTCAAACCACCAATAATACTCAGGTCTTCTTCTTCCATTCTGTGATATGTCTCCAGTATCTAAGTAAAAATCGAATTCACTTAGTTTAATATCAGATGATTGAGTTTCACTATGCCAATCATATTTAATTCCGTGGAATACATTCTTAAATGCTTGCATTTCACCTTCTGTCCAACTTTGAACATCACTAAGCCATAATATTTTTAAACCTTCTGAGGATTTGTCTACTACATTAAAAGTGGCGTCATCTGACCAGTAACCCTCAGCACCAACTTTATATTCATAGGTCTTACCATATTGTAAATTTGGTATAATCGCTGAGTGTTTTGATACTGTACAGTCAGGGTGTTGTAATACAGAAGTATTAGCTTGAACTGTAATCCATTCAGTTTGTCCTTGTTCCCTATATTTTACGTAGCCTTGTTTCATTACTTTTGATTGCCATGTGAATGTTCTTGTAGTATCTTTTTCACCGTAGCCTAAAATAAATGCGTTCGGAGCATTTTCATTTATAGGGTCTTTAGATACGAACATATCCCAATTACCTTCTTTAGATGTTCTAGGTCTAAATTTTTCTACATCGCAAGTAGAGTAATCTATAATTTCACAGTCATTTGCATTATCACCTGTACCGTTACTATATCCACTAATATCTAAAGCTTTACCTCCATTGTAGAAGTCAACTCTTCTACATGCACAGTTTTTATTCATACCAAACCTATAATTTTTTTCATAAGCAGTTACTGTATCAGTCCCTTCCTTGGTTCCTCCACATCCCATTAAATCGACATATCCGGGAGTAAATGTTACCGCACCTTCTAAGGAAGTGGTACTTCTCAATGGATTTGTATCTGGTGTAGTATCTCCAATTGAGATATAAACACTCATACCTTTATCAGAGAACTTTTTAGGGTTTCCATTATTATCCTTGAATTCTAAGTCAAATTCTTTAATTTTAAGACGACAGTCATCTTTAAATTCTGAATTGTGTTGAGCACCTCTAACTAAATAAGAAGAGTATGGAGGTATAACACCTATTAATTCTACTTTTTCCCAAGCAGAAGAACCACTCTTATACCAAAGATATAACCCCTTTAAATTTAATTCCTTTCCACTTAAATTATATAATTCAATGAAGGAATGAGATACTGCAGTACCGGTAACAGCTTCTCCTCCACCCCACATTTGATTGATAATTAAAGCTTGATATTTATCGTTGGTATTATCTGAGGGATTTGGAGGAGTTGCAGTATATGCTTCATCTCTTACTGCATATACATTACCTACATAATCTACTCCTACTCTGTATTTCTTACCATCTCTACCAGTAACTATTAAGTGTTCATCAGTTACATTACTTACACCCTTAATGGAACTTACTGGGACTATATAAGTGTCTTTTCCATCGTATACAGGCAATACGTCAGTATCAGCAGGAGATAATTTTTGAGTAGTCTCATACCAATTAGTACCAGTAGTACCTCCACTAGAAGGTAAAGCTTTCTTAAATGCGGAGAAAGGTACAGTATAAGTTTTAGTTCCATCATATACCATTACAGTATCATTGTCACCTATTGTAGTTTTCGCAGGTTGCGAAAACCACGTAATCTTTTCATCTGCCATAATAATATTTCCTCCTTATAATTTTAAAGTATTATTGTCTTCATTGGTCAAGTAATCATCACTTTCATTAGTTAGTAACATGTTGTATAAGTCTAACACAAGTGTCTTATTATCTTCATTAATAAGAATTTTACCTTCTTCGTTAGTTAACACATTATCTAATAAATCAGTACCTAGTGAAAAACACAGTATTTGGTTAGATTCATTGACTAATAATTGATTATTTTCATTAGTAACATACTTAAATACATTAATCGTTTGATTACTGATATTTCCACAAAGCATTTGACCAGATTCATTTACAAGTACAAAACCATTTTCATTTACAAGTAAAGTATCCGAAGTAGATGGTATATCTGGAATGTCTGGTGATTGTCCATGAAATTGTTCGAGGTATGTTACCCTACTTTCCAATTTTAAAATACGTGAAGTTAAGGTAGTTAAGATATTTTTAAATTCATCTATTATCTGGTTTGAGAATGATTCTGCTATACTTTCATCGCTAATGTCTATCCATAGTATATATTTATTACTAGGAGGTGGATTTTTACCTATCCATATACCATTTGACTGAGAATCTCCTGCAACATTGAATTCATCCCAGTTGTCCAAAGTATCGTTAAGTTTATATATTTTATCTCCTATAACATAACATAGCATTCCGGCAGACCTTCTACCTATTGGAATACTCTCCATTATTTCGATACTTTCTACACTATAGTAGCCACCCTTAATGTCGTTAGCTTCTGCAATAGGAAAACTACCACCATTTTTAGGTTTTATAGTTGAAATTAATTCTATAGCCATCTAATATCACCTCACTTTACTATTACAGTAATATTACCTAAATTGGAGTAATCGCTTCTGTATATATCGTAAGATTCAGTATAATTTGAGGTGTTAGTAAAATCTATAGTAGCTACTTTCATAAACCCACCCTCAAATCCTCCTACGTAAAAGGATGGTTCTCCAAAACGAGTGGGGATACAATAGTAAATATATTCACCATCTCCACTAGTAACACTAAATGTACAATTTTTAGTACCTGCTAAAGTCTTAGTAAGTGAATTAATTAAATTAGAATTATATTCTTTAGAAGAACTGACTCCAAAAAATCTACTATTTAAAAATGAGATACTGATAGATTTACTATTTTCTGTAATTCCATCACTAAATATTAATTTAAATGTAGTATTGGAACTTAAATTTGTCGCTACGTAACTTCTAACTAATACATCTAAATCTGTACCATTTAACGACTGAGAAGTAGGGTCTTTAGTATATTCCCAACTTATTGTAGCGTCTATAGTACTACCAATCTCTCCATTAGGGGGATAAATTGAGAAGGTTTTAGTAGTTATTTCTTTATAATTCATATCATTTAGTTTTCGTTCTAACTCAAGTAACTTTTCATCATTAGATGTAATATAATCAGTTAACTTAGATTCGGTGGTAACTGATTTATCTAAAGCTTCATTAGATGTATCTACTGCTTGGTCTATTCTGTTAAGACTATCTAACTGGTCAGCAGTAAGCGAACTTCCTCCTACTTCTATAGGGTCATCTACTGCAACTCCATTAGCGTAGAATTGTATCATAGATACAATAGAACCATCCTCTTTAGTAACCGTAGTTACTTGTACATCATCATACTTATCTTTTAATAATTTACTTGCCATTTGTCCAAATTGAGTTTCATCTATAGCACCTAATTCTGAAATATCCATTTCATTATTTTCATTAACGAGTGTTATATATGCTCTTCCTTCTGCACCTACTACCATATTTGGAGGGCATGTAGGGTCTTTGAGATATTCCCTCAAGGAATCTAATGAGTCCCAACTCATTGAAGGGTCAAGAGTTCCACAGAAAAGCCTTTTATATTGTTTTGTAGCACTTAAAACATCAGCCATACCTATTCCTCCTTATATAGTCATTGTAAATGTAGCTTTTGAACCGAATGGTACTAATGGGATATAGTAGTACACAAAGTAAGTTTCAGGGTTAGTACCTTGTAAGTCTACTACATCTAAAGTAGTTAAAGTAAAGATTGATTTACTGTTATCATCATTCAATTCCTCATAACGAATTTTTGAACATTCTCCAACAGACGATGGATACGCAAATACCACTAAATTAGTAGATTCTGTGGTAACAACTTTCATGGTTGTACCCTTTCTTGGATTAAGTATATATTTAGAATGATTACGTATTTCATCTGAATTAGGAATAGTTTTACTGTCTTCACAATAAGCAAACCCTGGGTGATAGGCTTTTATAAGTATACTTGAAGTGAAATTACCTGCCAAAATATGATTAGGTACTTCATCTCCTAAATTGTCATATTTTATATCTCCTTCTAAGTATGATAGTTTTCCTATAAATTCCATGTCTCTGTCCATAACTAATCCATCTAAAGATGTATAAGTAGATTCTGCTAATATCTTATCATCTAATGATATAGATACTGTATCTATCCCACCAGAATCGCCTACATTGAAGTTTATTCTAATAGACGTAGAAATTCTTTCCCCTAATTCACAACTCGTTACAGAGGACGTCATGGACATTGTAGGAGGTGTGTAAGAAGGGACTACTCTCTTAGTTAACATATCTTTAACAATATCTAAAGCTGTAAGTCCAGCTTTATATGTTTTCTTATCAGTAGCTTCTCCTATTGATACTCCTTGTACAGTAAAATCTTCCTGCAATATATTCATACTCACACCATTTTCAAGATTGTTCAGTTTAGCAGAAGTTATATAGTCACCTGTATACCACCAAGTTCTTATATATTGTCCCTCTACAGGAACATAATCGGAAGGAGCAGCTTTATACAAATCTACTTCACTTATATCTGCCATAGCATAAGAATCTATAGGGATAGAATCCCTTGCAACTAATTCATTTACGTAAAAATCAATCGGGGGGATAGTTATACGATTTCCTTCTAAATCAAATAAATGTATCTGAACACTATATCTACCGATTTCATCGAATTCATCTGTCATTGCTTGAGTTATAGTAAATATGATAGTTTTATCTTCTACTCTTAGTGTATCAATATCGAAGTATTCCTTTCTATTCGGTTTTAGTACTCTAGCACTTGCCTTTAATACATCTTGATTTAATGACCTTATTACATAGTCAAAATTAACCAAATTTATGTGTAAGTCAATACCACGGTCATTACTATAAACGTGAATTTTACTATCTACAGTAGCTTTAGTACCATTTATTGTAACGGTAACATTTCTACTAATTGCCATAATTTAATCCCTCCTTAAATTAATAAAGTGCGGACTTCAAAGGATATAGGAGGGATTGTAATTCTATTAGCGTCTGAACCTTCTCCATCATATAAGTGAAATTGAAGTGTATATTTTCCAATATCACTTAAATCATCAGTAAGGTCTTTAGTTATTGTAAATTTTAATAAATCATTTTCAATAGGGAAGGGGTCTCTTTCAAATATATCACCGTTAGGACATTGAACTGTAACACTAGCATAGGCACCTTCATCTAAATTAGACGCTAAATTTATTGTATTTTTTATAGAATAATTAAATTCGTTTAATTTAAAATAGAAATCAATTCCAAAATCGCCTTGATAGATGAATAATTTTTCGCTAGGAGTTGCCTTGGTTGACCTGATGGTAATAGTTATATTTTTTGAAATAGCCATCTCTTTACACTCCTTTCTTAGTCTCATTATATATAGAATATCTTATAAAAAGAAAAAGAGTTAATGTAATATTAACATTACATTAACTCTTATATTATTTGTTTATTTCCACATCTAGTTCAGCTATAGCGTTCATAATCACACTATTATCCTTTTTTAATGATTCTATTTGAGATACCAATAAACTTAAATCTTCTTTTACCTCACCTATACAATCATTTCTAAATGCTTGTATTTGGGTATTATACATATCTTTATTAGCTTCATAAATTTTTTCATTGTATATTTGAGGCTCATTTAACGCCCAAACACCATTATTTCTTCTGACACAGTAAACCATTAGGATTAAAACTTCTCCCCCATTTACAATGTCAGTTTCATATATTTCTAAACAACGTTCATCTAAAATACGAGTTCTTGTAATCATCTACTATCCTCTCCTTCAACTTCTATCTTATCAAATTATATAAAACTAAGGAGTAAATAAGTTACTCCTTAGTTCATACTATTATTTTTTAACCTTTAAAGTAATACTACAGTTTACTATATTTATATAGTTATTGTTTGCACTACTATTTACATAGACTGCAAGAGAATTGTACACACCGTTCTTTAAACCTTCCACTATTGCTTTAGGTAAAGTAAATGTCTTAGTTTCTCCCCAAGCTAATGTTCCTAAATGGGTTTGTCCTCCATAACTAGGAGTCCCACTAGCACTACTACAACTAGAACCATTTATATATACATTTGAACCACCAGATAAACCTCCACTATTTGCTCTTGTTAGAGTTATAGAGTTACCGTCTTGTACAGTACCTGAACCCATCCAATTTCTTATACCGGAAATATCGAAGAACATGTGTCCTCCTCTTAGACCGTAGCCCCAACTTCCTTGTTTACAATCATTATCACCCCAATTACTCCATTGATATTGATAAGTTTTATGTGAAGTCCAATTGAAGCTTTGAGTATATACTTGATTTCCGCTTGGTGGCGTAGGATTACCTCCTCCGAATCTAGTAGAAGGAGTTGGAGTGCAGTTTGCATGACTATAATAAATACCATTGTTGGCAGTACAATTCCCTTGTGGTCTATGAGGTACTCCACCATCATATCCCCAAAACGCTTTAGAACCGCTTTTTATAAGACAGAAGTTAGTACAGCTACCAACATCATCTGAACTATAATATATAGATTGATACATTAGTTCTACTGCTGTATAGCATTTACCGAAGTCTATATGCCAAGTGTATAAATCGGTTCTCTCGGTCATGATTCCCCAGTTAGTACATGCTATTGTAAGAGCATCTACCTCAAGTCGGTCAACATCATAAGCCAATATTCCATGCCCGTGTCCAGCATCACATAATACCGCGCCTGTCGTTGCTGAACCGAATTGTCTTCCACTTACTATCCAAACCCATTTTTGAATTTGAGTTAGTCTTATACATGGTTGTCCTTCTCCTCTACTTCTTATAACTAAATTACCTTCTAATGTTATTTTGATGTATCCGGTACCTTTCAAACGAGTTAAATAAAGTTGTTCGTTTATTTCAAATCCAGGGTCTCTAACTGTAATAAATAGGTCTTTGTTAATTACTGGTGTCGCTTCTAAGTATTCAGATAATTGTTGGAACGAATTAAATGGTTTATCAGCAGAACCATCTCCTGCAACAGTTGCCGAATGATTTACATATAGATTAGCGTCTCCTTCATATACATTCTCAATATTACCAGCAAACACTTTGTCAACTTTTAATTCAGTCCATTGTTTTTTACTTGATAACCATGCTAATACATCTCCATTGTTAGCATCTACAATAGAAAAACCTTGAGAATTCATATTTGTTGTAGTTCCAGCATCGCTATGCTTTACATTAACACCAGTTGCGTCTATACTAACAACACTAGATTTAACCTCATTAGGATGTTGAGTCCATTCAGTTTCTACAGTACCTTTCTTTAGAGACATCCTTTTAAATCCTACTTGAGCAACAGTATCGCTACTATATACAAAAAATCTACCATATAACGCTTCTGTTAAATTATTTGTTTTGAAATGTACATAGCACTTTACAAATCTCCCAGCAGTAATAGTTTGTCTATAATCGAGTACTGTACATAACCTAGTACCTGTAGGAGTACTACCTTTCCAAATCCAAAAATGTAATGGAGACAAGTCTGCAGTAGCAAAATTTGCAGAAGCATATATATAACCTTCATATACATAATCCGTATTTGGTTCTAACTGAATGTCATGGGCATATCTAGCACCTCCCTTAAATGATGTATTAAAGTAGTTTTCAGTTTTTCCGTAGAAAGGAAACGCATTAGCTTTACCAATACTCAATCCCCCTCCATTAGTAATCCAATCACTAGTATTTCCAGTTTGTGCGTCAGAATTTAACAACATATTATTTGCATTAGAGGTTTTAAATGCAGCTTCCCACTTGCTATTAGATTGTGTAACAGTAAGTTGCATTTTATCTAACTGGTCATTAATGTCTGTTCTATCATATAATTTATATACTGTAAGTGTATCATATATACTACTTGTTGTAGACAATGCTCTGAAAGAGACTGCAGTTACAGTAGTATTATACAAACTAGAAGATACGGAAATTGTAAGACCATTATCCTTCAAAGTTAATCCACTATTACCACTTACTACATCTGTCCAAGAACTACCACTTGTACTGTATTGCCACTTATCAAAGGTACAATTTTGCACTTTATAGTATAATGTAATTGATGAAGGAGAGAATGTAGTACCTCCATTTGTACTCTTAAATACATTAGTAGACGCATTTATTTTTACTAATTTAGCTGAAGTACCTGCAGCACCAGCTATTGCTAAACTATAAGTAAATATTTTATTTATAGTCACTCCTCCACACGTTACAGGAATTGTAACTGTACCATTTTTAGTACTAAGATTATTTGTTACAGTAAACGTAATATTCGTAGATGTTGTACCATTACTGTTTATAGTTGCAGTCATACCGCTAGGAAGTCCACTTATAGTACCTACAGTACAAGCCGTTTTAGTTGTTCCGACATATCCAAAAACTGTTGTATTAACAGTAGTTGCAACTGCTTTCCCGTTACTACCTGCTACAAATGTGTGGTTCTCATTTCCCAATAGTATATTTACGGAATCTTTACCGTTAGTACCATTAGTACCCCTATCTCCATACGCTCCAATAATTCTAGGAGTTCCAGTACTTGAACTATTATCAGTATAAGTGATTACTTCATAGTTCCATAAATATTTTTTAGAACTTGAAACACTTTGTATAGTAGTAGTCCACCCAGTAGTAGCTGCTGTAACATTACTACCACTATTAGTAGCTAAATAGTATTCAGTAATAGATTTAATTCCTTTACCATTAGTACCATTTGTACCGTTAGTACCGTTTGTACCACATACTCCAATAATAGTTGGAGTAGTTGAAGATGTTGTATTATTAGTATAAGTTATAGTCTCGTAATTCCACAAATATCTCTTAGAAGTAGATATACTTTGTACAGTAGTAGTCCACCCTGATGTAGAAGTGGTAACATTGCTACCACTATTAGTAGCTAAATAATAATTAGTTACTTTACTGATACCTATACCATTAGTACCATTAGTACCATTAATACCGTTATTACCATCCTTTAAACGAGAAATGGTAACTACATCTGACCTATTTCCACTTGCATTTACTTTAAATGCTATAGATGTTACAGAACTTGTATATAGTGCTGAGGAATTACTAATAGTTAATTTATTACTACTTATAGTCAATCCATTTGACCCACTTGTTACATTAGTCCAAGTACTACCTCCATTTACACTATATTGCCAGTTTGAATAGTTACAATTAACAAATGTCGGTGTGATAGTTATACTACTAGGAGTATAAGTTGTAGAACCTGTACCACATTTAAAGAATTGGGTTGTAGGGATTGCTTCTACATAACTAGCATTTGTACCATTAGTACCGTTAGTACCATTAGTTCCCGGAATACTTAAAGAGTAAGTAAAAATTTTATTAATTGTTAAGCCATTACAAGTAACTGGGATAGAAACAATACCGTTTGTAGTAGTCATTGAAGTAGTAACTGCTATACTAATTGAAGTAGAAGTAGAGCCATTATTATTTATAGTTGCGGTCATTCCGGTAGGTAATCCACTTATAGTACCTACAGTACAATTAGCTTTAGAAGTCCCATTAAAACCATAAACATTTAGGGAAATGGTCTTAGCAACCGCTTTTCCATTGCTAGTAGCTTGGAAAGTATGGTTCTCGTTAGATAGTTGAATGGTAGTAGCATTAATCCCCTTCATTTCCTCTATTGTAGGAAGCCATGTGGTATCTGCGTCACCTTCTTCTATTTTAAAATCTTTAATATACAGTATATCACCTACAGACCAAGAACTACCACTTTTATAAAATACAAAAGAATAGTTGTTTTTATCAGTAAATGTCCAAGTAAATGTGAATTTTTGCCATGATGTGGTTAACTTTCTATTAGCTACAGTCCCACCAGCTTCGTGACCCATAGTGTTTATATCCATATTACTACTAGCCTTCGCCCAGAAACTCCATGTATAAACTTTTCCTATACGGTCGGAAGTTTTAGGGAATACTGGAAAATGAGGGCCTCCTTTACCAGCGGTTGTACACTTAATTTCAACATGATAGCCACATGCGGCACCGGTATCAGCTACGAGTGTCTTAGTACCCTTGAAATCCCCAGCTACTGAGAATTTATCATTCATCTTATAAGCGTTAGGTATGAGATTATAATTAGGGGTAGCACCATCATTACCATCATCTATTCTTACTATAGTCATATTATCAGAAGTATTATTAGACCCGGTAACTTTAAACACAATTGTTTTTACACTACTTGTAAATAACTTACATGTATTTGATATAGTTAATACATTCCCACTTATAGTTAATCCGTTTGACCCACTTGTTACATTAGTCCAAGATGAACCGTTATTTATAGAATACTGCCATTTACTGTAAGTAGAATTTGTAAATACAGGTGTTAATTTTATTGAACTTGGGGTATAAACTGTACTTCCCTTAGTTTTTAAAAATACTTGAGTAGTATCATCAATTCTTACATAACTAGCGTTAGAACCTGAATCCCCTTTTATCTTAGCCCAAGTATATTTACTAAAGACTGTAGAGTCAGCTTCTGTAGTATCCACATATTGTCCTAACCAACTTCCAGGAGTTTCACCGTTATTGGCAGTAAATGTTTTACCGTCATTGGAATACTTAATATGAAGATAATATGTTTTACCGTCTTTACCGTTTACGCCAGGAGTACCTTGTTCCCCTTTATTACCATCTTGTCCTCTGAATCTGCTCCAAGTATATTTCTTAGGGTCACTTGAATCTGTAGGGTTTTCATCTACATAAGTACCAATATAATTAGAAGGAGTTTCAGTCATTTGAGCAGTAGTTGTAGGGTTAGCAACATTTGAGTATTTAATATGGAAGTAACTAGAAGAACCTGCAGGGCCTTGAATACCTGTATCTCCCTTATCTCCTTTTATTTTAGTCCAAGTGTATTTACTGAATGTATTTGAATCTTCTTTCACAGTATCTACGTATTGACCTAGGTAGTTACCAGGAGTTTCGCCATTATTAGAAGTAAAAGTCTTACCATCATTAGAGTACTTAATGTGTAGATAATAAGTAGTACCGTCTTTACCATCTTTACCAGGTAAACCATTAGTACCGTTATTACCATCTTTTCCTATAAACTTAGTCCATGTATACTTCTTAGGGTCATTTGAATCTGTAGGATTTTGGTCTACATAAGTACCTATATAAGTATTAGGAGTTTCACTCATTTGACTTGCAGATGTAGGATTAGCTACGGCAGAATATTTAATATGGAAATATGCAGATTTACCATCTATACCGTCTTCACCTTTAATCTTTTTCCAAGTATAAGCACTAAACGTAGTTGAGTCTTCCTTTTTAGTATCAACTAACTGACCTAAATAATCCCCAGGAGTTTCCCCATTATTTGAAGTAAATGTTTTACCGTCGTTAGAGTACTTAACATGAAGATAATAAGTTATACCATTTACACCATCTTTACCAGGTAAACCATTAGTACCATTATTACCATCTTTTCCTATGAATTTACTCCAAGTGTATTTTTTAGGGTCATTTGAATCTGTAGGACTACTGTCTACGTAAGTACCTATATAAGTACTTACATTCTCAGTCATTTGACTCGCAGTTGGGTTTGCTACCGGAGAGTATTTAATATGGAAGTAACTAGAAGTACCGTTAATACCATTAGTACCATTAATACCATCCTTACCGTTTTTACCTGGAACTGATAAAGAGTAAGTAAATTGTTTATTAAATTTAAGTCCATTACAAGTAACTGGAATAGTTACAATACCGTTTAAACTAGTCATAGAAGTAGTTACAGCTACTGTAACCTTTGCATTAGTTGTACCTGAACCACTTGGGGTAATAGTCATTCCACTTGGTACGTTACTTATAGTTCCAATTGTTACTGCTTTTTCCTGTGTTCCTACATAACCATCAATATCAAAAGAAATAGTACTTGCTACTGCTTTTCCGTTGCTAGTAGCTTGGAAAGTATGGTTTTCATTTCCTAATATTACATTAGTAGCACTAACTCCATCTTTACCATTTGTACCGTTAGTACCGTTAGTACCATCAGTACCATCCATTAACCTAGCGATAGTACTTACATCAGATGAACCGTCGCTGGCAGTAACTTTGAAGGAAACAGAATTAATTGAATTAGTGTATAAAGGCGAAGAATTAGAGATTGTTAAAACTCTATTAGTTACAGTTAATCCATTTAATCCACTTGTTACATCTGTCCAAGAAGAACCTCCGTTAGTACTGTATTGCCACTTACTAAATGTACAATTAGTGAATTCCGGAGTAAGTTTTATAGTAGAAGGAGAATAATTTGTAGCGCCTTTAGTTTTAATAAAAATTCTATCACTTTCAACGATTGTAACATAACTAGCGTTAGTACCATCAATACCTTGCATTCTGGCCCAGGTATATTTACTTACACTACTACTATCAGCTTCGGTAAAATCAACGTATGTACCAATATACATACCTACATCTTCACCGTTATTTGTAGTAAAAGTTTTACCTCCATCATTAGAATATTTAATGTGTAGATAAGAAGTTCTACCATCATTACCATTTTTACCTGGAATACCTTGAGGGCCTTGAATTTTCCCCAAACTTACCCAACCATCAGTTTCATATCTCCATAAGAAACCGGTAGCAGTTACGTAATAATACTTACCTACTTCTCCCGTAGTAGGTAATTTAGAAACAGTATAATCTATAGTAATGGAAGTACCGTCTTGTCCTTGAATCTTAATCCAAGTATATTTACTAGGGTCATTACTATCTTGTATGCTGTTATCTACATAAGTACCAATATATTCTTGAGGAGTATCAGTCATCTCGTCTACAGTTGGATTATTATTAGGAGCGTACTTAACATGGAAATAAGAACTAGTACCAGGTGTACCATTTATACCATCTTGACCGTCTTTACCATCTTTCCCTCTGATTAATGACCATGTATAATCATTAAATACCATGCTATCTTTTTGAATAAAGTCAACCATTTGTCCCATGTACTTACCAGGAGTTTCTCCATCATTTGCTGTAAAAGTAACCATATCGTCGGAATATTTAATGTGTAAGTAAGTAGTCTTACCGTTAACTCCATCCTTCCCAGGAAGTCCATTTGTACCATTTGTACCATCTGTACCTATAAGCTTGACCCATTTATAAGAAGCTGGGTCGGTACTATCTGCTTTTATATTATCTACATAAGTACCTATATAAGTATTAACTTCTTCACTCATATCAGAAGTTTTTGTAGGATTAGGTATTGCAGAATATTTAACGTGGAAGTAAGAACTTGTTCCAGGTGTACCATTAACACCATTCTTACCATCATCACCTTTTATTAAAGCCCAGGTATAGTTATTAAATACTAAACTATCTTCTTTTATAAAGTCCACATATTGACCCATATATTTACCTGGAGTCTCACCATTATTTGCAGTAAATTTAACCATATCATCAGAATATTTGATATGAAGATAGGTAGTTTTACCGTCTGTACCATTAGTTCCAGGAATACCGTTTGTACCATCTTTACCTACAAGTTTAACCCAAGTATATTTCTTAGGGTCTGTAGAGTCCTCTTTTATATTATCTACATAAGTACCTATATAATCTTGGACGGTTTCAGTCATTTGACTAGAAGTCGGATTACTGTTTGGAGCATATTTAACATGGAAATAAGATGAAATACCGTTAGTTCCGTTAACACCGTCTTTACCGTCTCTACCTTGTAAAACAGTACTTATTGTTATAGTTTTATGAATAATATAATCAAGTATTTCTAGTTCTACATCTAAATTGATAGTAGAAATATCTAACATTCTCTTAGAATTATCTACCTTAATAGTAAATGTATTATTATTAAGTATATACTTAATAGCTTCGGTAGAAATTGAAGGAGTTACACTATTAATAATACAAGGAGTTTCAGTAGTAGTATTCTCCTTTAAAACTTTAAATGTAATAGGAATTTCTTGAGAGTCTATAGGGAAACTATTTGTATCTAAAGTAAGAGTGACATTTTCCTTATTCATCACTACATTAAAGGTTGAGTTTAATAAATCATTAATAGTTTTATCATCTATCTTTATTACTAAATCTGAACCATTAAATGTTAACTGTCCATTACCAAAACTAAATGACCCATCTTCTAAATTAAACCAAGAAGAACCATCAACACTTTGTAATATACCTGCCTTTATTATTGAAGCAGTTAATTTAGAACATGTGGTTTCATCTACAATTAATTTACCTCCAGACACTAAACCATACCAAGGGCCTCCGTATCCGTTAGTAGATACTGCAATCCCATTTTTATTCATACGTGTAATAACTTTTGCAGTATTTATATCATCGGTGTCCATTACCAATAATTCATCTCTAGTTTTTACAACATATCCACCTAATCCATTGTTTATTATCTCAGTAGCTTGTGCTACTGCCTCTTTTATAATTGAATCTGTGTTTATAACAGGACTATTTACATGAATAGAGTCATTAACCTTTTTGTTTAATTCCTTATCTGCTTTAGAAGATTCTGAAACAGAGTTGGTAAAAGAACTTTCTTCATTTCCTATAACAAGAGAAGTAACTTCCTTTCTAATTGGGTCAAAATGAGATTCAAGACATTTAATAGAAGTATCTAAATTTATTTTAGAATACTTAACCCTTACTGTATCTCCAACCCAAATTTTTTCAGAAGCAAAGTCTTTATATTCCTCAGTAGCAGTTAATACTGCTAAATCTACACTAATTGTGATTTTTGGAAGGTCTACTTTATCCTCAGAAAATAATTTGGCACATCTTTCTCTTATTGCATTATATACTTCTGTTAAACTATTTTGAGACTCTTTATTATCTTCTTTATCTTCTTCTGGTTGTTTACCTAAATAATTTAATTCGTCAATATATGCGTTTTTCGCAGAGTTAACAACTATTCTAATTTTTCTATATATTGTTGAACCTCCACTTATTTTTAACTTATAAGTTTTACCATTCTTTATAGCTATCCCAAATTGTTTAATGTTTTTAACATCTCTTGCAGAACTAGTATTAAGGTCATCAATAGGAATTATTATCTGCTTTTCGTTAAATCTGACTGCTTCTGCAGTAACTCCTGTTAGTTCCCAGTTATCTAATTTATTAACGAATTCGCTATTCTTTACAAGTTCTCTTTCTCCGTCTTCCTCTTTATAATCTTTATCTTGTAGTGATACTGAGTATAAAGAAACTTCGTGGCTATCAGTAGTATCGAAATATCCAAAATCTATTTCTATTGTAACCTTGGTATCTTCCTGAGAAGTGAATGAATATTCGATACTATCTCCTTTTGAAATACTTGCTAGTTTTACATCAGAGAAACTCATTGCTCTAATGATAGGATGTGGGTAGTCTTGAATTTTAGGACTATCATAATATTTTTCAGGTAATAATATTCCATCAGATGATGACGGTAATATCCTAGTGTATGTTTCTGCAAATTCTAATTCGTAATTTACCCCAGTTAAATTTTTACCATATTCCACTACGACTCCACGGTCTATTCCTCGTTCTTTAACGAAATGGATATTATTATTGTGGAAAGTCGCATCGCATTCATATACATTTTTATAGGATACGTCATCTCCAATTAAAGCACTCAATAGGTTTATATTTTCTACTGAAAAATCACTAGATTTTGTTACATCTGATGACGCAGTTATTTCTCCTTTGTATTGAGTACTCTTTAATACATCAGTTATTGCTACAGTTCCTGGTTCTGCTACTATATTACATTTTTCTATATAGTTGTCTTGAGAATCGAAACATTTATGTGTAGCGTATACAGTAATAGTATCTAAATCCTTTTGAATATTTCTTACACGGAATGGTTCATCTACAAATATTTGATTATCCACAATATTGTTTGTAGGACATACAATAATATCATTTTCACAAATACTATTACCTTTTTCAGAATCTATATCAAATTTTATAGTTAAACTAAATGAAGTATTTAATATTTCAGCCACATCTATATCTGTAATTTCGTCATCTAATGTTAACCCTAATGTTTTCCAATCAGATTCAGTTGAGTTGGGACTAAATTTCCTAATTGCCACTAAAAACACCTCCATCTTGGATTAATATATACATGAGTAATACCAGAAGAAACTTGGATATTATTTACTCCTACGTTAAATATAGGGTAATCGTTAGCTTCTACTTTATCTCCCATATTTGCTGAATAACTGTTTTTATAACAACGTCTTACTTGACTATCTATTTCAATAAAATCTGTAATAGATTTAAATTTCACGATTAAATTATTAACTACAATTTGTTGATTAGTTACTGTACCGTTACAAGTTATTTTCATATGAGGACGAGATAAATAATCCCCTATATTAGTAATAATACTAGTAACTTTACCATCAATTGTAGCTATATTTCGATAATAACAAAACGGTTCTAACACAACATTAACAGTAAGTGTACCTAAAATTCTTACTTCCCTTTCTATATTATCAAATGATACATCTACCATTCTATATTCTACGGATGGGTCATCAGAAAAGAAAAAAGATTTAGAATTACGAAGTTGTGCAATAAAAGGTCTAACCTTACCTATTAGATTAGATTTATCATTAAATTGATACTTTAATTGAATAGACCTATTCTGAAAACCATCTTTGCGAGTTAAGTAGCCATCGCTTCCAGGTATTTGTATATAATCTGTATTATTTGAAGTAATCGGAATAGAAGGTCTCTCCGCTAAGTACATTCCAAAACTATTATCGGTTTTACCATTATCAAATGTTATATAAAAAGACATTTCTCTGTAACACCGTTACATAAAACTTATAAAACTTTATAAAAGTATATAAAAGTTTATTATTGCTTCTACGTGCACTGTTTCGACTAATCTAATCCAGTTTGATATAACACTCCACAATCGTAAATTCCCCACTAACGAATGGGTACATATTACAGTAATCTTTTATGTGATTTATCTGTAATTTGCTAAGTTTATACTAGCGTTTAAATCTCTATCTATAACTAAACCACATTCTTGACATATATAAGTTCTATCTGAAAGTTTTAAATCTTTCTTGATATTCCCACAACAAGAACAAGTTTTTGATGATGGATAAAATCTATCCACTTGAACAAACTCAATACCTAACCATTCACATTTATACTTCATTTGTCTTATAAATTCATATAAATTTTGTTGCTGAATAGCTTTAGATAGATGTTTATTCTTCATCATTCCTTTGACATTTAAATCCTCCATTACAACTCTGCAAGGCTTGGTTTTCACTATGCTAGTAGTTGACTTATGAATATAATCTTGTCTTATATTTTTTAATTTACGATGTAACTTTTTAATTCTTTCTTCTAGTTTTATAATGTTACTTGTTTTATTGTAACTTCCTCCTTTCTTGCTCATATCATATTTTCTACTTACTTTACGTTGTAACCTACGTAATCTTTTTTCTAAATTCTTAACAACTTTAGTCTTATTGATATTTCTAAATATCATATTATTACTACATATTGCTAAATCTTTTATGCCTAAATCTATTCCAATAACTTCATTGGTTAATTTAATTTCTTCTATTTTAGTTCCTATACTTAAAGTTAATACCCAACATCTACCATTATAAGATACATGAGGATTGCTGAATTTAGATATTCTAGTTAAGTCTATATCATAACTTGATTTATATTTAACTTTTCCTATCTTTTCTAAATTAACCACATTATCTTTAAAATATATCTTGTCGTATCTACTATAGAAAGATAATTTGCAATGTTTCTTGCTTTTAAATTTAGGCAACTCAGCACGTTTTTTATAAAAATTTGTATATGCTTTATCTAAATTTCTAATACTTTCTTTAAGAGTTGCATTAGAAATTTCATTTAACCATAATACTTCTTTTTTATATTGAGTTAGCATTTTACCTAAATCTACTGTAGAATATTTCTTTTTATCAGTTTTATATAATTCATTATATAAAGATAATCCCCAATTATAAATATATCTCTCTGCTCCTATATGTTTTTTGAATAATATTTCTTGTGCCTTAGTTGGATATAATCTAATTTTTAAACTTTTCATTCCCTCACCTCCTTAATAATATTATAACATAATGTCATATGACTTGCAATGACTATTTAAATATATTATACTATATTTGAGGTGATAATATGGCAAATAAAGATTTGAAAAATAGAATCCCAATAGGTTCAGCAGTAGATAAAATTCTTTATGAAGAATTAAAAGAATATTCTAAAGATACTGGAATACCTATAAGTAAATTATTGGATAAATCTATATCGTTGTTCTTAAAGTCTACTAAAAAATAGTAGGCTTTTATAATATTTTATAACTTCTCTTTAACTATTACTCACCCTCCTCAACCTTCATACTAAATATGATAACAATAAAAAAAGGAGTATGTTAAGATATACTTAACATACTCCGATAAATTATCTGTGTTTTCTATTCCACTCTAACTGTCTGTCGATATATGGAGTTAAAACTTGGGCGGTTTGTTTGGGGTTAAATGATACAGTAGGATTCATGTTAATACCAGAAATAGCTTTAATAACTTCAAATAAAGTATTAACAATATTACTATCATCAAAATTATTACTAACAGATTGATTAAATCCTCCGTTACTAATATTGAACGCCATCTGACTCATAGGTGATGACGGTACACCATAATCCATGTAAGTACCTTCTATCATCTTGTTTACTTGACGTGTTACTTCATCTTTAACAGCATTCATCATCATTTTAGTAGAAGTTGCATTAGATTTAATACTCGCACCGACTCCTAGTAATGCTCTACTAGTTTTTCCATCATATCCTAAGTCTACATAGTTACCATCAATTAATTCCCAACTTTTACTTCCTCTCCAACTTTCATTGAATTTCGCAAGTTGTTGAGAACCTACTTGACCATGTGTACCTTGTTCATTAATAGTAAATGAACCTCCTCTGGTGTGTTGAACTACGGTACCAGGTACTTGATTAACTGTAACTGTAACAGTTTTACCATGTATACCATCAATTCTCCATTGTACGTCTTTCGCAGTACCATTATCAGTAACTGTTACTGTAGTAGTGTGAGGTAAATTATTAACACTACTTTTTAATGAGTCTACATCTCCTTTAGCATTAAGTGCTTGTTCAGCACACCTTAAAAATCCTTCTTGAGTAGCAAATCCGAAGTCAGAAGCCTTTAAACTACCCTCAGCTAATTTAGCTTTTATTATCTCCATAGCTTGAGATGTAGTCATTTGACCATTTTTAACACTACTAATTTCAGTATTTAACGCACTTACTACAGCGGCAGCATTATTTTTCCATGCCCACTCATTATTTGCTAATTGTCCTTGAACATTTCCATAAGAATCTACTACTACCATAGTCATAGCACCAGTTTCATTAGTAACAGTCTTACAAGTCATACCGTTAGTAGCTGCGTATTGTTGTAATGCAGCTTCGTTATCTGCAAATACAGTCCTCATAGCATGTCCATTGCTATCATATACTTGATATAATCCTTGTATATCACCTTCAACTTGTTTAACGTGAAGACCGTGTTGGTCAGCAAAGTCTTTACTATATAAGGCTTGTAATCCATAAGAATTGGCAGAAACTTGTGCTAATTCATTAAGCTTTTGTTCATTTGCAGCTATATCATCTAACATTTGAGTGTAAGTTTCCTTACTTACAGAACCTGCCATATATAAAGCTTCAGCTTGTTTTATTGCTGACTCTGCCCATGTTTTATTCTCTTTCTCTTTAGCTTCTGCTACAGAGTCTGTATACTTCTGAATATTCTTAATTTTGTCTTCATATACAGCCCTCTCTTTCTCTCCATCTAATTCTAATTGATTTAAATAGTCCTCAGAACTAGTCATAGATAATCTTTTTTCAGCTTCTTTACGGTCTTCAATCAGGTCAAGAATTCTAGCTTGAGTTTCCTCAGTCATTTGAATTTCTCCTGTACCTAATTTACTATATATCTCAAGTAATTGTTGAGTATCAGAATCATACACCTGTTTGTAATTATCTCTTGATTTACTGTAACTATCTAAGAATTCATTATATGACTTAGAACCTTCTCCAAATGTCTTTTTAGCATATTCCACAACAGACTTATCCATCTCTGACATATTTTGAGCGATTGTTTGAGCACCTTGATTAGTTTCATCTATCCAAGGTTGAACAAGTGCTTTTACTTCATCTTGTTTAGTCTCAGGAGTAATTTCAGTATTGTTTAAGATATTTTGAATATTTTGTTGCATTTCTTTAAGTCTATTTGCCCAATTTTGAACATTCTCCTCTATTTTAGCGGTTGCATTCTTATAGTTATCAGAGAATTTAATATCGTATTCGTGTCCAAAAAGTTTATCTAGTACATTTGTAGTACCTTTAACCTTCCCTTTTAAATCTTCTGCAACAAAACCTGCTTCACTTAGTTGTTTAGCACCTTCTTCACATTTTTTATTATTGTTATGCCACGCTAAAGCTAAACCTCCAAGTGCAGCTGCTACCCCTACTACTCCCATAGTGACAAGACCTGTAGTACTAGTTAACGCACCCATAACTGTACTTAACATACTTACACTTCCGGTACTACTTGCGGCAGCAGTACCTATTCCTCCTAAAGCAGTTGATGTAGTCGCAGCAGTAGTTGATACCCCTGCCATTTTTAATACCCAATTACCTATCATACCAATACCTGAACCAAAAGCTTTAGTAACTGTTCCAATACCTGTTACAAACTTACCTAATAAAGAAACAGTTCCACCGATAAGTGGGCCTAATATACCTATTTTTAGTATCCAGGATTGAGTACCTTCACTAAGATTACCAAACCATTCTACTAACTCAGACGCTTTGTCTAAGAATTTAGAAATATGAGGTAATAGTTTTTCTCCTAGGGATATACCTAAATCCACCATTTTATTCTTACATATTTGAATTTGACTCGCAGTAGTTTGATAACGTTGTTGCACTTCATTTGTTAAAGCGGAATTTTCTGCCCAAGCACTATTTGCTATGTTTAAAGTATCTGTAAATAAACCATGTGCATTTGTTGCTCTCAAAATAGCGTCCCTTAAACGTACTTCTTCAATACCCATATCAGATAATATTTTAATAGCAGATTCACCTTTTTCTCCACCTTTAGCAAGACCTTCGGTAAACTTAACTATTGCTCCATATGCGTCTGTTTCAAAAGATTGTTTAAATTCACTACCAGTCATTCCACAAACACTTGCAAAATTTTCTAACGAATCTCCCCCATTAGCACACGCTACTTGCATGTTTATCATTAATTTAGAGAATGCGCTACCACCCATTTCAGAAGCTAGACCTAATGATGATAAACCTGCAGATAAAGCTAATATTTGTGCTTGAGTCATACCTACTTGATAACCTGCTGCACCTAATCTACTTGCCATATTCATAATATCAGCTTCTGTAGTTGCGGTGTTATTACCTAAATCAACCAACGTACTACCTAATCGTGATATAGCGTCGTTAAATTCAGGAGTGGCTGTTTTACCTGCATAACCTGTAACGTTCATAAAATGTGCAATTGCAGTTGCTGCTTCTTCTGCTCCAAGGTTTGTAGCGTCTCCTAATTGAGCCATAACCTTTGCAAAACCTACAACAGACTCTTTAGCAACACCCAATTGTGAAGCTATTTCAACTACTGAGGCTATTTGATTCGCACTTGTTGGCATTTCTTTAGCCATCGCACGAATTTGGTCGGACATCACCTTGAATTCTTGTTCAGTTGCGTTTGTTGTTTTCCTTACACCTGCAAACGCAGATTCATAGGAAATAGCTGCAGTCGCAGCTCCTACCGCTATCGCAGTAAAAGGTGCAGATAAACTGGTTATAGTATTACCTAAAGTACCTAAACCTTTACCAACGTTCTGTATTTTAGTCCCGGTATTTTCTAAACTGCTTCCTATATTCACTAACTTATTTCCTATTTGTATAGCAGAGAAGTTATCCATAATATGTTTTGTCTGAGAAATTTCATTATTCAGATTCTGAATCTTTAATTGTAGTTCTTTTATACCATTCTCAGTATTATTAGCAGTTGCTCGGTAACGGTCTAATTGACTCGCAGCTTTTGCATATTGAGTAGTACCTTCTTGACCAGCGGCACTTAACTCATTCATTAATGACTTTTGTCTGGCGATATTCTCATTTGCTTCACTCAATCTAGTTTTGTATGACCTAAGTTGAGTTTGCATATTTTTCATTTTATCGCCCATTTGAGTATAGTGGGTAGTTAATTGTTGCATATTCATAGACATTAACTTACCACTACCGCTGGCTAATTTTATTTGTCTATCTAAGGATTTTATATTATTCTCTAAAGCCCTTATCTGTGCACTTGCATTTTTATCCTGTACCCCAAGGGTAATTAACAGTTCTTCTGACATCTAATTACCTCCTTTCTTAGAGTACTATATCTTAAATACGTCTTTACAACCTATTTTAAAATCTAGTATAGGTAATACAAATGTATACGTACCAACTAAAACATTTTTCTTCATTTCAATAGAGTCTAATATAATATTTGCATATACACAATTCTTTTTAAATGCTAGAATACTCCCATCTTCTATATAAGGAATATAGACTACTTGGTAGGGAAAAGTACCATTAAACTTCTCCTTTATATCTAAGTATTGTTGTAATCCCAATCCTAATATAAAATCTTTATTCTCAAACTTACTATTTTTCAACTCAACTATCTTCTCTACCGTAGCAGTCTTAGTTGCAGAAACAGAAGTAGCTTTTGAATTTAAATAAGTGTAGATAGCTTTATCTAAAGTCTCAGCTAATTCTTGAGTTAATTCTTGAGGGATAATATCATCTAATCCATTTCTTCTAAATACATATTCCCCTAAAACAGTTTTAACACAATCGGTAGTTTGTCTAGTAAAAGTAAATGCAGAACTTCCATCCTTATTAAACACTTCTACATCTCTATCATTAACAACAGTCACATACTTTAAAATACTTGAGAGTACAATAGCGTCATTTAATACTATTTTTCTATAAACCGGTATTAAATCAGTTTTTGATAAATCATTTCTGTATGAAGATATTAATAAGTCAGAAACATTTTTAATATCGCTCATTTGTAATCCTCCTTAATCTAAGACCTTATATGTGGTCTTTTGTTTTCCTTCCTTTTTTAAATTATTTTCTTCTTCGACCTTTTTTCTAGCTTCTTGTTGTTTCTCATTCATAGATGTATAAATATCTATTTGAGCGAAGGTCTTTCTCAAGTCACTTGTCCAAAAGTCATACTCGGAACGTCTTAATATAGTACAGTAATAATATTCAAGCCAATCTAAATCTATATCGTCTCCTTGTTTTGTTTCTGTCGAAGAAGTTTTACTTTTTTTCTGATTTCTTTGGTAAGCCTGCAATTACAAACTCTACAACATCATTTCCACAACCTAATAATATTTCTAATAAATCGTGTCTGTTCAATAACTCTGCTCCTAGTGGAGTATCAGGATTATCTTTATCTCTTACTGTTGCAGTAGCAAAATCGATAATTGCTTGGTCATCCCATTGTCCTAGTAACGCAAAAGATGTCATAAAATTTTTATTATATAAATCCTTATAAACTTTAATTGATAAATTATCAAAAGCTAATAAATATTCTTTATCCCCTATTGTTACAACTTTTTCTCTTCTTCCTATAGCCACTTAAATCAACTCCTATAACTTATAATATTTTCATTGCTATTAATATGATAATTAGTAATTACCTTAAATAGTTAATGACTATTTAAGGTAATAAAAAAATGGGAGGGAATATAAATAAAATCCCTCCCAAACAAATGAAAATATTATAATTAGCTAAGCAGTAGCGTCTGCCACATCAATAAATTGTACAGTCTTAAAGAAGTTGTCCAATTTCTTCTTAGCTTGAGCGTCATCTCCAACTTCATCACTAGCAATTATATAAGAAAGTTTATTATTACTTAATGGAATTGCAGTACCGGAAATTGTAACTCCTTGGAATGATATAGATTCACCCTTAGTTGAACCTCCATTATCATCTCTTGATAATTTACAGTTATAATAAATTATATTTTCATAAGACCCGTCATCAAAAGTTTTTTGAAATAAAATTGCTACTGATTTTTGAGTATCATTAACATTAGATTCCATTTGACCGTTATTATAATTCTTACCTGCTAATTCTGCTTCAATTTTTCTTGATACATTAGAGAATGTCATTGAAATATCAGCATTATTAACTATTTTAACTGCAATATTACAGATATTGTCAGCGTAGTTCTTACCTTCTGCATAAGTTTCAGTTATAGAAATTTCTTCTAAATCTGGAATCTTAACAGGTTTTCCGTAAGATATTAAATCAGCCCCACTTGCTTGAGGAGTAACAGTTAAAACTGCATAATGGCAGTTACATATACCTACAGCCTTCTTACTCATTTACATTATCTTCCTTTCGTATAGAGATTAAAAATTGAATAGGGGTATTAAAGTACCCACTATCCTCTAAATAAGTTGCAGAAGTAAGTGTTCTAACAAATCCATACTTTTCCATATGGTTAATTATTAGGTTCTTGTACCTCTCAACTTGTTTATCTATTAATAAATTTACAGTTACAGTATAATAATCAGACTTACATCCATTATCGCTAAAATATGCTGGTCTACTTGTATAGGAATAAGCCATACAAGGTAAGGATAAATCATGTCTTTGAATATAATAAGATTTTAAATCTATGTCTTCTGACTGTGCTATATCTACTACTTCGGATAAAGCATTTCTTATTGTTTTTTCAATAGTCATTTTTAACCTCCCCATGCAGCCAATATCATTAACTTCAACTTAGCTTTTATTTTAGCCCCCGCACTACCTTTTATAGTGTCTGCAACACTGTTAAACCACATAATATGAATAAATACATACTTACCGTGATATATACCTCCACGACCCCAGTTATGATAACCGTAGTTTTGGAAGTAGGCTCCTTTCCATTGTTCCCAAGGCCCTGTCTTATTACTAAGTCCTACATCAATATAAGCAGATAAATTATTACTTCTTCTATCAGAAACTCCTATGGAACTACGGGCAGCTCCGCTATCTACTGGACAAGCTTCTCTTATAACACCTTTCACATCTTCTGCAACACTATCAAGTGCTTCAATTGCTTTAATGTGGTTGATACGTTCTAATTTGTTTAATAACCTATTAACTCCTGATATAGAAATGTTCATATTAAGACCTCACTCTTTCAAGTGTTAACTCTAAAAACATGTGAACCTCTTGTACATCAGATACTGCAATAATGTTATAATAGTCTTGATTATACTTAACTATCATTTTTTCAGTAACTTGATAGGAGAGTGGAAAACGTATTATTGCTCTCATTCTATGAATATCAATAATACCTTTAGAATCACTTGTTTCATCTACAGTAGTAGTATTAATATTTGCCATTTCTGTAGAAACTAGGATATATTCCTTAGTAGGAATATTATCCTCGTCCACAGTTTCAGCAAGTTTTAAAATTTCAATTTTACTTCTAAATTCATGTGGTTTAAGTTTATATTTTTCAGTATAATATTTGGGTTTAGGTAATTTCATTATCTTTCTTCCACCTTAGATATTCCATTTCTAATTGAATTAAAACAGAAGTTAATGAATGCGGGTCTTCATCAACTTCGTTAAATAAGTTCGTAACTATCATAGTTTGAGCAGTATTGTAAAGGTCATCTATTTGAGGATACTTGTCCACATCTACATAATCTTCATAATCATACCCAACTCCAGTAGAAGCCTTTATTATAGCTTGACTCCTACTAAGTAATCTTCCTATTAATTCATCAGAATCGTTATCTAAAATTCTTAGCCACTCTTTAGCTTGATTAGTAGTAATCATAAAATATTACCACCTCTCTATTCCTTTAAAATAGCTTTAATCAAAGTGTTTTTTGTAGATGTTTTAGTATATTTAATACCCTTATCATCACAAATTGATTTTAATTGAGTATTTGTAAGATTAGCTAACTCTTCTCTATCAAAAGATTGAGTACTTACCTTACTATCATCTTCTGTTGATTCTGTATTCCCACCCGGAGTTTCTACTTGTCCGGAATTATTAGGGAGTAACTTTTATTAATCTGAATGCTGATTTCATTGTGATTCTGTGGTCAACATAAGCAGTAACTACGAATCTTCTTAAACCTGTTAAGATTTCTTTATCACTATCATATTCCATACCTAAGTCATAGTTATAGTGAGAGTATTTGAAGTCCCCAACAATTGGTTGAGTAGCAGCGTCTATAAATTTAACTGGGATACCTAAAACTTCTTCTGGTTTTGCTCCAAATAATGTAGCATTTTGGTTAACTAATTCTTTTATCATCTTGAAGTAATCAACTTTTCTCATAACTAAAACTGCGTTTTGAGCATAGTCTTCTTCTAAATCGCAGATAGCTTCGATTATAGCGTCATACATTGTTTTACCTTCAACTTCTTTTATAGCTTTTTTATTAGCTGTGTTACCATAAACTGCACTACCGATTTCAGCATAGAAAGATACAGGAGCGTCTGCATCGTTAGTATTAGCAGTGTATACAACTTTATCTAATACCATACCTTTTTCTTTCTTAGCAAAACCACTTTGTAAAGCTGCGTTAACAACTTCCATTAAGTTAACATCTTCTCCTCTATATACTGTTTCAGGAATTGCACAGAATACTTTGAATTTATTTCTTTCAAACTTAATTAATGCTGCAGTTGATTTAATTTCTTTTGCAGTTTCAGAGTCAGTTGATAAGAATGCAGGAACACCTGCTCCAGCGTTGTTAATTCCTCCAGCAACACCTGCTCCATCTGCAACATCAAATGAAATCTTAGGTAATTCTAAGTTCATGATTGAAGTAAATCTTGATAATTCTCTGAATTGATTTTTTGCAAATGGTTCATAGATTAAATCATTACTCATGTTAGCTGGTAATAATTTATCACCTCTAGTCATATGAGTTCCACCATCAATTGTAAAGTTACCTTCTACACCTTCATTTTTGAATTTAGTGTAGTCTACAGGTCTACCGTCTAATGCAGCTCTAACTACTTCTGCATTCATTGCAATAATATTGTCCTTTTTAACATCTGACATTTCAGAGTCCTCCTTTAATTTAGCAGTAGCTTGTTCATCAAGCTTTGCAATATCTAACTTTAATTGTTCTATATTATTTTGAACGTCCATTAGTTCTGCAAATTTTTCTGATTTTTGTTCATTTGTAAATCCTGCAGACTTGAACATATTTTTATACTCTTCATTACCTAATTCTAATTTAGCGATTAATTCATCTCTTAAATCGATTAATTCTTGTCTATCCATAACTTTCCATAACCTCCAATTTATTTAATTCTTTTTAAATATTCATCAAAAGCATAAGGGTTAAAATTAAATGGTTCTTCGACCTTGTTTTCGATTTTTTCCTCTACGACATCTTTAACTTCTTCCTTATCGTCTTCGACTTTATCTTCGATACTATTTTCAGTAGTATCTTCAACTATGTTTTCGCTATTATCTTCAGCCTTATCTTCGATAGGTTGTCCTACCTCTTTATTAACTACATCTACTGTAGATAATTTTTCTTCTAAATCTGTTATTTTATCTACTATAGGTTGAAGTGCGTCTAAAATAGCTTTAGCGTCTATATTAACAGTAATATTTACTGGATTTATTTCATTTTCCATAGAAGTTTTTTCCTCCTTTACAGAATTATCGTGATTACTTTCATCTACCCATTCATTTACTTTGTTAGACCATTTATCTAAGTCTATTTTATTTTCAAAGTCTGTACTCTTAGCACATGCAGCTACCTTTAAACTTTCAGTTATTTCATCGCATAACCCGTAGTTTTTAGCTTCTTCCGCAGTTAACCAAGTGTCTCCACTATTGAACATAGCTTGAACATCTTCTTTAGATAGTAATCCACCACTTCTATTGACGTAAGTATTAGTTAAAACTATGTCTATTTTATCTAATACTTCAATCTGTTTTCTCATTTCATCAGCATTTCCAAAACAACCACAACTTGCTCTATGAACCATCATTAAAGCGTTTTCTGGCATAGAAATCTTGTCCCCAGCCATGGCAATCACACTAGCAATTGAACCAGCAAGTCCATCAATCACCACGTTTATGAAACAACCTTTTAACTTTTGTCTTTCTAACATGTTTTTGATTGATATTCCTTCAAAAACACTACCTCCAGGAGAATTTATAAACACATTTAATTGTTTTATATCTCCTAAATCATTAATATCTTTTAAGATACTATCAGCAGAATCTGAATATCCTTCATATGCGTAATCATCAATTATATTGTATAAATATAAATCGGCTTCATTTGAAGTATCCTCCTTTACTGCCAAATCCCAATACTTAGAACTACTCATTTGTTTCTTCACCTCCCTTGGATAATTGTAATTGTTGTTTGCCCTCGGTTTCTGTTTCCGTAGGGGTACTAGTACCTCCAGCACTACTTATCAATTCTCGTATTTGGTCTGTAGGACAAATATCTCTTGATACATAGTATTGGTCTCCTCCATCATAAGGAGGTAAATCTTCCAATGCCCTAATTTCATTAGGACAGAACACTCCATTTCTCACCATATAGTGATAGAAATTTGCTCTATCTTTCATATTTGCTCGAGCATATCCATTCATATTGAACTTAATTTTAATTCCCCTCATTCTATCGGGTTTAGATATGAGTTTCTTAGTAAATTCTTGTTCATACATACGAATTATTGGAAGTAAACAATCTTTCAAATAGAGTAAGTCTTCACCATCAGTTGCTGCACCTGATAACTTACCATGCATATTAAAACATCTTTCTACCCTCTCTATAGTTATCTTTTCTACAGCAGCTATAGTAGGGTCTACATAAGTAGCATTTTTTAAATCTTGTACTTCTTTACCATTATCTACAAAAAGAACTCCATTTTTCTTAAAGTTACCTATCATTGCTTGATACGTTTCTAAATTTTCTTTATTCAACTTACCTTGAACCTTTACCACTAAATTAGGTTTAAGTCCATTTTGCATTTGATTTATAGAAAATTCTTTGATAGAAGTATCATATTGTATTGTATTTCTTAATACATCAAGCGGACTAATTGGAGTATAACCATCTGTAGTTAAGTGGTTAACTGCTATTATCTCGCTTGAATGTATGTATACAGTATCTCCATTGTCATCACTTATTCGATAGTATACCTCTTGAGAATCTTTTTCTAAGACCGGAGTACAAGTATGAGGTTTTAATACATATAGGTAACGTAGTTTTCCGTTGCCAGAATAATCCTTTATCGCATAACCTGCACCATAAGTATTTCTTAGAGTTTCTAAAGTTCTAATAAACTCAAATGTAGTCATATAAGGATTAGGCCCGAAATCGAATAATTCGGCAAGTTTATTTTCAACAGGTTTAAATCTCTTGAAATCTTGGGTAACAGAAATTGGTGCGCTTGCAACACCGTTTGACAACATCGCTATTGCAGAATAAATAGTTTCATTCGTTGCTAAATCCTTATTTAGAAATGAGAAATTACTTATAGTCCAATTTAACGACTGTCTAAAAGGAGTGTGGTAAAGAAAGTTCAGGATTTTAGTTCCTATAAAGTCTATAAAACCCATCACTACTCCTCCTTGTAGCTTTTTGTTCAAAACAAAAAAACAGTCTCGTCATCGAAACTGTTTCCATATATACATTCTATAGAATTGAATTGATTTTTGTTATAAAAAAATTAATGCTTATTTAAGGTGTGTTAAAATCACTCAAATAGCACCACTTATATCCCTTGTGCTTATGACGATTCCTCCTACAACATTGAATTATATTTGAATGATGAAATCCTAATTCCCGTTCCACATCCATTGAGCATTCCCAGGTACGTACATAATTTCCTTCTAAGGTTAACTGAACAATTGGGACAGCTTTGGGATTCTTTCCTCCAGTCCTAGACATACTCATTTTTTGACACGTTTCAGGAGATAGTCTTTTTCCATACTGTGTATTATTTGTACCTCTATTAGCGTCCCCTATTTTCTTCTTAGATTCTTCTGTTAATCTCTCAGCACTTCCACCATAGCTACTATTGTAGCCAACTCGTCTATCATACGTCATTAGTTCTAGTATATAATATTGCTCATAGGTATTTAGTTGACTCTGCTCACATTCTAATAACAAGGTAAAACTGAACGAATTCTCACCGTACTTATTCCACGCCTGTTGTAAATGGGTACTGGAATGATAATTTCCATTTAAACTCCATTTATGGACTTTCCACCTATGTTCCACATCCAATGATTGACCCACATAAATTTTATGATTCACTTCATTTTGTATCATATATATTCCACAAGTCATTAAACCACCTCCTAACTATAATATATAAAACTAATTTAAATTGTTCACTTTTAAATATCTGGACTCCAGAAGAAATCTTCTACATCTCCGAGTATTTCCATTGCTCTACAATGAGCATTCATTAAAGCTGCAACAGGGTCAATTTTATCTTCGGATTTAGCTTTATCTAATAAAATATATTCTTGAGCATTTTGACGAGTAACTGCGTTACCCATTGTCCATGTAAGCAACCCATCGTTATTGTGGTGTAAAGTGTCCTCATAGACACAATCCCTGAACGATTTTGTCGGTTCATTAAGAGTTAGTGCACCTTGACGGATTTCAATACAAACATAACCATCTTCCTCCATACGTTGTATAAATTGAGTGGCGTTATATGGGTCATAAGCTACTTCTAAGAAGTGTACATCATATTCACTTTCAATATGTTTTATATAAGCATATACATCATTATAATCAATGACACTACCACTACATAAAGTAAGTGTTTCCTTGTTAGGGTCTTCATTATTTACCCATATATCAAATGGTATATTATTTCGAGACATTCTTTCTTGGAATTTATCTTCGGGCATAAATGAATGTTGAAATACATAATATTCACTTTCTTTATAAAACTCCATTCCTATAGATGTTAAGTCATTACGTACAGATAAATCTATCCCTAAAATACCATCCATCCCTCTAAAGTCCTCTAAAGTAAATTCTCTTGAAGCTTTGTCCCATTTTTGCATATCCATATAGCCAAATTCTCTCATGTTAACCCATTTATTCATACGTTTTGTTAAGAAGTCTCTCATTTTCTCTGGAGAAATTAAAGCTGCTTTTAAAGCACTTCTAATACCATCCCAACCTTCTTTATAGGTACAAACAATAGGATTAGCTTTCGGCCAGACAGATTCGTCTTTAATATCGTCTCCTTCATCTAATTCACAAATAAGTACAAAGTATTCATCATCATCAATATCAGGATATGCTGGGTTAATAATCTTAGATACCATTTTATATTCAACAGTATAGCAAGGTCTTGATAAATCAAAACCTGCAGTAGTTATAATCAGCATAAGCGGCTCAGGTCTTGCTCCCATACCTGACATAATGACATCATATATTTCACTCGTTACGTGACAATGATATTCATCTACTATACCTAGTGACGGGTTAGTACCATCTCCACTATGTCTTGATTCTCTTGTAAGTGGTTGTATAAAACTTCCATCTCTTTTAAATGTGATTTTACCATAAGAAGTCTTATATTTACCTCTAAGTTTTTCACAACCCCCCAATTGGAATTCTAAGTCTCTGTATAAGTTCTTACTTTGGTCGGATACCCATCCCGCTACATAGCATTCTTGTTGTTCATTGCTATTATAAGCAATATAAGAAGAAATTAAAGCCAATAATTGCGTTTTAGAATTTTTTCTCGCCAATTGTATATAAGCTTTTCTAAATTTCCTTCTTCCGTTATCTTTTCTTTTTAAACATAATAAGTTTCCTACTATAAATAATTGAAATGGGTGTAATTCAATTGGTTTTCCTGCGAGAACTCCTGCTCTATGCTTAAATTGTTTCGCCCATGTATAAAACTTTAATAACTCAATTTCATCAAAAGTATAATTAGGGTCTTCTAAATCTTTTAAAAACCTCTCTACAGCCCATCTGTGTTTATTACAAATAATTATTCTACCGTCAATACATTGATAACAGTAATCTATTAATGTATCATATAACTTAATTGCTTGATTCATTACGTGCTTTGGTATTTCTGACATTATTCATCGCCCCCAAAAAACATATCAAATGGGTCTGACTGTTCTTGTTTTACAGTTTTATCCACTTTAGGTATAACTAGTTTGCACCTATCACTAATAGATAACCCTAACCCACTCGCTTCTTGTTTTACTGCTTTCTGCAATTTATTCACTATATTAACCATACTCTCATATTCATCATTAGCAAAATAACGATTGCCTGTCTTTTTTATAGGTTTTAATTTTTGTAACCCCTCATAAGCACGTTCCCATTCATATTGATATACAACATATCTGCCAAGACAATCTACATCTAAATTAGACATTATTCCTATATCTTGTAATTGTTGACTAATAAATAGGAATCTATCTTTCAAATGTTCGGGGACAAATTCAGGAATCAGAATACAATCAGATTTTGCTTTGATTTCCTCTTTTCTTCGTTTCTCCAGTTCCTCTGATGAAATATGATGTGATTTTCCTTTTGCTAGAATTAAATCTACCGGTTCTTTATTTCTTCCCAATTTTATATTTCCCCTCTCTATAGTTGTTCAAAATTTGTTTTAATTGTGCCTGAGTATTAAGTCTGTCATATTCACTTCTTCGATATAATATATGAACCCCTTTATGACACTCTGTACACAAACAAATTAAGTTATTGTCATCCAAACGTAGACTCCAGTCATCAAGTATTTCTACTATGTGGTGAACGTGTTTAGCTTCCTCGTATATCTCATTATCTAAGCAATTTAAACAAAGAAATCCTTGACTCTCTTTAGTAAGTTGTCTCTTACGTTGCCATTCCCTACTGGAATAAAACCTCTCTTCATCGGATAATTGATAGCCATATTTTTTATTTCGAGCAATACGTCTTTTCGCTTTCTCACTCGCTAATTTATTATCTATAATCTCTTGATGTTCATCGCAGTATAAACCTTGATTTCTATGAAGTACATGACACCCTAAATATTTGCAAGGTTTTAAAGGTCGCTGTGCCATACTACTCACCTCTTTCTATAATCATTTCTGTTACAAAATCTCATATCGTCATAGGGGTCATAATAGCACTTAATCTCTTCGCAATTGTTTTTATAAGGACAGTTTTTACAAAAATTTGGTGATTTTGCACATAAAACCTTCCCCTTATTATCAAACCTGATATTAAGTATTAACCACTTCTTCATTTAAGAATTTCCTCCTATATTGATATGTTCATTTAAATATATTGTATAGTAATATGTTTTCAGAAGTTATGGATAAATTAATGCGAAAAAAAAAGAAGTGGCTAATACCACTTCTTTAATTATCCTATAAAACAACTTCTTGTAATATTTACTTCTTTGAAACCTTTATTTTCTATAAGGTAGTGATATACCTCAGATATATCTCTTATTCCATACACTCTTGGTTTTACTTCTAAACACATTTCTCTAAACTGTTTCTGTGTGTATAGAACATCACTTGCTAATATATATTCATCTTCCCAACCAGATAATTTGTAAAGATACATTATCACAATCACACACCTCCGTTTTAATAATAGACTACTTTCATAGGTACTACACTACCATCAAACATTTTTAATTCTTTAGTAACTGTCTTTTCTCCATCACTAATTTTATCTTTATTATAGTCTAATGTAATATTATCAGCTATTATTGTAGCAATTTCATCTTGATTATTCAACATTATACCTCTATCAAAATCATTGTTGATAAAACCTACTTCTAATAAGGTACTATTGTCTATCTTTCTATTATAATAAGGTGTGGCTTCTGGAGATTTTCTTCTTATTAAACCTAATTTACTCTCCAAATCCTTTAAGATATTATTACTTAAACTCCACTCATTATTAGAATAAGCTTCGCACCCAGTTCCTGGTTTACTGCTATCATTACTATTCGCATGTATGGAAAGATATAACCAATAATCATTATCCTCTGTAAAATTTATTCTGTCCTTTATGGTAGTGGTTTTATCTTTCTCTCTAGTATATAATACAGTAAAACCACGTTCTACTAATTTATCCCCAACTTTCTCAGTAATAGAATTAACAATATCCCTTTCATTCCAATCTTTATAAGTAGCCCCTTTATCTAATTTACTATCATAATGAGCCATGTCAAGTATTACCCTAGGCTTGTCCACTACTTTAGCTTGTACATTAAACCCCCCAAATAAACTTAAACCTAATGTTATTATTAAACTACCTATTAATCTGATGTACCAATGTTTATTTCTAATCAATTCAACCATCCCCCCTATTATTCAATAAAAATTACTTTTACATTATACTTATTTCCTGTGATACTTAGTAACATCCTTTGAATACTATTACTTGCAGACTCCTTTACTTGTCCCATTAAATCTTCCATTTTGACAAGCATATCACATTTAACTTGATATTTCATAGATTCTACTTCTTCAAAAGTATATTTAATGTTTCCCCAAACAAAGAACCCCTTCTCTACTTCACTAAATTGGGTTTCATTCTCAAGTAATTCAACATTCTTAACTGGTTTGCTTATGTATATCGTAATTGTACGAGTATTATCGTTTACAATTACATTATCTTCTGTTATCTTACTTAAATCAATGGAGTATCTACCAATAGCATAAAAATTAATATCTTGTTTTTTATTTCCATACCAATGCTTTTCAGTTTGAGTCACAGGTAATTCAATCTTATTACTTGCAATTACTAAACTAGTTTCTTGATGTAATTCACTTAATATCATTTGTTGATAATCTACCTTAACTGTTCCTTCATCTGTTTGAATTATTTCTGTTTTTACTGTAGGAGGTGTCTTAGATGTTCTTACAGTATAGGTTATTCCTCCAACAGTAACTATAATTAATCCACCAATTAATATTTTCTCGAACTTAGTAGACATCTAATTCCCTCCCACTACTTTTATTAACTATTCTATTAGTCGTCTATTGGTTTTAGTCCTAACTGATACTCTACATCTCTAAACTCGTCTGAATTTCCTAAGTATTCACCATCTCTAAAATATTCAGTAACTTCGCAACTTTCTACTTCAAATTTCTTTAATGCACAATCAATACATAAATATTCACCCTCTACTTCATACGCAGCTACATCATTTTCACAACAATCACATGCAAATTCATGAACCTTACAATATCCTTTATTATTTAAATCATCATCACCTAATAAACATTTTACTAGGTCTACAACACAAACACATTTACCTTTATACCAATAACAATTTTCACAACTCTTTTCTCTCATAATTTTACTCTCGCCTCCCTTTAGATTTTGAATTGCGAGTTACTTACATAACTCGTCATACATTTTATTTAGCTTTTTTATTATCTCTTCTCTAACATCTTTTTGTTTATTAGCTTCTTCTAATTGATTATTATTTTTAAATTCTTTAAATACCGCCCTTTGGTCTAATACTACTAACATAGCTAAATAATTTAATTCCTCTTTATTTAACACTACTCTTCCTCCTTTTCATTATCACCTTTATTTTTTAAACGCAATTCTTTTTTATATTGATAGATTGACATTGCCCAACACTCACAACAACCATCAACTTCATGACAATCACAATCAATTAATTCGTCATAAACCTCATTTGGACAGTTATAAAGTAAAAAATCTAACATGTCTTCAATTTCAGTTAATTTAGGCTTATCCATTTTTAATCCTCCATATACTTCACAATATAGTTGAATTGTGAGTTAATTCTTTATTAAAATTTCTTCAATTTCTTTTAAAGTTTTAGCTTCGCAAATAAATTCTCCACTTTCTTCATTTACACAAACCCAAGCCATAGCCTTTAATAAATAGCTATACTCTTTCCAAAATGCAACTTTATATTTCTTTTCTAATTGCTTTCTTTTTGCCATTTAAAACTCCTTAATTAACTCTCAATAGTTTTGAATTGTGATTTAAATATACTTATTTAAATCCGAACCATCTACGTTGCTAATAATTCTAACATCTGACATCTTATCTTCGTGTAAATAACCTTCTTCATCTTTCCAAATAACATAGTTATTAAGAAAACCTCTTTTTATTTGTACTAATTCACCTGTTTTTGTTATTAAACTTCTTTCATCTGTTATTGGGTCTGGGTATGACAACTTATTTATTTGTACTATCATTTTATATCCTCCACTTATTTCGCAATATTTTTAAATTGTTCATTACTCTTCGTTTAGTCCATCCTCGTATGCATCTAAAACTTCTTGTTGTAACTCAACTATCTTTCGATTTAATTCAGTTATTATATTTCCTTTTAATCTCATAATTGTTATAGCTGAATCTAATAAATCATTTGCTTCACTTGTTTCATCTTCATAGTTTTCCCAAAACTTTTCTTCAATTTTTTTAGTTTTTTGGATTATAGCCTTTAATTTTAAATCATTCATTTTACAACTCCCATTCACTCACAATATTTTTGAATTACGAATTACTTTACCTCTATAACTTCATCATCTATAATCTTATAGCAACTAGGTTCTAATTTATGTTTCTTATGCCATTGATAAAAAACTTCGTTTAATTGTTCATCTAATTCTTTGAATTCTTCTCTGGTTAAATTATCTAAATATACTTCCGCTGATTCTCCTACTTCATCATATAGTTGCTCTTGTGCTTTTTCTAAGAGCCAATCAGTGTCTATATCAGGAATTCCACAAGGGATAACTCTACCTATCCTAAAAGATTTCAAACCCTCTTCCTTTGCATATTTCATACCCTCTTTAATAGCTTCCTCTCTACTGTTACAATCTATATCTGAACTCCATATTTCACAATCAGTCTCTGTTAATTCTACTGTCCATTCCTCTTTCATAATATTAAATTTCTCCTTAATTTATTTTTCTTCCAATTTTTCTATTTCTATTGAATTAATAGTATCTTTAAATATAATTACCTCATTATTTCTATTTCCCCCTAATTCAATTAAATCTATATAACGTAAATCATTTTTAAATTCTTTAAGTTCATCTTCGGTCATTGCTTTTACATAATAATAACCATTATTCAATGTAATTTTAACTTCATACATTTTACAACCTCCTTATTTTAATTTATTCCTCCTTAATACAACTTTCTTCAAATATTGTATTTAAATCCTTGTGTAATAATAATAAATTATTATCACTTAATTTTTGTAAATTTTCTAGCATTAATATAATTTCATCATCAGTTAATGTATTTACATCAAATCCAGTTATTACTGACATATATGTTAATATATCAATACATAAAACTTTTCTATTTTCTCCCATAATTTTATTCTTACCTTCCGTTAGATTTTGAACTCATTGTTAACCAATATAGTTAATATGATTAATCTCTTCTTCTGTCATAGATACGTATTTTTTATGACCTTCTAATGCTTCTTCCTCTGTTTCATAGCCCTCTGCTACTCTCCAAACAAATTCACCTTCAAATGCTATAGCAGTTTCGTATTTTCCGTACCATGCCATGAAGCTTGGTTCTATTGTGGATATAATATACCCATCTTCCCTTTTAGTGAAGCCTATCCTATTCTTATTTATCATATTTACCTTCCTTATCTATTTCATAATATTTTTTTTGAATTGCGAATTAGAACATATTCCTGCAATTTGATTTTTTAATTCTTCTTCCAGTTTCTCCGTACTCTGCTAAGAACCAACTATTAAATGATGAACCATCTTCAAATTTACAATCATAAGAGTTTAAATAATCAACCATTTCATTAAATCTCTCATTAAAATACTCTTCCATTTCCCAACCAACTTTACTTCCACTAGGACTAATAAAGAAAGAATAATATTGATTCATTCCAGTACCAACTATATTTGATACCATATTCACCTCATTTCCTTCATTATCAACTGCAAATAATTCCTTTGCTTTTTTATAAGCATTATCAAAATGATAACCTTCACCTGTCACAACTATTGTTTTATGCTCAAAATATCCCATATTTTTTACCTCCTCAATATATTTGAATTGTTCATTATTTAACCTCAACCACTATATTTATTGCTTCTCTATAAAAACCATCAACCCATATATCTTTAACTCCAATAACTCTACAATCCCCATATTCACTTTGCCAACATTCATTGTTTAATATCTCCCACTCCATACACACATCATCTATGTTCCCTGGTTTACTTTCATCTTTTTGTATATCATTTCATGTCCACCTTTAATTGGTTTCCATAACCTCACTAAAGAATTATTACACACAAAACTGCTTATAAAATCTCTTAATTTCATTTTATTTCCCCACTTTCAAATTTCATCTAACAAACAATAATTTCAAATTGTTCACTACTTGAATACTATTAAGCAACAAGATATTATCATCATGATTATTGCAATTCTTCTCCACATTCTCAAATCATATTTAATAGTATCAATTTTCTTTTCTATATCTTTTATTGCTTCTATATCAGAAGAAGCTACATCTGAGGCAATAGTATAATAATTGTCGCCCATTATTTTTTTAACTAATAGATTAAAATTATATCGTAGATTTTCATATCGCTTTTTATCAATATTATCCATTCTTATTACTCTACCTCCTAAATTCTATTAAAATTGTGTGTGTAAATAGTACATTTACACACATCCCTATCTTTTAATTAAAAATCAAACTCCCAAGTATAAAATTTCATTAAATCTTCTTTAAATTCTTCCAATGCTTTTACTGCTATTTCATGTGATGTAAAATATATAGTATTAGATACATCGTATCCATAATCCCAGTCAACCATTAGTTCATTAGATTGACTGAATAATGTAATATAATATTTTTTAGAACCTGCACTCCTATTAACAGCTCTCGCATTATTCTCCCAAGCAAATCTGTCTAATTTTCTCATTAAATTTTCTTTAAAGGCTACATATTCAGCATAATCTTTATTGTTGAAATAATTTAAAGCGTTGAATAGTTTATTATCAGTATCATCATTTAATTCTTGGAAAAACTGAACACTTCCATGTGTATTTATAATATAATATCGTCCCCCTTTATCTACTCGTTCATAAGGGTTTTCACTCTTCTTAATTTCCTCAAAATCCATTTCTAACAATTTAGTTATTGAGATATTTTCATTTCTTAGATAAGTATTGCTTTCAATATCTACTAAGTCTCCGTCTTTTACTGTGAATATTTTATTATTATACTTATATCTCTTACCCTCTGTCTTTAAATCTAATTCTGTTATTTTCATAACTATTTCACCTCTATTTATATTTGAATTTATTAATTATTTTCTTTTTGCTCTTCTTTCTTCTAAAGATAGCATAGATAATGACATATATAATCCATCTGCAAAGCGTTTGTATTTATAATATTCTTTACTTCCTAATTCATAGTTATCAGCTCGGTCTCGATACGTATCTGCCATCGCAATAACTTTGTCGTACCAATTGTTCAACATTTCATCATAATTAATATCAGCCATAATTTATTACTCCTTTTACTCTAATTAATTATTCTATTAAAATTTATATACTTCCTTAACTAAAAATCAAACTTCCAGGTATATAGCTTTATTAAATCATCTTTGAATTTTTCTAATGCTTTTTCGGCTACTCTTCTTGATGTAAAAAATATATTATTTGATTTACATGATATATTCCAATAAACTACTAAGTTTTTAATGTCAATATCAAATGTAATATAATATTTTTTAGAGTTACGTTCCCAATTAATAACTCTCGCATTATGCTCCCAAGCAAACTTATCTAGGTTTCTCATTAAATTTTCTTTAAATGCAACATAGTCAGCATAATTTTTGTTATTGAAATAATTTAGACTGTTGAATTTAATATTATCGTAATAGTCATCTAAATTTTGAACATAATCAACTCCTCCTTGGTCATTTACAAAATAGTACCTTTCATTAATGTTAACTCGTTCATAAGGATTTTCTGTTTTCTTAACTTCTTCAAAGTCAAATTTTAACAAATCAGCCATACTAAAACTACTTGTTGTAGCTACTAAGTTGCCATATTTTACTGTAAAAGTTTCATTTACATCCTCACAAAAATATTTTTTACCATTTACGCTTAAATCAATATCTACTAGTTTCATTGTATTATATTCTCCTCTCTTAACTACTAACTAAATTGGATAATTACAATTATACCAACTGTTAAAATAATAGAAATTAAAATTATCATTTCGATTATAAATAGTAGTTTCTTTATAGTAACCACTGAGATTAAATCTTTTTCAGCTAGCACTACACTCATCACCATTAAAGCTAACATACCAAATATAAATAAAGTTAACTGTACCATATTAAATCCTCCTCTTAAAATAGTTTACGTTGTCTTCTTTTGTGATGTGTATTGCTTCTTTGAACTGTAGAATTTTCTTCAACTACATTTTCTTTGGTTGACTCAGAACTTTTTTCTAAATTTTCAACACAAAGGGGACAAAAGGAATTACCTTTGTCATCTTTGTATATTATATTTGTAGGTTTTTTACAATTCTTACACCAAAATTGTTTTAAATCACTATTATAAGTAAAACCTTCTATCCTCCTCATATACTAAACACCTCACTCTTCCTTATTAGTTACTAGTTCTCCGTTTTCTAATAACGTAAAAGATGTTGATGAAGACGGTCTATCTATAAAAGATATAGTATCTATAGTCTCTCCACAATGAGGACATATACAAGGAGAAAAACAATTATCAATCCAGAAATTTTGAGCAGTTCTTGGGGTATAGGTCACTTCAAAATTATATCCACACTTATCACATACAGGCACAAATTTAATTCCCATTTTCTTCTTCCTCCCCATCTTCTTTATATAGTTTTGCATAATTCCATGGTACTAATTCACGATAGTTATAACTAAAACTTGTAGTTCCATTAGCAAAAGTGTAAATTTTACCATCTTCAAATTTTGCAAAATAACGTTTATACCATTTTTCGTTATCAAAACTAACTAGAATTTTTGTATCAACTGCAACTTTGCTCCAATCTACACCATACACTTTTTTAAATTCTAAATCAAATATTTCTGTTAAAGTATAAAAATTAGCTATAAAATCCCATTCACTAGTTAAGTCGCATTCGTTAGTTAAGTCGCCTTTATCATTGTATTTAACAACTTTCCATTTTTTATTATTGTTATCTACCACATAGTCTCCATCATTACATTTTTCAAACACTTCTTTAATATCCACTATAAAACCTCCCCCTCTCATTTAATCTTTATACTTATAGTATAAGAAATGAGTTAATTTTGTTCACTCTTGTATTCAATAAATTTCATTTTTTCTTCCTCCTATAAATTAATTGTCTTAGTCGATTATCATCGATTCCATATTTCTTACAAACATCTTTTCGACTAGTACCCTTTTCTAACTCTTGTAGAATTACATCATTTCTAGTTTTCAGCTCTTTAGTTATAGCGTTCAATCGTAAAATTAAGTCTTCATAAGAAAGTTTCTCAGCATTAAACCCTCTAAGTTGTTCTCTAAAATTAGCCACTAATTTCACCTCCTCTTTAATTGTTATCCGTAATGTTAGCCCTAATGAAAATGACCTATTTTTGAGATATTTTCCGTTACTACTAACACCAAATATCTTAACTTTATCTCCTCTATACTTCATTATATATAACCAGGTCTCAAAATGTTCACTATGATTTTTTCTTATTATAGGTACATCTATCCTTACATTATCCAACTATATAGTACAGTAGTTTTACCTCAACACTACTACCCTACTACCACCTTGCTACCGCATACCTACAGCCCCTCTAGTTCCCTCGTAGTGAGGTTTTACGTAATGTAGTGATAAACTTATTACCTCAAACAAAAATTCGACATTCGACCTCTCAGCGACTTTTTAAACGGAACTTTCTGTGAGAATAAGGGCGGCCGGCATCGTCCCCTTCGAGG